ACACACGCCTCCTCCTCCTAAAGTACCGTTTATTTTTAATAAGTTCATTAGCCATCTTCAAGGAGCTGGAGTAAATGTAGTGCAGCAAGGATCTAAATTTCACATAAAGCCTCAAACAGATAAAGACATTGTCGCACTCTCTCACGGCGAAATTAAAGAGCCTCTCAGCTACAAACTAAAGAAGGATAACCTTATCCCAGAAGACGGAGGCCTGTTTGATCCTACAGTAGTAGGTATCCACGGTGATCAGTATAACCACATAGCTTTACATCATAGAATTCCGAATCCTATGTCTGAGGAGCCCCTCAGAAAGCTGCTGAAGATGACCAAGGCCTCCTATGATGAAGCTGTCTCTTCTGGAGAGCTCGAAAAGAAACTCAAGTCTATCAATATAGACTCAAAAATTGAGGAGCTTAAAAAGTTTATCGCTTCTCAACGCAAGTCAGGCAGAGACGATGCAGTAAAAGCTTTAAGTTTTTTGACCATGTTAAAATCTAATGGGCTTACTCTAGATGACATGCTGTTGTCTAAAGTTCCTGTTATTCCTGCGCAGTACAGACCAGTTATGGCTCAAGGTGATCAGGTGCTTACCGCAGACATCAACGAACTGTATAAAGACCTCATGTTGGTCAACAGGTCTCTTGGGGAAGCTAAAGATCTTGAAGATGTCGACCCCGCACATATTCAAGCAGCTAAACGACAGATATACAATGGAGTAAAAGCTGTGTACGGACTTGGGGAGCCTATTCAGCAAAAGAGTGTAGAAAAAAGCTATAAAGGATTGCTCGCATCTGCTCTCGGGTTGCAAGGAGGATCTGCCAAGGAAAGTATGTTTCAGGCAAAAGTTGTCAACAAGCCTATCGACCTTGTTGGTCGCGCTGTACTGCTGCCTGACTCTAACTTGGAGCTAAATCAATCCAGCATTCCTCAAAGCGTAGCATGGAGTATTTTCTCTCCTTTTGTCATCCGTAGACTTGTGAGACAAGGTGTACCAGCAACAAAAGCTAGAGAGTATTTGGATAACAAGCATCCACTAGCCTTGGCTGCTCTCCACGAAGAAATGGCAGATCGCCCAGGCATCGTTACAAGAGATCCTCAACTCTCGAAATACAACTTTCAAGGGATGTATCTAAAAATGAACCCTGATCCTAAGGATTTCAGTATAAAACTAAATCCCCTGGTGTTTAAAGGTTATGGCGGAGACAGCGACGGAGACCAGTTAAACGTGCAGTTACCTGCCTCAGAAGAAGCCAAAGAAGAGGTTAAAGAAAAGCTACTTCCTGAAAAAAATCTAATATATCATCGGACATTTAGCCCGATATACACCCCTTCTAATGAAGCAGCCACAGGCTTGTTTGCAGCCTCCTTTGAAGACAAAAAGAATACGCCAGTTAAGTATAACTCTGCTGACGAAGTTGTGCGTGACTTTATTGCAGGCAAGCTCGACATTGGTGATCGCGTAGACCTACCTTAAATACTCTTTATTATTATATTCTTTTAAGCTATGCTTGATGAACAATTATGGTTAACCTTGAGCGACGAAGATAAGATTGAGGAAATTCAAACTTGTTTAGACCAATTACTAGCAATAGACCACGGACAACACGAATTTTACGGCTCCAACTTACAAGGACGCTTGGTAGCTGTTAAGAAAGAGCTTCAAGATAGACTTTTTAACATTATAGATATAGAAAACGCCATATAGTATGAAAATCGCTGAATTACTTGAAAACTACCGAAACTTAGACAAAGGAGCAAAGCCTGCGAAGTTTAAAGCAGCTTCACAGAAGATTGCTTTTGTCCCTAATCCAGAAATAGCCGCACAGCAACAGCAGCAACAGGCCGCCGCGCAGCAACCCGCCCCTCCTCAAGGAGCCCCTCAGCAGCAACAGATGCCTCCCCAACAACCGATGCCACCACAAGGCGCTCCTCCCGATCAGCAGGCAATGCCTCCTCAAGGCCCTCCACAGCAACCAATGCCACCACAAGGAGGCGCACCTCAACAACAGCAGATGTCCCCTCTTCTGCAAGAGCTCATGATGGCTGTACAGCAGCTACCACCTGAAATACAACAGCAAGTAATGCCGTTAATTCAGCAAATCATGAGCATGCCACCAGAGCAGAGCGAGCAATACCTACAGTCCCTACTTCAACAGATGACAGCTATCCAGCAAGGACAAGGGGCACCTCAGCAACCAGGAATGGAAGCACAGGCCCAAGAAATGATGCTTGGTGGAGAACTTTCTCCTGAAGCCTATGCAGAACAACCAGCGCAAGATGAAGCTTCGCAAGAGGCCGAGAATGCTGAAGCTTCGGCAATTGAAGCTAAAAACGAATTAGATAATGTTCGAGTGAGTTTGACTGTGCGCGAGCTGTTAGACTTGATAGGTAAAGGGTCAGCCACAGCTTCTTTGCTGAAAGTTAAACAATTAGCTGACTCCCATAAGCAGAAAATGGAGCAAATTAAACAAAAAACCGAAGCAGATCAAACTCAGAAAGCTCAACAGCAGGCTGATCAGCAAACCTCAATGATGGGTGGAGGCATTTATCCTTCACCTATGGATGCTGGGGCCGCCCAATAAGTGTATGGGAGACTTCACAAAACTAGCAGCCTACTTAGAGTCTTTCGATAAAGACTCTCCAGGCTATGACACGGCATGCTTCATAAAAATGAAGATCGCTCAAGATTTGCAAGACTCCTCCACCGTCAACAACGGAGATGCAGAAGAACTTGAGGACAACGACATCACCATGGCTACTCCTGAGCAGCAAGCTCAGAATAATGTCGAGGGAAAGGAAATGGCTGGAGCTTTTGCTGAGTTTGATGTTTTGAATAAACTCAAAGAAGAGAAGGAAGAGGTACGTATGCCTGACAAAAAAGACTCTGCAGGTAACACCGGACTAGATGTCTCCACAGAGGAAGCTTTTGGAGATAACGTACAAAACCAAAAGCAAGCTTCGCTGTATTCTGTCCTCTTGAATAGACTTAAAAAATAATGGCTACCACAACAGTAGGGCGGGTAGTATTGAAGTTTTTTACTCCTGCACAATTCCATCATTTAATCGAAGATGCGGTGCTCGATAAAAAAGGCATCGCCAAGCTTTTTGCGGAGCTTGCCGAAAAAGCCCCTAACGAGTATTCAAAAATTGTATCTGACCTTACTCGCGCAGGTTTCGAGATCGCTACTAGACAAGGCACTTCTCTTACTTTAAGCGATCTGGTTTCGCCTGTAGACAAGGATAAACTATGGGATGAGTTTGAAACTTTCAAAACAGCCGTAGAGGCCGGTAAAGAGCATAAATCTGTTAAAGACCATAAAATTTTTGAAAAGTACAACACGATGATGTCAAACATCGAAAAAGAGATTTTGGCTAAAGGCTTAGCCAACAATCAGTCTTTGGCCAAGATTGTACTCGCAGGGTCTAGAGGTTCTCCAGCTCAGTACAGAGGCACGATAGCTACACAGGGTGTGGTTGTTGACGCTGAAGGGAAACCTAAGATGGATATTCCAATTAAAAGTTCTTATGCTGAAGGATTGTCTCTCCCTGAATATCTCACCACTTCATTTGGTACACGATCCGGTGAAGTTTTAAAAAAAATCTCAGTAGCGCAAGGAGGCTATGGAAGCAAACAGTTTGCTCGAGCACTAATGCCTCTTCAAGTTGTAGAGGCTGACTGCGAAACCCTGAACGGTATAGACGTATCCATTGAAGACAGAGAGTCCGTTGGCGCTTTTTTAGCTAAAGCTGTAGGTAGCTATAATCGCAATAACGAGGTTACTTTAAAAATGCTGAATGATTTGCATCACAAAGGAATCAAGCAAATCAATATTAGGTCATCGATGACTTGTCAGTCGAATAAAAAGCACCACTCAGGAGGGCTTTGCCAGATGTGTGTAGGCAAGAGAGAAAAGGGTATGGCAGCCATGGATAGCTACATCGGACTCGTTGCAGGTACAGCCGTAGCAGAACCTCTCACGGAGAGCGCGATGAAAGCCCGTCACTCAGGAGGAGCGGCCACCAGTCTTGGAGGGCAGCAAGGGTTTAAATTAATTAACCAGCTTGCAAATATTCCCAAAACCTTCGTAGGCAAAGCCCCACTAGCTCAAGAAGACGGTATTGTCACAAAGCTTACTCCAGCAGATGCAGGAGGGCATTTCATTTCCGTTAATGACGAAGAGCACTATATAGGCATGGACCAAACCCCCAAAGTGACACTCGGGGAGCGCGTAGAGCAGGGGCAGGCATTAAGCACAGGACTAGTTGATCCTCGTGAAGTGGTACAGTATCGAGGAATAGGCGACGGTAGAAAATATTACATGGAGGCCATGAAAAAAGCCTTTGATGATAGTGGCCTGCCTGTAAACAGACGAAATTTTGAGCTGATAGCCAAAGCAGCTATCGACCACGTAAAAATTACCGATCCTGAAGGCATAGGAAACTACCTACCTGACCAGGTAGTAAGTTATTCAGCTATTGAAAAAGATTATCAGCCCAGGGCATCTGCTAAGATGATGCGCACTGATCTAGCTTATGGAAAATACTTAGAAGAGCCTAAGCTGCATTATTCCATTGGAACTAAAGTAACCTCGGCGGTAATAAAACATTTAAAAGAACATGAAGTGGAGGCTGTGCTAGTACATGAGCAGCACCCCAAATTCGAGCCTGTAATGGTGCGTCTTGTAGATGTACCTGAACACCACGACGACTGGATGCATGTATTAAATAGTACTAACCTAGCCAAAAGGTTTGTTAATATGGTAAATAAAGGAGCTACGTCTGACACGCAAGGCTCTAGCCCTATACCAGGCCTTGCTTATGGCGTTGGCTTTGGTAAAAAGGATTAATTTGCATAGCTGAGATGGTTCTTGATATACAAGTAAAAAATTTATAAAATTAAACGAACACGACACTTTACTATGCGCAACTCTACTTTACCGAAATACGCCGCAGACGACCAGATCGAGGGAGCTTTTTTTCAATTAGCCTATCAGAGGCTGCAAGATACCCTTAAAAACCTCATCCCATATTTGGTCGGGTTTGAGATTGTTAAAAAGAATGAAGACAACACCAAGGCTTTAGGTGTCTTCGGTTTTCGCTCTCAGTCAGGACAAATTTTGTTTGTTCCTGCATTTTTTATTAACGGCAAGGTAAAGAATCTTGATCTTCTGTATAGCAAGAACAACGAGCAGTTCTACCCGCTGAATGAAGACTTCGCTGAGATGTTCATTAAAGATGAGCTCTTAGGCTTAGGAGAAAACTCAAAGCAGCAAAGAGCTGATATTATGCGCGACGCCACTCAAGGCGACTACCGCCAAATGAGTGTTCCTCCTCGTACAGGACGCTACGCGATTGCTTCAGTTATAGACTACGTAAAAGATGGAGATAACTTAACAAAGCAGGCATTCACTAATTTGATTGAGGAAAATGCAGACTTTTGTGAGTCTGTCCTTCGTTTTTATCCTATAGAAAAAGTGGCGGAAGCTATTAAGCTCGAGGATGGCGACAAGTACCGCAAAGGCGATAAAGGGGCTAAAAAAATTGACTTAGTTAAAGTCGTTAAGCCTACAGATAAAGATGAAGTAAAGAAACTTACCGATCACGATAAGCAAACGCTGCTCACCCAAGGTTACGTTATTGTTGATGACCGCGAGGAAGGACAAAAGTCTTCTTACGGAGCTGTGGACTATATCAAGAAGTTCACCAATCCTACCGAATCCGGCTTCTACTCTTACATCACAAAGCTTGGAGGCTTACGCTACGGCTTGCTAATCGTGCGTCCTAAGCAGCTGCAGCAAGACTTCGCTACGGATGATACACTTGTAATTGATTTGGACAGTAAAGAGGGAAACACTTACGTACGCGACCATAAGCAGGTCTTTATTAAAGATCAGATCAGAGTACAAGACTACTCAATCGTACACAAGATGATGGTTGACCCGGCAGAAGCCCGCCCAGGATATTCTAATGTTTATATTCTGATTAATGAGAATCTTAAGGCTACGCAACCCTTCCGGATTAATGCTAATTTTAAAGATGCCTCAGGTATTCGTCGTATTAGCGTAGAGCCTTGCACAGAGTATTGCGGGTGTGATTCCTATCGTTCTGGTCCAAAAGATCGTCCAGGAAGCATTCATGATCTGCCTCGCGGCAATTTCTATGAACACCCTAAAAAATTGAGCGAGATCATGCTTGTCATGACCAAGAAGCAAGGAGACCGCTTTGAGTACAAAGACAAATCTCTCTATGTCCCAGGCGGGTTTAAACTGCTCAAAATCAATCCTACAAAGCAGCATTTTGGAGAAACTTGGTATCCTTCTGACGGGTTATCTAAAAAAGATAAGGAAGACCAAGACAAGCGCAAGAGAGACCAGGAAGCAGAGAAAGAAAAGTACTTGAGAGGAGAACCAGGCTCTCCAAGCACTCTTCACGGTATTTTACGCGACAAGAATATTCTGCCGATGAATGTGCATACAAACGGCAGCGAATATTTTGTAGATATCAACGGAGCTAAAAAGAAGTACGATGACCCTCTCCAAGCAAAGATCGCTATGGTTGTTGACTTGGGGCTAGACCAGAAGGTTGCCTCAGAGCTGCTCGACTCTTTGGTTCCGGGTTTTACAAAGAAAGGCCATATCAAACTAGCGTACACCGGAGACATCTATCCCCAGCCTTTTGAAGAGCAGCCCTATGTTAATGAGTTCGGTCAAAATACCTATGTTGGGGTAGGGCAGGAAAACACGCTACCTACTATGGATAGCTACACAGGCAATCCTACAAGACAAGACCTAGGGACCATGCCAGAGATCAAGGGGGTTGATCCTAAGTATGTGCAACAAGCGATTGAGTTGGCTCAGAACGGGCAAAAAGAAATCTTTGATACTCATATGATCGGAGCATTGGCTAAGTACGTGGGTGTTGGGGATAAAATTGCCGAATACCTTCCTTCGCTAGTCGAATCCATGGACCGTCTCGGGCGTATTTTGTTTTTGCTTCACTGGGAAACAGATAAATTCAAGGAAATGTATGGTCGTGGAGACCTGCCTGCTTTAGTAGAGCTTGTCACTAACGTGTTTAAAAATACCGGAGACCTGGTTATCTTCTTGAAGAGGAAGTCGCCAGAGTTATCCATCAACATGACAAAGGCAGATAACTTAGATTTATAATCTAGTCCTATGCCTGACGAAGATCAATCTAGCTCCTACCTGGAAAGGTTGGCTGCTTTAGACTTACTACGTGAGAACATTCTTTTTTCTCAGCCTAGTAAGCTGAATATCTCAAATTCTTTGGAAGACCTGCCTGGCGTGTTTAGATCAGCTGCCCCGCTAACCAAAAACATTGTTCCTTCTGCAGCCATTATTTCAAAAGATCCAGAAGAGCGCCAAAAACAGATTAACGACGCTATAAAGAAAATAAAGGCTTCCAAGAAGTCTAGTAAATCCTTAGGAGACGAAATAACTCATAATGTGTATAACTTAGGAGTTAAGGCATTACCTCTCAGCTTTTTACTTAGCTCTGCCTTTCATATAGCCTCTCCTAGAAACCCATTTTTCAATGGGACTCTTAGATCTCCTATAACCCCTATTAAAAATATTAAAAAACTTTTAGATAGTCCTCGCTACAGAGGCTACCTAGCCAGAAGCGCAGCAAAAGATTCTTTAATAGGTGCAGGGATGGGAGCAGCAGCAGGCGCTATTTATCCCATAGTTTCAAACAAGGTGGACCCTTCAGATAAGGCGCTTGAGGAGGCCGCCACAATAATGCAAAACGAGCCTTTGCTTACTAGCTTACCTCCGGCAGAAGCCCTTAGCGCGATGCGCAACGGACCCAGTTCTGAGCCTATAAATAAATTAAAAAATGTTGCAATAGGTGCCGGTACTGGCTTAGGCTTTGGAGCGTTAGGATCCTTGTCATCGACAGGAATAAAAGCTTTAGGATATGGTGCAAGTAATCTGTATCGTAAGCTGACTGGGCAAGAATTAAATAAAAACGTCTTAAAAAGGCTTTCGTCAGGACTACTAAAAGATCTCAAAGTCACTTTACCTCTTGGTGCAGGATTGGGGGCCGTTTCTGGCTTAGCTACTAAAAATTTAAGTGATTATGACCAGCAAAAAACTGACACCGATCAGACTTAACCAGATAGGGTCTTTTTATAACTTTCCGAATTGGCGGTATCTTATCTATCTTGAACCTGAAAGAGCAAACCTGGCGCACTGTAGAGATAAACCCAAAGATGGAAATGCCCGTCTACGACGGTATATATCACAGGCAGCACAGTCACCGACGGTATCCTTTTCCTTTTCTCCTTTTTTTAGTAGAGTTTTATTGCGGTTAAGTCTAGCGCAGCGAGACCTGCTGTATAAGCTGTTCAATAAAAAACTCAAAGCTCAAGGAGACCGGAAAATTTTTGTACCAGTTTACTCTGAGGCTGTAGGTGTTTGGAATGCTAAGTATATAGCACTAATAACAGACAAGCCCCTACGTAATTTTCTATACCATATCGCACACATAAAGCACTCAGCAGACTATGACTTTGCAGTCAGGTTTAGAAATTCCACAGAGCACCAAAGAACTTTTTGTGTTATAGGCTATTGTATTTTTGCCGGGCTATCTGACGGGGTTATAGCTTATCGCCACAAGTTAAGGCTAGGGCAAGTAAGAGCCATTCGTGAGCTCTTCTTTGATTTTACTAATGCACCGACGGATGCGGTAGCCAGGGCAGCGTATTTTACTCAGCTCACAGATAATCAAATCATAAGCGACGTTGATCGCAGATACTTTAAGATCATAGGCTCTCTTGGTGAGCTAGGACTTAAAGCCGACGCCGACCCTACTAGCCTGACCCTTGAAGAGAAAGAGAGGCTTCACACTTATCTAGCAGACTCTATGCTTGATAATGTGACCTCCTTGTATTTCTCAATAGAGGATAAAAAAGACGCTGTAGCTTACAATGCAGTAATCAACAACCTTGCCTCTTTTCTTATAAAGAAAGAAGAGATTGGCTATTACCGTGCCAAGGTAAAGCATTTAGATGCATCTACCGCGAGAATAGTTAATGAGCGCACAAACTACGACACAGGGATGCAGGAAGAAGATGTACTGGCGATGGAATTGATATCTAAGCTTGCTCTTAAAGAAAACGCTTTACCCGAATATAAAGTAATTACGCAATTGAATTAACCTGCAAAACCTGCTATAAATATAAAAATTATATATGGAAGAGCCTAACATTCTCATCAAAACAGCCCTCTCAGATGCAGTTCAGCAGGTGAACTCAGGCGTATCTCCTACCGCAGCGCTTAAAAAAGTTGCTACCGATTTGGATCTGAATCCCAACTATATCCAGCGTACAGGAGAAGCCTTGAACGTTGCATTACACTATAAACATTTTAAGACAGCCTCCGACAGATCTATTGACTTTGAGATTGCCGATATTCCCAAAGCTATTGAGGACGTTTTTTCTTCTCGCACTAAAACAGCAGCAGAACAGACCTCAGAGTATTTTTCATCCATAGACGCTAACGAACCTGTTTTCAATTACAACCGGATGTTAAGCAATCCAGTGTATAAGCAGGCTTTCATGGAAATTTCTTCGGCTCCTGAAACACATGACAGCTTTGCTACCACACTAAAAACAGTTTACGAAAAGTCTGCGAACTATATTCAGAAGCTTGCAAAGCAGGCAGACGAAGCCGAAGTGCATAAGACTGCAGCGGAGCTGGATTTAAATCAGTCTTTTTCAGCTTTGTGTGATGAGTTTAAGAAAGATGCGGCTTACCGAACATCTTTTGAAGAATTTGAATCGCAAGTTTTCTCAAAGCACGGAAGCGCTGCAGTAGAGTATCTCGACCTTATTCATAAAACCGCAGGACTTGTTGACGACAGAGGAGTGCATGACTCTAAGTATATTATGTTTAACCCCTGCAAAGAAGCCTCTCTGTTTGACTCGCTGATGGCTTCAGCTGAGCGAATGGTAGCAACAGAGAAGACCGCACAAGAAGCCCAGCAAAACCTAGCCTTCGAAAATTCCTTTTTGAAAGAGTGCAACACCCTACTGGGCAAGACAGCAGAAAAAAAAGAAGAATCTCCTGAGCGCGAAAAAGCAGAAGAGACTTCTGATGAGAAATCTGAAGATACCGGCGAAGAGAACCTTGAAGAGCAGGACCCTGTTATGGCGGCGGTTAAAAAAAAAGCCTCAGACGCTAGCTTCAGCGTAGCTCCGAAATATGACAAAGACCCTGTGCTTGCTGAATGTATGGAGAAAGAAGCTTTTTTGGGGTCTCTAACGAATATGATGAGCAGTCTGATAGCAGAACCAGTGCAAGCAGCTTTTACCCATTCTTTTAAAGGCTCTCCGCAGACTTCTCCTGGAATACGACCCAATCTTACTTTAGATAATATGGAGCGTAGGCTTTTGCTACAAGAGCTTATGCTGACAGACCCGATCTTATCTAAAGTTAATCCTGCTAAAGTAGCCAGGGCCTTTGAACAAATACTCAGGCTTTCTCCAGAAATTTCAAAACAAAAGGAGGTGGTCCGTGCTGAGTTACGTGCAATGGTGGCATCTCAAGCGTTAAGTAAATATGACGCCGAAATGATGACCAAGCTGGATGTAGGAATGCTTAAAAGCAGGGTAGCTACCCAGCAGTTTAATAAAGGATTTATCGATCACTTCAAAGTTTAGTTTATGCCTACACTACTCAAAATTAAAAAGTTTATTGAAAACGACGTGTGGAAAATTAACTTCACACTCGATACAACCACTTTGCCTGAAAGCGACAAAGAGCTCATTAGGAAGTTTGGTGAACCCCAAATCGACATTGGTGGTACGTATTTGTCAGGCACACCCAATCAGTACGTGCTTCCTACAAAATATATTCGCGTTAGGTCAGACTTGCCGTTTACTCAAGAATTTGACGCAAAAAGCCACATAGACTTTTTGACTACTCCAGCTATTGCCAAGGCGTCCACACAAGCCAGAGCTTTAGCTTTTCAAACTTACTTTATAAATGCTTTTACTGCCGCCTTTGTAGCGCTACGCAATAGCCGAGACACTTTCACAGGCGAGTACATAGCCAATATCTAATATGACACAGGAAGATTACAAGGAAGCTTTCGTAGCAGGGTTTGTAAAACGTGCCGAGCAGCACGGATTCGAGAAGCAGGCAATCGTAGGAATGCTCGCAGGCACAGGGTTAAGACTGCTGGCTCCTATATTTGGACAACACTACCTAACAAAGGGGTTAGGTGCAATTGCTGCCCGAAAAGGTGCTGGTAGAGTAGGTAAGCATGCAAAGAATTTACATACTCTACTTACAGAATCCCCCATGGTTTCTAGAAGTTTAGGAGATAACTTGAAGGGACAAGCCGCCTTCATGGGTACATCCATATTAGCGGACAGGGCATTAAATCCTATAGTTGATCCTCTCGCCACTAAGTTAGAGCAAAGAGACTATAGGAGAAATTAATATTTCGTGATTATGCTTACAGCCCTACAAGGATACTTATACAAACAAGCCCAGGGGAGTCTTCCCTCTGCACCTGCAGGCGCTCCCTCTCCAGGAGTACCCGTCACGCCTACTAGCAGATATTATGGACCTACAAGTGGTCCTGGAGTTATAAATGTAGGCTCTCCTTCGACCAATACATCAGGAGGTAGTCTCACTCTTCCACGTAAGCCTACAAATTTTAACGCCATGGGTTCAGGTCTAGGTGTCTTGAGTAGCGGGCTTAACGTTTATGGTAATTTAACCCACAGAAACGAGACCTCTCAAGGCACAGTCTACGACGACCCTCAGTACGGACAGGCCGCACTTAATACCGCCGCAGGTTTAGGGGAAGCTTATAAGCTAAGAAATGCTTTGCGTTTTCCTGCCGCCGCTTCTACTGTGGCTCCTACCGCCGCTAAGACTGTAGGTGGAGCTTTACTTAGAAACGCAGCTCCTATAATGGGAGCAGTTGGCGTAGGTTCGAGATTGTTAGACAAAGACTATCTAGGGGCAGGTATAGATGCACTAAGCACAGCCGCACCCATCGTAGGTACAATGATTGCCCCAGGTGTAGGCACTGCAATAGGTACGGGAGTTAGTTGGCTAGGTCAGGGAATAAATGCTTATAGAGATATTAGGAAAAACCAGCAGCAGACCAAATTGCCTCCGCCGAGCATAGGGCAAGCGCAGCCACAATCCACACAACCAAAAGTAGCTTCTTTTATGTACACGTCCGACAACGATTTCAAAATTAAAAAGGCTTTCGCCTCAGGTTTCGTAAAATCTGCGGTAGCCAAAGGAGTGACTATAGATGAATTCAGTGCCTTAACTAAACAAGCCTTATCAGCAGGAACTAGCCTAACTTATGACGACGTGTCTGCTATCAAAGCTTTGTTGGCAAATAATGAAGGCTCTGAAGATATTTACAGCGACCCTACAGGGGAGGCTATGCGTAATTATAAATCACGACTGTTAGCAGCCAGAGACGCCTCTTCTCAAGAGATCCCGGCTGTCTCAGGGGCCTTAGCAGGCTTACGCGCAGGAAGCTTGGGCGGCTTAGCGGGCGCAGGTATCGGAGGTTCTTTAGGTATGCTAGCTAAACACACACCAATCCTTAATCTACCGTACCGCTTTAAACGTAATATGCCTACTGCCGGTGCGCTAGGAGGAACAGCGTTGGGCAGCATTATCGCAGCGCTACCTGCAGCCAAACAGAAATATGAAGCTTCGAAAGCTTTACAAAAATTGCACAGCTCCAGCAACCTCGACGCTCTACAGCAGCTTGGGCAAGAGGATAGAGCGGTATTAAACAGCTAATTTATATGTCTAAAGAATATACAAACTTTAAGCAGGACCTAGCTAATCCTGAAGCAGGTTTAAACTCGGACTTGTATCACGCGTTGTCGCCGATTGTTTCTCGAGGACCCTCTGGACCTTCTTCTAGAGAAGAACAACAGAAGCTTGATAGTTTGAGGGAGGATGTACGTAAAGGTATCGTGGGACTTGAGTACATGGCGGGGTTAAAAAAGAATAAAGGAGAAACTTTTTATGATGAGCATCCTGTACAAGCGTTAACTACTGACGCGCTTGGCAACGCATCGATTTTAGGGGCAGGTCTAACTGGTGGAGGTATGCTTTTGAACAGTATTAGACAAAAGCAGAATTTGGATAAAGTTATGCCTGCCGCTATGGCTCGTATGGGTAATACGCCTGACAAGGATCTTTCAAACCCTGAAGCACTGCTTAATCCTAGAGAAGGTACTGTCCGAGGAGACATAGCTAAAATATACGGGGACCCGGAGAGTTCAACTAGGATGCAGCTCATCGACAGACTGTCTGATGTTGCACCAAATGACCCAAATTCCTTGTCTAGTAAATTGTTAAGCGCAGATACTGCCGAGGCTAAGGCGACTAGGAAACATCAGAAATTGTTGAAACAATTGAACGCGCAGTTATTAACTGCTGCAGACGACAAAGAAGCCAATAAGATAAGCAAACAGATTGCAGGAGCTGAAAAGCTGTACGAGGAACTCCGCAAAAATAACGCTAAAGCTAAAGGCGAAGTTCTAGCTGCGGCAAGGGCGTCTCAAGGAGATAAATACTTGAAGAACCACGTCAATTTTCACGAGGCATTGACAAGAGCTAAGGAAAAAGGAGGATTCAGCTCGCCTGTAGGTTCAGGTTTAAACTTACCTGAGTTCATTGCCCCAGATAAACACCAAGGCTTAGTCGATTTGATCGAGAACATGCAGCTAACAAAAGCCCATCCTGGGTTTAATAGAGATTTACTTCTGCAGTCTGTTTCCGATTATTTAGATGACCCTGCCGAGCTAGCCAAGTTTGAGAGAGTTAGCTTACCCAAGATCATGAGCGCAGATCATCAAGGGTCAGGCATCCGTAGGTTTCTTTCGCGAAATAAGTTCCCTATAGCTGCAGGTGCTGCCACTGCAGCCGGAGGGGCAGGTCTCTATTACCTACTCAAAGCCATGCAAGACAAGATGTACTCCAAGGATAAAGTAAAGGATTGGAAAAAGACTCTACTTAAGTCTAAAGGAGATTTTGACGCCGCAAACCAAATCTAATAACTATGTATAGAGGACTCATTAAATTTAGTGCTACCGATGACTGGCGTTGGGATGTTGACCCTGTGCAATTGATACACAACGTAAACACGTTGACCAAAGCTGGAGCAGACAACACAGAACTACGCACTGAAAAAACAGCAGGACAAACAGACGCTCTCGTTATTGCTCTGGGCGCTTATGAAGGGACAGGAGCAAATCGGAATGGGGATATCTTTAAAGAGGCAGAATGTCTCAAGAACTATAAGACATTTGTTAAGTCTGGAAGCAAAGGTAAAGATGGCAAGTACGACGGGCGCGCTTTAAACAGGCATCATAAAAATAAACCGGAAGACCCTAAGTACGGTAATATTAAAGCAGCTACTTACAATAATAAGATGAAGCGTATCGAGCTGATTATAGGGCTCGACAACGACAAGTGCGCAGAAGAAATCCAGAAATTGGCTGAAGGAAAGCAGATTAATGTAAGTATGGCAGCTAAGGTAGCCTACGATAAATGCACGTGGTGTGGACATGAGGCAAAAGACGACAACCACCGTTGCGAACACATACCTAAAAAACTAGGAGAGATTAACAAGCAAGGTGAGATGTGTAGTATGGAAAATATGAACCCTCGCTGGTTCGAATTATCTATTGTAGGCAGACCTGCCGATCGGATAGGTATGTCCCTCAAGCTCGCCTCTGATAACGCTTACATCAAAACAGCTAGCGACTATAAAACACTATATCCCGGCTTTGTTGCGCCAGAAGATACTCAGGAGTATATCTCGATATCTAAGTATGCTCAGGAAAAACGTAGATTGCTTAAGAAGCTTTCTGCTATGGAAAAGCATATCGAAGCAATCGCTGAAGCAGGCCCTAAGAACTCAAAAGAAAAGTACATTTCCGAGCAGAAATCAAAAATCAGTCATGGTGACGATATTTCTGACGATACTTTAGAAGAGCTCAGGAAGTTTGAACCATCAAAGCTGCTCAGAGCCTTAGCTGATGAAGGGATTGTTTTTTCTCCTAAAGATTTTGTAAAATATCTTTTCGGTACGAAAAACATCTCAAATTCTGAGGACATGTTCAGTAAGATTAAAAAGCAGCTTCCTTCTATGTTTTCAGACCTAGAAGAAGATGGAGATGACGTTGTAAATGATGAGAAGTATGAGCCGTCTGGGTCCGATATTATGCCTAAAGGTATCTTGAATATGGTGAGAGGACTGTTTGACGATCATTCTCTTTTTGATAAACCTGTGCACGGCAGGATTATGAAAATAACCATAATCAAAAAAATGCCTTCCTCTAAGCTGAGCCGCAAATCAGAGAATGAAGGCCACACGAAGGAAGCCTCGATATCTGAGCTAACAAGACAATACGCAGCGTATAAATTAGCTGCTTTTAGATATTTAGATAGTAAAGATAAACTAGACGAAGACACCATGTACAATATTCTATTGCAAAATAGATAAAAATACTTGGAAGCATCAAAAAATTAATATAAGATTTACCTACAACAGCAATACGTATTATGCCATCAAACCCTAAAAATATTTTAGCCACCTTATTGGCGAAGCAAGCCGCAGGTGAAATTCCTATGTCTGCCGGAGAAGAAGCCGTACACGAGGAGGCTGAAACTCCTCAGGAAGAAGCTCTTGAGCACCTCCCAGGACAATATGAAGAAGGCGCAGTTGAGCCTGGTGAGTTAGAAGGTGGGGAAGATGCAGACGCTAGAGTGGAGCAATTACTGGCTCAGCTTTCGCCAGAAGAACTGGATCATTTGACTGAGCTTTTAGCTGAGGACATGTCTGGAGGTGAAGAACCTGCTGCAGAAATTGATGAAGAAGAATCTGTGGAAGACCCTGCAGAACTAGCTCAGCTGATTGAGCAGCATCTCGCCAATTCGCCCGAAGCTAATCCAGAAGATGCCGACCCAGAAAAAATGGCAGCTTTAGCCTTTGTGAAATCTGCCTCTTACATCGAAGGTTTTATCGAGCAGGCGTTAGCTCATGGAGCCTCAGTGAAAGAAGCTGTCGACATTTATGACACGGCCCTTTCTAGAAGCCTCGACTCCTTAAATATTTACAAAACAGCCGCCAGAGGTAAATACGCAAGACGCAGAGCAAACGCATCTCGCCGCGCCTCCGCGCCTCAGGCTGCTCCTTCCGCAGCCAGCAAAGCGCAGGAGGCTGCTCCCACAAAAAAGCCCGACTATGAAGGACCGTCTATGGGCAGCAAAATTAAACATCACCTAGAGGATCATCCAGAAACTGCCGTAGCTCTAGGTGCGGGTGCGGCCGCCACAGCCGCAGGCGGAGCCTACTTAGCTACCCGCAAAAACAAAGACAAAGAAGACTCCGACGAGAAGACTGCAGCTTATTATGAAGGAGTACTTGAGCGCGCTCGAGAGTACGGACTCTCAGACCATGAAGCTGTACAGATTGTTAAGTCTGCTACGTTAGGGCAGATGCGTAACCCGAAGGTGGTAGCTGCTCTAAGAGCTGCTGCTTCGTCAGCGTCCTCTGCAGCAAAAAAGGCCCCAAAAGGGGAGGCAGATAAGCTATTACAAAGAGCACGTATCGCCGCTATAAAAAACAAAGCTTTGATTGCTGGCGGTGCTGGCTTAGCCGGAGGGGCCGCATTAACTTCGGCCCTTTCTGATGACTAGTAACAAAAGTATTTACAAGCAGCTAAAAACAAAATAAACTTCAACAATAGAAACTACAAATATGGCAAAACTAACTAAACACGCAGAAGTCCTTAACCAGTTGCATACCATGGTTAAAAAGCAAGCTGAAGAAGCTCAGAAGAATATCTCCGGCAAGCCTGGAGAAGATGTTAAGTCTGTGAGTGTTGGGGGCGAGCATGAGTCGTATAACAAAAACTCTGTAGGCCCAGAAAACGTAGCTCAAGGTTATCACCAGAAGCCTACGGAAGATTCTTCTGAACCTCTCGCTGGCGCAAAAACTGCAAACGATTTAGGTGCCGAGATTTTGGACATTATCCGCAAGCAGGCGGAAGCGCAGGATTCTGCCACAGGCAAGCCTGGAGATGTGAAGTCTGAGAGCGTTGGAGATGATAAGGAAAATGTTGATAAGAATGCTGTTAAGCCTGAAAACAATAAGCAGGAGTACAAGCAGGCTCCTTCATCCGACTCCTCCAAGCCTGTAGCCTCTGCTAAGAAAGCAGAAGAATCTGTTGAAGACCTTGCACAAAAGGTTGCTTCTTATACCTTAGGTCGCCAATTTTGTGCCGCGTTGCTGAAGTCTGCAGGTGTTCATCATCAAGATGACTCTGCTGATGAGACCATCATGATGAAAGAAGCAGGCCGCAGAGATTTTGATTTGCTCATCTCTCAAGCTGCTGAAGACCTCGAAGGAACTGAGAAGCAGGCCTCTGATGAATATCTTGAAAAAGAAGCTGAGGAAGCTGGTGCTGCCTATTTTGATGAAATCCTCAAGCAGGCTGCCCTTGAAGAAGCTGTAGAAGAAAACAAGCAGCTTGCCGCCAAGGTGGCAGCTTACGAAGCTTATATTAAGGAAGCTCAAGAAGCCTACGAGGCCGACCAGTACGCAGCCTCCGCGCAAGAGCAGCAAGTCAAGCTCGCTGAATCTGTAGCTGATATTGTTCTGAATAAGCTGAGAGCTGAAATGGCTCCCTCTGCTGAGTAAGGTTGCTTTTTATGTCTGCTGACTCTACGGAAACAAAAGATACTGTAGAGCAGCAGGCTATTAGCGCGCTCCAACATCTCGATGCTGCTGAGCAGCAAAAAGTTTTGGAGTATATCGCTAGCTTAATCCATTTATCTGAAATCAATCATGACCAAGCAAGCATTGGATAAGGTAGCAACTTTCGTAAACGTCGCTTTGTCTGAAATTAGTCAGCTCTCTAAAAAAGTTGCCGCTTACGAAAGCAAAAAAGCTGAAGAAGACAGACAAGAAAACATTGCCCTAGAGGGAGCTTTAAAAAAAGCTGCGGAGGCTATGTATAACTCTGATTTCATTAACGACGAGGAAGAAAAAACTTTGTTTGTTAAGAAAGCCAAAGAAGACGCCCTGTATCTGGCTAAAGTGGTTGAGCGCGTATGTAACGCAGCCGACGTAGCTTACATGGGAAAATCTGCTTCCGTTAAATCCTCAAACCAGTCAGATGATCCTGTCATGCGCAGAGCTTTTGGCTACGACAATAACTATAGTTTATTAGATGACTAAATATTCTTAAAATATAGTTGACTATTTGATTATTTTTTCCGACAATATTTATATTACTTTGCATTAGACCATTACTGAATTGACCTTGGCCGGTTATCGGGGTGGAAAGCATAGACAGACAAACCAAACAACAAAACACAAAGAAAGAAAAGACATATGATTAACTTCAAAAAAGGTCCTGCTCTTAGCTTACACCAAGTTAACTACGTAGGCCCGATCGACACTACTGACACCACTCCAGCGACAGGTATTGTTTCTGGTATGGTTGTTCGCATTAATGCAGATGGTTCTGTTGGCACAGGAGCTACAAGCGACACTGCTGACGTGAATACTCTGTACGGGTTCGCAATCAACAACGCTAACGCTGGAGATGTGATTGAATCTGGTAAGATTGGTGTATTTGCTCTCGACGGTATGTCGGTAGTAGAAACCGATCAAACTGCTGAAACAATCACCTCGACCACCTACCCTATCGGCAAGGCTCTCTCTGTAGACACCGCTGGTAAGGTCAAGGCAGTAAACACTTCCACATACACTGGCAAGATCATTGGATGGGTTGAAGGGATTCGCTCAATTCCTGCCCAATCTAACGGATCGACCGTGATCAACGGGCGTTCGTTCACGTATCCTGTCAGCACAACCGTGCTGGGAATTAAGCTCGCCGTCTAACCTTAACCTGAGAAATAACAATTAATATGGAAAAAATCGCAAATCAGAGAGTATTTAACGACACGTTCGTTGAAATGGTTAAGGCTGGCGAAGAAAAGAAGGCCGCTGTCAGCGCACAGTCTTTTACCCGCAATAAGCTTCGTGAAGAAAGCTTCACAGAAAAGATTATCACCCCTATCGACATCAGCAATGATGACCTCGACAAGGCTGAAAATCCTGAGCTGCTGGTTAAGTGGAACGATCGTGAGCCTGATACAGCCCCAGCTGTAACAATTCCTCTCGGCGTTGTGCCTGATATGTACCAGTTTGCTGGAACTCGTTATCCTTCTTACTTCACACGTATCACGTCTCCGAAGTACAACAAGGACATCGACAACCTCCGCGGTTATGACTACGACATCCGTGCGATCATGCTCGAGTTGTCCACAAAGGATATCGCCACTGAGATCGACTCGCGCTTCATGGCTCGCGTTGATAGCATCATTGGCCCTGTCAACCAGGGGAACGTCCTCAATGGAACAGGTACGACTGTCCTCAGCGCGCTGCCGCAGAACGTTACAATCGCAGGAGGCATCACCCGTGAAAACGTGGCGGAAGCTTTCAAGGTGATTAAGCGTCTCCGTGTTCCATTTGGTCCCTCTCAGCCTGATGGCGGAGAAACCAAGGGAGTCATGTTGATGAACAATGTCACTGCTGACGACTTCGTCAAGATGAGCCGCTCTGAAGTTGGTGGTGACCTTGCGCAGGATATGTTTGTGAACGGTCTCCCTTCCAAGACCCTCTTGGGAGTCAAGCCGATCTATACCATCAAGCGTGATCTCGTCCCTGACGGTGTTATCTACCTGTTCTCTTCCGAAGAATTCTTCGGCAAGTACTACAGACTGCAGCCTCTCACAGTGTTCATGAAGAACGAGGCGTACTTCCTTGAGTACTTCCAGTACATGAACCTCTCGCTCGCGATTGGTAACGTGAAGGGTGTTGTCAAGGTTGACTTCAACGGCTAAGTAGCCACTTCAACCTAGTAAGTTATAAAAGGGGACCTTCGGGTCCCCTTTTTGCTGCCTATAACCTACTTGATATAACGTACACGCTGATTTATAATCAATATTATGAGCCTAGACACCAACATCCTTTCTGAGTTTGACTCTTTTATTAAAAAGTATGCAGCTCAGATGTCTCCTAACCAACCAGAGCCAGGGAATGCGCCTACTTCTGTAGTGCATCCTCAGGTAAATGCAGGCAATAGTCTACCTAGAGAAACGCAGGCTCCTCCTCCTGTCAATAATTCCACATCAGGAGAAATACATAATCCTAGCGACGGTGCGAGTGGAGGAGGACCTAAGCCTGTAACAGCACCTAAACAGCCCCTAAGCATGTCAGGCTCATTCATTAAAAATTCTAAATAATTATGGCTACCCCAATACTCACAAGCGAAGAAGTGCGCCTTTTTTTACAAGATAGAGAAGAGCTGAATCCTCTTTTGCTAGGTATAAGATTTACTCCCGAGATGATTGAGCAAGCTATGATCAATACGGTGGATTATTTTAATCTAATGAATCCTCCGTTAGGTATGATGTTCACCCTAGAGTCTTTTCCTTACCGCTCTCTTTTGCTTCTAGGTACCGCCTCCTACTTGCTTAGGTCAGGGGCGATCAACGAGGCTGCGAATCAGCTTTCTTATGCTGCAGATGGAGTACAAGTTAATGATAAAGACAAAGCGCAGATATTTATGTCTTTGTCTCAAAACCTTCAGCAAGACTTTAAAGAGCTTGGTCAGCAAATCAAGATGAACCATAATATCGCGCAGATTTATGGTGTGAAACATTCAGAATATATCTACAGACGTCGTTACTAATGGCTGACAACGAAGATAGCCTTAATAGCGCAGCAAGTCAGCTTGCTGAGCAGCTCAAAATCAAAGCAAGTGACCCTATATTTAAAATTAAGCTTAGGCTTAAAAAAGGGTTAAAGAAGCTGAACCCTTTTAGCGCTCTGATGCAAGGCAAAGCAACTAAAGACGAAACAAGACAACATATGGTCAAGGCCAGCTCAACTGGTGATTATATGGTCTACCGTGGAAAAGATCCAGATAAACCAGACCCGTACGCTTCTGAAGAAAAAACATTACGTAACGGTATGCTGGTCCCGAATCTACCTAAGAATCCTTTTCACGTTAATTGTAATCCTAGCAATCTCTCAAATTACTAATATGCCTGTCGATCCTAGAAAAGCTTTTAAAAAAGTAGATGTCATTCCTGACTGGGAGAGAGGCCATTTTATTCAATGGCAGCTTGATCCTTTTTTTAAAGGCATGCCTCCATATAACTTTTCTCTAGAGATCTCTGCCACTAGTAATTTCTCAGAAATAATGGCGGTTAAAGCAAATCTAGGCGATGTATTTTTTGCTGTGGATGACACTAGGCTGAAACAGTCTTGGGCTCCAAACTATTACTATAGAGTAGTATTGATCACAAAGGACGGCAGGCAGTTCTATTCTACTCCTTTATTGTTCGGGTCTACTAGGCATGAACAGCGCAAATATGCAATGGCCTCAGATATCATTAGAAAAGAGCTGTTATTGTGTCGCTTTGTGGGTACAGAGGGCTGGCTGCTTCGCAGAAAATCCTACGGCTTTAAAAGCCCTACTACTCTAGCTAATCTAGACCCTGTATCTGGAGTACCCATAACTGATACTAAATTACAAGACTATGGCGTAGGAATCGACGAAGGGTATTTTGATCCTGTGCCGTGCGCGTTTTATATTGAAGCTAGCGCACAAGATAAACAGTTAGACCCCAACGGTATAGGTGTTAAAGAAACGTATAGCTCTCAAGTCAAACTTCCAGGTTATCCTATTGTGGAGGTGCGTGATGTTATCTGTGAAGCTAAGGATGGCTTTCGCTACAGTATACAGTCGAGAAACGCTAAGCAATTTCCAGGAACAAACATCGTGATAACACAGAAGGCCTCCATTAACCTAATCCCCCCAACGGACACGATTTATTCCATACCTTTACCAGTACCTCTTTAACATGGACTCATCTGACAATAGTCAATCAGAATTTTGCGCACAACCTGACATTGCGTATGTTTCTCCTTATGTACGCGAGCGTCTTGAGCAAGACACTCGTATCATGGTATTAACTCCATGGACTGTGCAGAATATTTGCTACGAGATTATTAAAAACTATATGCTCGAGAACCCTCCACAAAAAGAAGGGTACAAATTCTCACAAACATATGCCGCAGACGATTTTGAGACAGGTATAGCCTTGGAGATTGCATATCATTACAAAGACTCAGTTATTCAGAAACGCCCAGCCATCTACGTGTCTAGAGGAGATGTTGTAGTCCAATTTCCGACGATAAATCAGACCATGGGAGTGTTTCCAAAAGAGTCTGAAAAAACAAAGTTCGCCATGTTGCAGATGCCCATAAATCTAGCTGTTGTAGCTACTAATATAGGGTTTGCTGAGCAGCTAGCTCAGTACATATTTAAAATATTTTTGCGCTACCAGGAGGTGATTCGCAATGACTTTTGTTTAAGGCAATTTAAACTTGTTTCCATAGGGCAGCCTATACTATACTTAGAGAGTAAAGATCACTTCGTTGTTAACGTCCAGCTTCAAGCTGTGTTTGATATGGGCTCTGTTATCAAAGGGGATGACCTTAAACTCAAAACAGTCAGTTACACAGTTTTTACAAGTTGCGCCGAACAGCCCCTTTTAAACCAGTAAGTTTTTTTAAAAAACTATTGAAATACCTCTTTCATTTTACTAAAATTAACTCAGCAACCAATAGTCTAGGAGTAATAATAACAATATGGCATACATCACACCAAGAGTCTTAATTAAGCAGGAGTTTCTGCAAGTTCCAGTATACAGAGAATTCCCATTACCTGCGTTTATCATCGGACCGAATTACGCGTTGACCAGATATAGCGAAGCTGATGAAAAGCCTTTTACTGCGGTAGCTACATTGGATGGCGTTTCGCTTGAGTCAGGTAACTCTTATGTTGTCACCGCAGATACTAGATATGACTTTCCTAACGTTCCGGCTGGCGGAGATGTTGACCATACCTACACAAAAGTCTACGCAGAATCCGTAGAGGCCAAATACTTTCCTCATCAGGATCTTCCAAGCGTCCCTGGAGCTGACGACGTCACCTTTTTAGTGGGTCCCTCCGGTCAGTATTACACCAACAGAGTTCAGCTGAACGCGACACTCAAGACCACGAATGGTTATACTCGTGATTCGTTTTTCGCTGAGCGTGATGTCGCTGTAGGAGATATTGTCGAGATCACCAGCTTAGACGCCGCAAATAACGAGACTGTGGTAAGATCGCGTATTAGCGGCTTGCTCGCCGAGACAGCCGCAGAAACACCATCCTTGGCTTCTGAGGTTGCTCCTCAGTATTATGCTAACGCTAACGGAGTATCCAACGGTACCAACCTTTTCACCTCACAAGGGGCAGACTTTATTGAGTCTGAGGTTGTCGGGAAGTATATTACCATTAATGGTATCGGTGTAAGACAGATTCTTTCTCGTCCTAACAGCTCCTCGTTGATTTTGTCTTCTCCTGTAGCTACAGGAACAGCAAGAGGCTTTTTCATTGGCGGAGTTTATAATGATTTGGACAACTCACCTAAAGTTACGATGCTCACCGGCACAGTTACTGCAGGAGGAAGTTATACAGGCATCACCACAGCAATCGGCACCACCTCCGTTTATGTGGGCTATCCCTCACTGAATGTTCTGGAAGATACTTATACGATCACAGTTACTACAGGAGGATTAATCGACGCTGCAAGATTCCAGGTTACTTCATTGAATTCTGAAGCGCTCTATACAGGAAAGTCTCTCACTGTAACTGGCAGCAAGGGTGTTTTGGTTGTAGACGATAATGATGGGAATAACCTTACCTTTGAGTTCACAGTAAGTGATCCTCTTACTACTACCTTTGTCGCTTCGCCGACAGCGCAGTCTTGGACTATTGCCGGAACACGCGCCGCTGTCACTCAGGTTGTTCCTGATGCAGATGGTGACTATGCGGGTCAGTACGACATGATCTATAAAGTTAAGGTAGATAGAGGCGGAACATTCTTCGACGGAGACAACGCAGACACTTGCGCAAGGCTGATTATCAGCTCGTCTAACATTGATAATACTTCTCTTGTTCTTCCTGAGGCTGATGAGCCTTTCAGTGTAGGGACTTTTGGAGTTACTGCGAAGTTTGCTTCTGCACCCATCGGCAATGCTGGTAGCGGCTTCTACTTTATTGCAGGAGATACCTACTATATCCCAGTGGTGGCGGAGAAGCAGGGGAGAGTTTCGATCATCGAGCTTTCTGAAGACCTTCCTCAATCTGTGCTTGCAACTGCAACCAGCTCTTCTGCTTCGTTGTTTTTAACACAGAGGTCAATCCAGATTCCTGCTACGAGAAATCTCCTTACAGGAACTACCAATTGGGACCAGGACGGTAATTACATCACCATCAATGAAGGTCTCACCACATATGACCCGTATCTCGCGGTATCAGGTACACCTGTCCGTCTGCCTGTAGCTGCGGCTAAAATCTATGTAGAACATAGAGACTTGCTGCAAGACAATGTGGTAGCTATCGACTCTGTGCGTGATTTAGCCAGCGTCACAGATAAGTTGGGTACAGTACATCCTGATAATCCTCTCGCCCAAGGCGTGTATGATGCAGTTCTGAACGCCCAGAATCAGATTGTTTATTTCATCGGTGTAGCCACAGATGACCTGGAAGGTTACGCTGAAGCCATAAAGATCTCCGAAAAGAGCGATAAGGTTTACAGCTTTGTTCCTCTTACTTTTGACAGGACCATTCAGGACGCTGTAATCGCGCATGTTAACGCTTATAGTACTCCTGAAGTAGGACGCTGGAGAATTGCCTGGATATCTGCACAAGATAATAAGTCTTCTGTAATGTACGACTTGAAGCCTAACGGCGATCCGTACACTGCGACAGTGACAGACGATCCATCCGTGGCAGGTGTGCAGTATAAGCTGGTAACAGTGGCAGGAGCTAAGTTTATTGAAGACGGTGTAAGACCCAACGATGTTGTACGCTTGAACTTTAAGCTCAGCCCTGATGGCGAAGTTGTCTATGATGAGTATGTTGTAGATAGAGTACGCTCTAACTCGACGCTCTTGTTGACTACTCCATTGGCAGCAGCAATTACGTCTCCAATCAAGGCTCAAGTGGTGCGTAATTACACCAAGTCTGAAAGAGCCTATAACATTGCTCACATCGCCGGAGACTATAACAACAGACGTGTACGTGCAGTTTTCCCTGACACTTACAAGTATGGTGGAGTCACAAAGCAAGGCTACTTCGCAGCTGCAGGGCTTGCAGGCCTCAGATCTGGTGTCGTACCTCATCAAGGGTTAACTAACTCCGAATTCCTCGGAGCTGATGACTTGAGCAAGGTTGTGATTGAGTTTTCTCAAGATGATCTGAACACCTTAGCTGAGCAGGGCGTCTGGATCCTCACACAGGAAGTTGTTGGAGCTACTCCTTACGTCAGGCATCAGTTGACTACAGATACCCGTAGTCTGAATACTTCGGAAGATTCTATCACTACGAACGTAGATTCTATCAGCTACGCGTTAAAATCTGTACTTGCCCCATTCATTGGTCGTTATAACATTAACCGTGAGAACATCTCGGCAGTTAAAGCGGCTGTGATTGAAGAACTGCGCTTTAGGGCGGGTAGTACCTATACTGTACGTGCCGGCAATCAGCTGGTGAGCTTCACTCCTGACACCGACATTATCAGGCTCGAGCAGAACGCCCAGTATAAAGATCGTATCGACGTAGAAGTACGCTTAAACGTACCATACCCGATGAACTACATCAACTTGACGCTCATTGTCGGTTAATTTAATCGTCATGACTTCTTTTAAGGCAGGCTTTTTTAAATATGCCGAGGAGCAAGGTTTCTCTAAAGCCGAGGCCGAGCATTTATTCAAACAGGCTGAAGAATATCCAGCCACTGAACAAATGTTTCGAAGCCTTGCTCCTGAAGAAGAGTCTCACTCCCCTGAGGAATTAGAGGCTTTGTCCGAGTTGTTAAAGCAGCAAGCCATTAACAGTCAATTACATTTACCTGACGTACATCGTGTGCATTTATGAAAGTAGTTGTCGCTGGTGATTTCAGAGAACCTATTCTTTTAAATACAGATAAAGCTACAGCTGTGATGATTTACTCTAGAGATGGTCGCCCAAATACTATTTTTAGAATTATAGCTGATGGTGCAGGATGGATAAGATATACTAAAGGTGAAGACGCAAATTTTGATGAAGTAGCTCATTCGTTAGGATTGATAAATAACTCTAAATAATATTGCACCCATCAAAAAGATACTGTAAAATTAAGCTAAGAAACATATAACCAATAAAATATTATGGCAGACATCTATGGATTTAAATCAGACTCGGTACAAGCACCATTTACCGCCGACAAGTGCACTGTTGAGTTCGGCGGGCAAATTGCCACAGCGGTTAACGTCACTATTCAGTACAACCAGCAGATTAATAGAAGGCGTGTAGTCGGAGACCAATCTGTGTTGCTGTGGGCTTCTGCTCCTCAAGGACAGGCAAGCATTCAGACTATGGTTGTGAATAAGTCCCTAAAGGGTAGCGGTGACGGCTGGAATGCTTGTAAGCCCGGAAGAATTACATTCACGATGGCTGGTTGTGCCGGCGGGGGAAGCACAGTTACTTGCCACGGCGCGGTGGTTTCGTCCTATTCTGTTAGCGCTGAAGTAGAAGGACTCACTGTGATGGAAAATCTTGTGATCGACTTCGTTACCTTAAGCTAATCTACAGCTTTCAGCTTGATAACTAGCTCCAGTCTTATATATTGAGACTGGAGCTTTTTATTATCATTATGACAGCTGACTTATTTAAAGGAGTAGTAATCACATCCAACGCAGGATCTAGAGCAGTAACTGTTGTACGCGAAACGTCAGGAGACATGCGTACAGCAGACGGAGGAAAGCTGGTACAGGCTACAGTGCTTTCTTCGGTGTTGTCCCACTTTATGGGCTTCAAAGACTGCTCTTTACCTCAACCAGGTACACGAGTACTTTGTTTGGCTGAGTCTAACAATAACTGCTATGTGCTTGGTAGTATGCCTCAGCCGACACTAGGCAAGGCAGAACTATCCTCTCGCGCCATGCTAGGAGCTGGAGACGCCATGGGTGACGAAGCCAACCGCAAAGGGCACGTAGAGAAGTTACCTGCAATTCACGAAGGCCGACGCCCTGTAGATGTCGTAGATGGTGAATATGTGGTCGGCAATGAGCTGGGTGTACTGATTGGTTTGTACCAGGAAATGGCAAATCTTAAAGCCTCTGAGCTTGCACAGATTCAATGCTACCTTCTAGATGATCTTGTGCGCGTGATTAGCCATAATTTTCAGCACTATACTGCACTGGGAGAATATAATATATATCATGACGGAAAAAGGATTATGGCGGAGTTTGGAGCTACCCATAAACCTGCAGAATCCTATGGTGCTCCTGCGGTATCATCCGACTCAGGAGCGTTTCAAACCTTTTCTGAAGATGGCGGACATACCGTAGATGATTCTTCAGACTTTTATAAAATCACTAAAGACGAAAGAATTAAAGCGATCGAGAGGTTCAAGATTTTTCTAGGTAGTGTGGGAGACTTTCTTCATTTGTTTCTCGTAAGACCGCACAATGAAAAGTTTAGAATGCTTAACCCAGATCAAAGTTTATCTGACAGTGACTTTGACACAGGATTATGTGACGTACATATAGGCACAGACGGCGGAATGCATCTGCGTAGCGTTAAAGAGGTATTCATAGAGAAAACAAACTGGATTCGTGTACCTCTTAGAAAATCTGCCCCTGACGATCCCAAAGGAGACGACGCTTCGTCGCTAAGCTATGAGCAGAAAGAAAACTTTCAGTTCGTCGATGACTATTCTTACAAAAGCAACCCATTTACATATGCGCTGCAGATACGCGACTATGTAGCCTATGTGAACGAAAAATTAGGGTATCAAAACTTTAAATCCCACGAGAAGGATTTTGGAGTCAGCGATGATGTAGACGCAGAGCAGAATATAAGTAAAGAGTCTCAGGTAGACAGTGAAACACAGCTCGATCTACAGAAATTTAAATTGCGTACAGCTGGGATATATCTAATGCCTAATGGAGGCATCACAATCAGAGATGCTTGGAATTCAGCTATTGTAATGGAGGGAGGCAGCATCTATATTCAGCCAGCTAAAGATCTAGTTTTACAGCCTCTCCGTAACGGTATACTCAAGGCAGGAGACTCGATAAACATTAGCAGTAAGAAACATCTGGATCTATCTTCTACCGAAGAGGGGTTCAGGCTAAAAACAGAGAAATCTCAGTACTACTATTCTGACAATGGAGGCTACGTTGTAGAGACTAATGGGTCAGGAGACACCACAGGCGTACCAGAGCCTACGGAGGAGGCTATAGACGACGTAGGCGGCATAGTATTCAAGTCTAAGCTCAGCATCTATAACTATGCAGAGAAAGACATTTTGAACTACGCAAAAAAACAGTTCCTAGTAAAGGCGTTGACCAATATAGATATGTATGCAGAAGACACGCTATCTCTATACGGCAAGTCTAATTTGCATTCTTTTTCGGACGGACTGATTTTGAGTCTTGGACAAACCTCATTAGCGCTTGCGGAAGGCTCAGCAATATTGGCAGGCTCAGGATCTACGGTACTAGGTCAAAAAGACCAAAACCTAGGGGTCATGTACGACGATGAAAGTCCGTTCATTGATGTTATTAAAGGTGTACTAGACACTCCGACTATATTAGCAGAGCTAGAGAAAGCTAAAAAAGATAAAGACAAGATCCTCGAAAGAACTACTTTTTACGAGGAAGCTAAGTTCGACAACCTTAAGTTTAAATTTTTAAAATCTTATAAATATAATCTGACACCTACAGAGGACTCGATCCCTATGTCTATTGCGCAGCAGGACGATCTTCTTTCTGGAGCTTACGGGCTATCAGAATGGGAGGAGAAGGAAATCAACGAAAGCTTACCTTATCCAGGCAAGGAATTGTTTGAAAACTTCTACTACTCTTCAGAAAAACCTGTTAACCTCGAAAAGAAAAGTGTTAGTGAGGACTATACAAATAAACCTAAACCTGAGAAAACTCCTGCAAAAATAACGCTAGAGTCTTTGATGAAATACAAAGTACAATCATAACCTATGGAAGACCAACCCCTATTCAACACCTCTATTGAGCTAAATAATGACGTGGCAAAAGAGCCCCTGATTTCAGACTCTGATAAAGAATCTTTTTTTAAGAGTATTTTAGCTGACCGCCCCTACGAAGAAACCTGCTCACTTTTTGACGGTAAACTATCTCTTGTTTTTAGAGCGATGACCGTTCAGGAAAATACCGATGTGGTTAACCAGATTGTCGCAGACAGAAAAGCAGGTACAGCATCAGACACAGATGCGTATTTCATAACCATTGCTACTTATAGGCTGGCGATGTGTTTGGTGTCTGTCGATTCTCAGCCATACTCTTCTATAACCAAAGAAACCTTCAATAAGGCGAGCGACGACGAATCGTACGTTTTGGCTAGAGCCAGACCTATGGCTCACTGGTCTACCTCAAAGCTGAGCATATACCTTGATGCCTTTAGGTTATTCGAGTCTAAATTGGTTAAACTTAGTGCAGAGGTACAAAACGCAAATTTTTGGAAGGCCAGCGCGTAAGATTGCTTACAGAGGGGTATTTACGCGGCTGGCTGACTTTTGAATACCCGAACACTAGTTCCTACGTTCGGGAAGAAATAATCCTCAGCTATATTGAGGATGAGCGCCTCTATGCGCTTTTAAAAAACAGGTTAAACATGGAGACCGTGCTGAGAAGCACGATGACTTCGAAAAGCAAGAATTTTCTTGACCCTGTCTATAAAGTCGCCAACGAGCTCATAGGATTAAAATTGCCTTTGCTTAAGCCAAAAGATAAAATAAAGGATAAAGTCCATCCAGACACAGGTACTCCGTATACTCGTGAACAGATAGATGAATGGAAAAAGATGTTAGCTGAGCTCAATAAACAATAATGGAAAGCGATTTCAACAGTTTTGACCCGTTTGAAGATAACTATGAGTATTCTCATATGGGCAGGAATTTTGGTAGTGCCCCGGTTAATGCTGCGATGCATCATTTATTTGGGCGTCACCTATTGCCTCAGCCTCGTGACGGGCAGGACATGTATGATGCTCTGATTCAAAGAGAGCGTTCCCAGCATTTCATGAATTTACAGAGTTCGAGCTTTTCGAACAATATGCTCAATCAAGCCATGGGGATTAGCGGTCCTGCTGCTGCAATGATAGGTAGAGTGGCAGGCAGTCCTGACGGAGGATTAGCCCGTATGCTGTCCCCTTTAGTTGGAGGCAACCCTATGGCAGCCAGTATGCAAACTTACGCCGGACTGTCTGGAGCCAGCACCATGGGGGCTTTTGGTAGGTTCTCTTCTATCACTGAGGAAGAAACCCAGGGAGTTATGAACTCTCTAGCCAATAACTTCTATAAAACTCAAAAATTTGAGGGCAAGGGAGGCATAGCTGAAGAATTAAATATTAAAAATCGGGATTTCTTAAATGCACTTATAGATAAAAATGACGAGAACAGTATTAAGCATTTAAGAGACTCAGGTATTGCTGTAGACACCGATAAGAAAGGAAAAATAAAAGATCCTGACAAGCTTAAAAAACAAATAGCAGATCTAGACTTTACGTCAGGCTTTAGAGCAGGTGAGGCAGAAGAAATTCAAAAGGCGCAGATTACTTCAGGACTAGGGCGAGACATGTCTAAAATTCTTAACGAGACAGATGCGACAGTCAAAGCTGCGCTCGAAGAAAGAATGGAGAAAATATTTAAAGCCACAGGTGTTACAATCAGTGGTCATGTAAAGTCCGCCCCTTCTACAGCTGAAAAAACAGCAGCAAGGCGAGATCTAGCAGCAGACTTATTTAAATCTCTCGATGATTTGAAGGCTGCTCCTGAAGCTGAAAAAGCAAAGATCTCTGAGCAGGTTAAGCAGCAGTTCCGTGACCTCGGAATGAGTGAGCAGGCAATTAAAAAGACAACAGATAAGCAAGGTGTTGTATCTGCAGATGCGGCAACTAGCTTAGCTGAGGAATTTGTATTAAGAGGAGCCTCCAATACCGCAGAGAGTAAAACCGCAGAAAGACGAGAGCGCGCTTCTGCCCTTTTTAAATCTTTAGAAGCTCTCAAAGCAGCTCCAGCCACCGAAAAAGAGAAAATATCTACAGAGATTAAGCAGCAGTTCCGAGAGCTAGGAGTAAGTGAGCAAGCCATTAATAAAATAGCCGACAAGAAGGGTGTTGTGGCGACTGACGCAGCAAATAACCTAGCGGAGGACTTTGTTACAGGTAAGACAGCGACACCAGCAGACAGGACAACAGAGAGACGAGGGCTCGCAACCGAACTATTTAAAACCCTTGACGCACTTAAGACTGCTCCTGAAGCTGAAAAAGCAAAGATCTCTGAGCAGGTTAAGCAGCAGTTCCGAGAGCTAGGAGTAAGTGAGCAAAGAATAAAGAAAGTATCTGATGAAAAGGGCACTGTGCTAGCTGACGCAGCTAGTGGTCTTGCCGAAGATTTTGTGATGGGCAGAACAGAGGTAACTCCTGCGGAAAAAGCTGCTGCAAGAAAAGACCTAGCCTCTGACTTGTTTAAAACCCTCGACGCTCTCAAAGCTGCCCCTGAAGCTGAAAAAGCAAAGATCTCTGAGCAGGTTAAGCAGCAGTTCCGTGACCTCGGAATGAGTGAGCAGAGGTTGCAGAAAATATCCGATCAACAAGGGATTGTATCAGTTGATGCCGCTAAAAAACTAACAGAAGACTTTGCAGCAGGCAAAACAGACTTTGTAGAAAAAGAGTCCAAGGAGTCTACGCAGGCCAGAGACGCTATCGCTATCAAGACTGTTAGGAAATCCAAGATACTAGACCTAATGCAAGAGGCTAGTGCGCAGTTTGAAGAGAGCACTGACACTAGCAAGGCAGGCAAAGAGGATAACAAAAAAGCTAAAGAAAAGTTTGAGCAGACTAGTAAAAATACTTTTAAGCAGCTGCAATCTGAGACGATGAGTGCTTTGGGTATTACTGAGAAGGAATACGTTCGTCGATACTTAGACAAGGACCAGAACGTAATGATGGATAAGCTAAAAGCCGACGTGGAAAAGTCTACTCAGCTTAATAGCGGAGAATCTGCGAGAGTAGCCGCAGACGCTACAGGTGCTTCTGGCTTTAGGCGCAAGGGGGTTAACTTTGAAAATACCAGAGGTTTCAAGGTAGAAGATTTTACGTCAGCCTTCAGCAAGGCTGCTGAACTTAGGATGCTAGGTGACGCTCGAGGCAAGAGCCCGGAAGAGATGATGGACGCATTCTCAAAAAATGCTGGAGGCGTCATGTCTGCTGCACGCTCCCTTTTCGGCAATAAGTCTGGAGGAGAGCTAATGCAAAACTCTAGAGATTTGATGGGGCTAACCTCGATGGATCTGTCTTCTGAAGACGGAGCTAAGGATGTAGAAGATATGCTACGCAAAGTTAAGTCTACTGCTCGAGTAGCAGGGCTTAGTGTAAAGCACATGCTAGGCATCATAGAAGCTACTCGTGATCTCGCCAGAAGCAACCCACAGCTGCAAAACATGAATCAAGGGTCGATCACTAACCTAGCTGTAGCCTCTACGATGCACGCAGCTTCTGCTGGCGCAAGAATGAGCTCAGCAGATTTCACGAGTGCTGGAGGAGGACAAGGCATAATGGCAGCCGAGTCAAAGTCCTCCTTGGCCTTTGCGCAATCCGGTACAGGCAGGTTGATGGCTGTCGCTTTAGGGCAGGCTAAAGCAAAAGGCAGAGAAAAAGAAATGATGAAGCTTATCGAAGAAGGTAAATTCGACGCTTCGGCGTTAGCTAGAGGAAGTTACTCTGAGATAGCCTCTGTAGCCGGTTTGAGTACAGGCTCACTTTCGTATATGGCGAACGATCCCTTGGTAGCTCAACGCTATATGAAAGATAAAACTATAGCCGACACAGTTACCGGAGCAGCAGGAGATAAGCAAATCGCTAGGACTATGTCCAGGGTCATAGCTAGAGGCGTTTTTGGGAAGAGCGGGCAAGAAGAAAAACTAGCAGATCTTTATAAGAAGTCTAAAGAAGCAGGGATGTCTGACAGTGATTTCGAAACAAAGTACATAGACCCAAACCTTAATTCAGCTCAGCGCGCCGCCTTTCAAACACATAAAGTTAAGTTTTTCAGAGAAATGAGGGACAGAAATCTGCCAGAGCCTGTAAAAAACGCGCTAACTAAAATCAGAGATGCTGATATGGAAGCAGCTAAGAAAACTTCCAAAGAAATGGAAGGAAAGACAGGCTCACTAGCTTCGCAAGCAATTTCTGCTTTTTTGAATAACGAGGGAATGGACAATATTGGAGATGCTCTCGTCGGGATGTTTGCCACGAACGGAGATGCCCGTAGCAAAGACTTGAATCAAAAAGCTCAAGACGCAGCTAAAGGGCTGTATGACAGCATTAGAGATAAAGGTAAAGGGACAGACAAAGAAAGGTTAGATCGTATAGATGTTAAGGACAATAAGGGTGTCTCTGACCTAGACAGACTAAATCAAGTTATAGATGCGCAGAAAGACCAGGCAATGCAGACTGGAGATACCACGCGAGCCTCTAAATTACAGCGTTTAACTAAAAAAGATATAGTTGCGTTGCAAAGGTCTAGCGGCGAGACGACAGCCGAAGGAGCCAAAAAAAGGCTGGAGGAATTGAGAGCCAGAAAGAACGCTGGCGAAGCTCTTAAACCTGAGCTGCAGCAGCAGATGGAAACTCTGGAGGCACAGGAAAAGCTCACAGGAGGCTTCACAAATCAACAAGCCTATGAAGCCGTGTCGTCAAAGAAGATATCAGGGCTGGTAGGAGGGTTGTTGGTAGGAGGCAAAGCTTCTGCAGAAAAAGCCTCGTTGGAGGAGCGCAAAAAGGCAGCCTTTGCCACGATGGACAGTCAGCTCACAGAGCTGGCTAAAGACGATAAATCTATTGCCGCAGCTCAAGAGTTTTACAAAGACAAAGGAGGAGCACAGCAGCTTGCTGAAGATTTACAAAAAGGTAAGGGAATGTTTGCGGATAAGGCTACGCGTGATAAATATCGTCAGGGTAGTCTTGGAGCTATTGTGGAAGGCACAACTTCTGCGATAGCAAAAGAAGAAGAGCGGCTGAAAGGTTCAGGAGAATTACCTGCAGCTGAAGACGCAGCTACTGCAGGCTTTAAATCCGCCTTAGCTCCTATATTAGAAGCAATCAAAGGAGGAGACTCTCTTAAAGTCGCGATAGAGAAATTAGCGACAGCGATAGGAAGCTTTTAACCATAAAACTATAAAATATGCCAGCATCATTCGTAGATTCCGGGGGAGGAATATTTGGAAAAGGAGGAGGCGCACAAGGGCTTGTTACTGTGCCCTCAGTAGATGACATCGTTTCAAGTCAGGGCAATCTAGCGATCTACGACTCTGTGAGTGTACAGGTCAACGACACCATTCAATTCTTTTTAACCTTTGATGACATTGTAAAGTATGTCTTTTTTGGTAAAGGTATTGGTTCGGTGGTGGCAGAAGGAACAATGTACTCAGCATGCGAAGGGGGCATACCTGGCTTAAGAGCCTGTGCAAGCGCAGTAGGGCAATTAAGAGGCCAAAAGGTTGATGTTTCTTTGGGCGGGTTCGCTGTATCAGCAATACTCACAAGCGCTCAAGTGACTGTGATTAGCGAGCCTGACATTATGGGTAGATTTGTTTTTAACTTCGCAGCTATCGACCACCACATGTAATATGGTAAATCACTTCGCATCTTTACTAAGCAACCTTAACCTTTATGCCATGGCGCAGACTGCGGTAAGCTATCTGCTGGTCGCTAGCGACAACCATAATGTTGTCTCAAGCGACTCATATCTTATCGAACTTGCAGGAGAATATGAGAGATCTGCTGAAATGGTGCAACTGGTTAGTCCTATCGTAAATAGGAATTTTAATCAAATAGACCTTCCGCAGGAGCTAAAACCATTTTACAATATTCTTTTTCCAGAGTCGGCTTCCAACTACTATAAACAGTTTTTGTTGTATTGCTACTTACGCATTGTAGATTCTACAGATCGCCGTGAAGAAATTAAGAAATATGACAACAGAGTGTCATATAATCTAGACCTAATTCGTGATTATTTTAAGTTTAACAGAGTCTACCTAGATGACACTAACCCGAAAGACTATAAGTTGCTGGTTTTTGGCAAGCTGCTCTCGAGCACGTCTGCAAATTTTTATTCCAACAGCTTTCTAATATCTCAAGTACCTAATACGCCAGGCGTACAGGTGTACTCTTCCACGCAAAATCAATTCTATAAACCTTTCAGTTTACCTACCCCATCATCAAATAATTCAACTATTACACTATCCTCAACCAGGGCAGGTATCACCGATCCTGTTCCTGTGGGAGATACTGGGTTGTTTTTCAGTATTGTAGGCAGCTTTGATAACTTCCTGTCACCCTATTCGAGATCCTGGAAATTTACAGCTGAAGCGCCTTTTCATTTTGACTTTTCTGCCAAGATGGTAGAGTTTGAAAATTATCAGCATGTTGTGGATAAAATGCTGAACTATAGGAAAAGTGAATGCAATGCCTCGCACGAAAATCTATGGAATATGCATCACAGCGATGTTTATAGATTTGCTGGCTTATTGCTCGCTTACGTAGAACGAGTGAACTTAAATTATGCCAGCTAAAGCAGAAGTCACAGTAACATCAGGCCTTCCCGGATCGGTCACAGGGGTGAGTATTACCTATCAGGTGGGTAGCATTCCTTATGCGACTATAGATCTTATTACAGAAGGAGGCGCAGCTCTATTTAGTAGTTTAGAGCAGGACAAGCGAAAGCCCTACGATATTGATATCTCTTGTAAAGTACATTCGGGGCAAGATGAAGAAACCAGGACTTTGAAATTTGAAGGGGTACTGGACGGGTTGTCTGTTTCTAGTACTGTAGGTAGGTCGCATTTCCAGGCTGTGCTGAAGAGTAAAATGCAAAAGCTCCTTGAGCTCACGACATTGACTCCTGGCTTGTACCCGTCCTCGATCAACATATATAAAATGCCTGATTTTAGCGTGATTGCTGACGGGGACATGGTGACGTCTTGGGGTGTTTTTGACGAGGACGGTAAGCTCCCCTACGATAAGGAACCTATCGTTTTTTATACAGAATTACTTAAAACTATCCTCGAGCTACAAAGCGGAGATTTTCAGAAGTTTCTAGGTGTTGAGCCTTTGATGGATGAGTCGAAACCTTATCAAAAGCTATACAACGATAAGCGATATAAGAAGGCAGCAAAAGACGCTTTTGAGCTTTTTGACAAGAATGTAGATATATCTGCGGTTTCTGGAGGAGGGTCTGCAGCTGCAGGTGTTCCAGTTGTTTTTGATAGCATTCAAAACATGTTCCTTAACGGGCCGAATGTTTTACTGGAAAACTACATGAATTTTTTGGCGCAGATGGGTTGCAGTTTAATTTTTGGTAACACTAAAGTATGGGCTGTTCCCATGAACACTGTAATTAAACCTGCGGGAGGTTCTCCAGAAGGAGGAGGGAAGCTGCAAAGCGAACCAAATGCCGCAGGTCCTGCGGATTGTGTAGCCTATAGTTACAACGACGTAGGTTACAGAGACATTGCGTGCGTCATTGTTAATGGAGAAAATTTGGCAGGAGGCGTAGATATAGGTACGCCAGCTTTCACAAGAGATCACTTAGCACACTTCATAGAAGAAGACGGGCTTTCTCAAGCTTCAGGGGTATTAGTAGTTAAAAATCATCCATGGATGGCAGCCTTTCCCACCAAAGCGGTTCCAGCTGACGCTGAAGAGACAAAAGAAAAGCTAGACCAGCAGGATAGCATGTATGAGTCTAAAAAAAGTTTTGACGACGGCTCTGAAGAAGCAAAAGAAGTAGCTGAAGCTATTGAAAAGAAAAAAGAGGATATAGTTGATGCTGCTCAAGAGGTCCTTGAAAACTATGCACTTACTAAATTTCTACAAGCGCGCTACGGAGATCGCCAAGGGTCGATAACTCTAGACTTCAATCCTAAGTGGGTTCCAGGTACAGGGGGAACATTGTATGTGCGAGAAATCTCTACCACGCTATCTTTCTATGTTACAAGCGTTGTCCATCATATAGACCTATCTCCTCCCAATTCAGGTACAGCCATTACCACAGTTAGCTTCACTTGCGGCAGATCTGGCGATGGTCCTCAAGGAGCAAAAGAAGATAAGTTTTTGAACTACAACGCCGACAAAGAGAGCGACGTGCAAAAAGCTTTTTTAAAAGATATAGGAGCAAGCGAATGAACGACGTAGAAAAACTCATTAAAGAAAACAAAAAGCTTATAGACCTAGAGGCTGCAAGGTACGCCACAAACATACCTTTAATCACAGTACAGATAGAGGCTTATAAACTGGCGCGTGAGGCGGCCAAAAGCTACAATCCTAACACAGGAGTTAAGTTCAGCACACATCTTGTTAATAGTCTTAAAAAACTGTCGAGACTATCCACTAAATATGGCGCTGTACTCCGCGTACCTGAGAATACTCAATTCGGTATCAACAAACTTCAAAAGCTCGAAAAAGACCTCGAGCACTCCCTAGGAAGAACTCCCACGACTGAAGAGCTCGCTCATCACTCAGGGTTCAATGTGAAGGCTGTTACACACACACTACAGAGCCGTAAAACAAGCGCAGGACTGTCATCACTGTTCGATGCGCCTTCCTTGTTCGACAGCGCTAATGATGAATGGGTGCAATTTGTTTATCATGACCTAGCAGACAAAGATAAATTGATTTTTGAACACAAAACAGGGTTTGGAGGGAAAACTATTCTAGATAACGCTGCCTTAGCCAAGAAATTAAATTTGTCTACCAGTACGCTAAATAATAGGTTAAAATTAATTAACTCTACACTAGCCAAAGGATGGAAATAACATGTTCGACACTCTCATCAAGCTGCTTAATAAGCTTAAATCTTTTTTTGAAGATAAACTACCGTCTGGAAGGCTCAGCAATGATAGCTCAGGGCGCAAATGGTTTTTAGAGCATATTTCATATGAGGGAGAGCTTACGTTAGAAAAATTGCGAGAAATCACCGATCGTGGCGATTTGAACAGTCTTTTTGTTGAACGCTATGACGAAAAATCAGTAAAAGCCAAAAAAGGTATCAGCGCAGTAAAAGTAGAGATATCTGCCTTATACAGTTTTCAAAAATGTTTTGTGCAACGCTACAAAGGCAGACTGCATTTTTACAGAGACGATCTTTCTCAAAAAGGAGCCAGGACCATGCACACCACCGGTAGGGCCTATGGACTTTTTAACGAGCTTAAAAAAAATCTAGACTCTTAGTTTATGGCGATCGCAAGCATATCTACAAACTACACAAATCGCACTAAGGATATCAGCATACTGCAATACCCAGACGCATCTACTGTTGATGCTCAGATTGTATTACCTCAGTTTGGAGGCAACGCTAGGTTTTGTACAGGCGTACAGAAGCTTATTCAGAAGTATGCGATTATTCTGCTTACAAACATAAAATCTCAACCGGCTTTTCCTACGTTTGGTACAAACTTTTTGTATACCTTGCAGGCAGGTATATCTCCAGTAGACCGTGTGCGAGCTTCACAGATATTTGTTTTAGCCAGCTTCCAGGCAGTCACAGCCCTTAGAAGATATCAAGTGGCCAACCCATCTATTCCAGACGATGAAAAGATTGTACGGGCAGAGCTGGTAGGTCTAGATTTGTATGGAGGCTACGTAGGGTTCTCAGTAAATATAATTACAGTAGCTGGAGACAACATTTCGTTCGTGGTACCTTTACCTAAGTAACATATGGCAGAGACAATTCAAAACACACTAGACCGCTTAACTGCATTCATTTCTCAAAATTATACAGACATTGAAGTAGGTCCTGGTTCTGTTATAAGCGAGCTACTCCTCAAAGTTGCGGCTAGTATTCATAACGAGCAGTATAATCTCATCGAAGGACTGCGGCAATCCTCGCATATTAGCAGCGTACTTGCAGCCACTGAAGACACCTATTCCCCTATAATGGATGCAGTGGCCTCTAACTATAACGTTAGCCGCGACACTGGTGCGTACGTTACAGGTAAAATAAAAGTAACTGTTAGTGCCTCTAACGAGTACAACCTGAGACAGGGGTTCGAGTTTGTCCAGCCCGGCTTGAACTTAAACTATACTCTTGTGAAAAACACTAGAGTGGTTGGAACAAAATCACTAACAACTTTAAATGAGGTGCAGCTGTTCAGCTCAAACGGAATGTTCTATTTCATTCTCGACGTAATCGCTGAAAATGTAGGACCGCAATATCAAGTACCTTCAGGAACAGTATTCTCACTGGCTCCTGATGGATATCTAAACAAGTTTGTAAAAGCTGAGGCATACGGCAACTTTTCTTCAGGTAAAAATGTAGATACCGATAAAGAGTTGGTAGCTAAAATAAAAACAAGTCTAGGCAATTCACGACTTACTTCTGCTGCAGGTATCGCCAAAAACTTCTCAGAAAAATTTCCCAGCTTCCAGTACCTATCCATTTGTGGAGCAAACGACCCAGAGATGCTTAGGTCAAAGCAGAATGTTCTAGGTATTTCTACGTTTGGAAAAGCTGACGTTTATGTTCGTTCAAGCGTAGGGTTAGAATTAACTCACATCACGAAGTCAGCTACGAAAATTGCTGAAAATACATGGAGGCTGCAACTTTTCAACATAGACGTACCAGGATTTTATAGGATTCAATCCATTATACCTACCTCCAAACAGATTAACCTAGGAGGTACATTGTTGCCCACAGCTGTAGATTACGGTTTCTCTATATACCCTAACTATAGGAATAATGAGATTGCCGCAGACACAATCGCAAAGAGTGTTAGTAACGCCAGATTCACCAAGTATCAAACTGCGACAGTCACATTTAATTATTCAGATCCTGAAAAGATAGCTATAGGGCAAACCGCTTCTTTTGAACTTCATATCAGTAATCAGCCTCATATCGCTGAGATGCAGGACTTGTTACTTTCTGACGAAAACCGACTAGCTTGCGCAGACTACCTAGTGAAGGCTGTTGTTCCTTGTATGGTGTCGCTGAACATCAATCTGATCAAGAAAAGAATTACCGACACATACGAATCTTTAAATATTCAGCAGCTAAAAAAAGACATATTCACGTATGTTAACACTATTCCTTTTGGAGAAGAGCTGCATGCCTCTGCGTTAATCGACATTTGTCATAACTATGATATACGTAGAGTAGACTTGCCTATAAGCATGGAAGGTGTAATTATATGCCCAGACAATTCAACCATAACACTTGAAGACTCTGATGTGCTGGCTATCCCTACCGATATCGCTAGAGGAGTATCTCCGAAAACAACCGCGTACTTTATCGACTATTATCGAGTAGAGGCAGGTGTGACGCAACCCATCGACAATATAGGCTTAAATATTTCATAGCATGCTCATTGACTTCATACCTTCAAAATTCCCTGCAGGAGATGTTACAGACGGACAATATCTGTATCGTTCGCTGGGCTCTTTTTGGACACAGATATTCAGAGATAAGAACGTTTTAAAAGGCTATACTATCGGAACAGCTGACGAACTTATTCAGTCTTACTTTAACCTAACGGAAGCGATCAAGCAGTACTCTGTTAAAGATATAGATATTCTACATAAGGAAAAATGGCTGCCTCTCGTAATTAAGAAGTCCGAGTTTAACAACGCACCCTTTAAATTTACTTCCAACTCTGCTGTGTTTGGAAAGCAACCCAACACAGATAGCTTTTATGCGGGACAAATATTCAGGTTCGGTTTCTCAAAAGAGACAGGAGGACAAGTCTACAGTTTTACACCTACTGTAGCATTATCTAAATTTGGAGCTATAGCCAATAGAATCATAGCTCCTTCGCTTGTGCTGATCCCTGGTATAGATGTCGTAATGCAGGAAGGTACTCTGTATTTTACGGTAAATCTTTTTAACAATTCGAGAATACCTACAGCAAAAGTCATCGATGACTTCGGTTCTCCTGTAACTTTTAAAGACTCTAGAGGCGAAGTATTCGAAGAAGAATTTATTGTATTGTGGATGCATATGGCGGAAATAGATCAAGCCGCACTATACAATACATTCGGAGTGCTCCTGGACCTGAACCTACCTTCAGCAGAAAGCTATAAAGAAATACTTAAAGCGGTTTTTAACCTCTATGTGGAAGGTCCTACAGTTAGAGCACTAACGTCTGCGTTTGCCGCCTTGGCCAAGGCTCCTGTCATAATCGAGCCTGAAGAAATTGTTGATGACATATACGTAGACGATTATAACCAGTATGTGATTACAGATAAAAACGTCTACAAACTAGCATTGAACCAGAATATTTCCAGTGATGTGGCTAGAGGCGTTATTTTTTTTAGCGGAGAAATTTTAAGTGCAGATGTGTCGGTGTCTGACAGTGTTATTGATCCTATATGGTGGCAAAGCAAGGTACAGACAACCAAGCTTTCGTTTGCTTCACATATTTTTATTGCTGGTGTTAAAAATCAATTGTTTTTTGAAAACTCGCTTAAGCTTTTGACGTATACAGGAGCAGCTCCAAACCCACAGGACAAGAAGCTAATATTTCCTGTTCTTGGGAGAGACACTGACGTACAGCTATTCCAAGACTATATAAATTTGCCTGAAAATAAAAACGAGCTAATCTCTTTGCTTAAATTTAAGCCGAATATAACTTCGTCGATAACAATCAATCCCATCGATTTTCTATTTAAAAATCTTTTTAAGAACAACACCCTTTTTGTTAAGTTAGACTTCTACGAGCAGACCCAGCTCGAGCTTTTCGTGTCTTTGCTTCCTCTGCTGCAGTTCCACCTTCCGTCACATGTGTATTTGCTGCTGTATATCTCAATAACTCTACCGCAGGACACTCTCTCTAGATTGAATAGCGGATTAAAGATACATGCTTTCCCTGGAAGACTTTTTAGCTTTGACGGCTCCGAGTACCTGACAGGTTCACGGCCGATACTTGGCAACGACGATCCCGACTACTACAAAGATTACCTAAATCGCCTTTTTTGTATCTCGCTAGGTCCTTACAGGAATGGGCAGCCGCTGCATGCGGACGGCACAGCAAAATTCAACAACGTCAATAACCTCGATGATCTGCAACTAAATCATCCTATAGGTGTCACTGCTGGGACTATGCGTACAGACATACCTGCAAGCGTTCAACCTCCTGGAGAACCTTTTCCAAGACTTCCTTCAACCAGAGAGATACAATCAATCTTATTAATCGACTTTTAACCTAGAGGCAATATAATATAGTTTTATGGTAAACACTGAAAATTTAAGCACGACCAAAGCGCTTACAGGTTTTATAAAAATCTGGCAAGTCGACCCTTGCTCTGGCGAATCCTTGTTGTTGGTAGACAAGCCGAATATGATTCTGAAAGGCGGAGCAACGCTATTGTCGCGCTCTTTAGGTGGGGATGCTGCTGCAAAAATTTGGGGAATGTATATCGGTTACAACAACAACGTAACTTTCGTTAAGCCAGATATTGATGTAGACTACGCAAACCGCTTTATCAATTATGCTGCACCTTTTGGATATTTGCGCGAGCCTTTAACTTTTAGCCCCAACTTCTTATCTTCTCCAGGCTATGTCGACAACACTGTGCTGTTTTCGACAATGATAACTTCCGCCAATAAAGCAGGCGGGGCAGAGTTCACTGAAGATAGTAAGATTTATGAGGTTGCTCTTGTAGCTGCACAAGATGTAAATGACCCTACCAAGGATATCGTGTTTTCTAGAACTAACTTTAATCCTGTGCAGTATAACTCTACTTATAACTTCACCATAACTTGGGGCGTTAGAATTCTACTTACATAATCATATGAGTTTAACTCCTTGGCTTCCGGTAGTCCGAAAAATAAAAGATGGTGAGTTCGTAGACCAGACGACTGTAAACGTACCTATCGACCAGCTCACTCAAAGAGACCAGCATCTCTATGAGAAGTTTCAAGAGCTATCAGGTAAATCTGTCTTGATTAGCTTTGGTCAGCCGATACATCCAGAAGAAACAAGCTATGTTGTACCAGGAGAGTTAAATCTTGTCTACTTCCGCAGTGATGCCTCAGGGGCAGGTATCTCTAGAAGTATGACAGGCTTTTCTTCGACATCTTCCTCGTCGATGTTCGCGCCTAAAAATTCAAACTATGTCTTCGGCTTAACCAAGATGGTTTATGCCGATACGCAAACCGCAGACCTGTTTACAGAAGGCTTGTGTGAGCTGACCTCAGACATTGATGACTCTGCAACTGGGCTCTTACAGAGCGGAGAAGAGTTTTCTCCAGGTCCGTATTTTTTATCTTCGAAGTATTTAGGTAAAATTACAAGAGATCCGTCAGGAATACCTGTGTATGTTGGTTATGCTATAAGTAAGCGTAAGTTTTTACTACATACAAACGTAGACGAATTTTCTCAGTTTTTTATTAACTACAGGTACCACGTATTAGATCGTGTAGCAGGTACACCCTCTTTATCTGGTACAACTTGGACAATAACCTCGTCTAATGCCAATAAACTCGGTTGGATAGCCGTGGGCAGCATCACAAACATTCCTGTACCTGTAGGAGCTAAATTTTACTACAATATTCCAAGAACTACAGCTCAGCTAGACGCTGACACTGAGCTTGAAGGCTATGAACGTGAGGAGGCCATAGACTTACGCAGAGATCTTCCTCCGGTTCCTGCGAATTTTATTCAATTGTATACGAACGGTGTTCTGGAGAGATATAATAATGAGTTTGATCCTGCAGGGAATTTTTCAGTGAACGAGTACGGCTTATGGTGGCATAACGATCAGAACAGCTATCAGCCTTGGTCAGCTTCATACAACAGCTCTAACACCTGGGCAGTGAATAAAACAAATCTTTCTGCGAGCAGAAAAAGAATGTTTGTAAGCTTTTCAAAATTTAACCCAGCACTAAGAACACAGCTAGTCAGGTCTCTAGCTCCATATGATCGTGTAGAGAACGGAGAGTATGTTAACCGGCCATCCAGCTTTTTGAAGCTCTACAGCAAAGATAAGCCTGATGCGCAGGCCGCAACAGGAGATCTGCTCTTTGACATTGACGCTCCTGTGAACCTTTACGGCTATCGCCCAAGCGGAGCTACGAGCGATCTAGAAGAATTCGAATACCCCGAAGCACCAAGGAGTGACCAGTATACTGCAAATCGTGCAATAGCTGCTTTACAGTACTCTAAACCGGAAGGTGCATTCAAGGCAGTAGTTACCCCTGTGGTTGCAAGAATACTCGGAGCCAATGGAGTGACTGTAAATGAAGACGCTAACCGACCAGGTGTGTGGACAATCCAGTATTCTGCCACAGGCATATCAGGACAAGTGGACTCTATAGAGCCTATCAATTCACGACTCGAGTTTTTAGGCTTAAACTCCTATATCAAACTGCCTCCTCCCTCATCTACACCCTATGGGCTGATTGGTAAGATAGTTCTACCTAAGTCTGGAGTGAATAACAAACCTCTCCAGCTTGTGTTTCACCTATTTGGAGACAAGGATGTTTCGTTGAGCTCAACATTCAGAAACGTAGCGTTCCAGTTGGAGTACTCAGCTGTGTCTGCTTACAATGGTAGCTCTCCTACGAACTACACTACAGTAAATACAAATAAATATAGTCCTAACGTTAATCCTGTAGAATTCGCAATTAAGCCTATCGCAGGCGCAGCTAATAACTACGCAGCCTACACATCTTGTCGTATAGCTGAGCCTGGCTTTGTGATTCCTGCTCAGTTTGTGCGAGAAGACACAATCATTAACTTTAAGATAACTCGCGTGGCTGTAGGGTCACTTGCAAACAACTATGCAGGGAATGTTATCGAAGGAGGCAATATTGGACTGCTAGGTATTTATTGGGAAAGCTTAACATAGTAAGAGTATGCCGTGGATTGATAGCTTAGACTGGTTGTCTCTAAACTCTCTCAGAAGATATCCTCTGAGAGAGGGCACCAGCGTGCTTAGTACTGACGAGTATTTTAGTATACCTGATACGCTAATATCTGATTTTACGTTATGTGCCTCTAGCGATGTTACACGCAGATTCTATATCTCTAAAATTTTTAATAAAGTCACTTCTCTGATTATCGAAGTCAGTGATTCCTCAGGCATTCAGGTTGGCTCGTTTAATATACAAGGAAGCCAACACACCCAAGACAAAGACTATTACCTAACTCCTACGTCTTTGTATGCAGGGGCCAACGGCAAAATAACTATAAATACTCTTGAGGACCTTAAAACACAGCCGGCAGGAGTTTTTTCTTTTACGCTCGCTGCCACAGAATTCGAGCCTCGAGTGATTGTTCCTGGGTTGCAGGGAATAGACAGAATCAAGTTCACTGATACTCAAAACGGCACATATAGTTTTACAGGAGATATACATATCACTTCACGGAGTAACGTATACTTTGACTATGCTCTCGCTAATAATGAAGTGCTGGTAGATGCTGGCGATGACCTTGGCTTGAGTAAGTTGTGTACGTTTAAAGATTGTGTTAAGAGTATCAATGGCGTCGGGCCGGATCCTGCCACAGGCAACATCAATCTTCTCGGCGTTAACTGTGTTAAAATATCAAACTCTGCGCAGTACACTCTCGATGTTTCTGACACTTGCTGCACTCCGTGCTCAGGTTGCAATGATCTAGAAGAGCTAACTACGAGACTCACATCGCTAGAGAACAGCTTTTTACAGTTGAAAGATAATTATAATAGTGTAAATACTCAGCTAAGTACGTATCTTTCTACAATTAATTCTAACTGTGCATGCCCCGAGTAATGCAATTAAGCTTCTATGGCTGCTCTAGAATATCTCACAGGCAACGCGCTGACGGCCCATCCGTTTAGACCTCCGAAAAACACATCTTTTGTACCTACCCACCCCGTGGAGGGCAACGGAGACACCTCTGTAGTTTGGTTCTACGACATTCTTTTCGTTGCCTTTTTACCTAATTTAAAAAAAGTGTTCGTATCGAACATTTCAAAGATTTCTGACACGCAAGTATCTTTGACTTTTAGCGACTATGACACAGGAGAAGTCATTGTACCTAGCGAGCAGCCAGCCGTATTGACTTTAGCTAACCACTTTAAAAATACTGAAGCCAGCTTTGCTTCGTGGCAAACAAGCGGGTTTGCCGTCAAAGTAGTGTTCGGGCCAGGATTATTAGCTAAACCCAACTTTAGTCAAAATTATCCTAAGGAGCTTACAGAGCTGAGCTCCACTGCAGTAGTGTTAAAACAACCTAGAGTATCGAGTCTGACATTTAACGCTTACGACACACCCAAGGCTCGAGAGCTTGCTCTGCCTCTTGACCATAAGTTTCAGGTGGCGGTATACACAAAAGACACTACTGAGCCAAGGGTTAGGCTAAAGCACAACATTCTGTATCGCATAGAATCCCCTTCAGCTCTAGGTTTGGTTGTAGCCAGAGGTACAGGGGAAGGATTGTACGATCCTTGTCCTGCTCTTGGCGCTATTGAGGATGTTTATAGTGTGACCCAGGTTACTCCAGACGAAAACGGTGGTATTTTCCTAAACCCGTCTAGCTGCTATTCTGCAAACACGTTAACTTCAAATGATGTAATCCTTCTAGGAGAACCAGTACTCGCTCCGTATAGAGCATTTCCTCTTTACTTCCCTAGAAATGACTCCTTGGTGTTTAACGCAGTTTCCGTAGGCTCTTCAATTTTTATTGAAAATTTCTGTAAACCTAAGTGCGCACCAGAACAAATTCAAGCTTTTGCACACTATTTAAACAGAGTTACTGACGGCGCAAAGGAGTTAGACCTTATAGCTGCTAGGGACACAGAGACGCACGGGATCTGCGACATCCAAAATCTTACGCTAACCGTACTATCTTTTTGTGATGACGGGGTGTTCGGTCGTTGCGACATTCCTTGTACCCCAAATTTCATAAAATATTTCCACGAAGGCCGCGAAATTCAGATAGCATATACTGGAACAAACGTACAGACCTTTAAAATCATGGAAGTAGTGTCTGATAATGTGGTCAAAATTGACCAGCTTGCTGATTACGGTAAATCTTTACCTTTTAGACTTTTAGATAACGGTGTGGTAAGTAACATGAATTGCGCTGTTACTGAGTACAACACCAAGGCCCTAGCATTTTTACGCCCTTATTTTACTGTAAAGTACACAACAAGCGAGTCGTATAGTTCTCAAGGCATATATACAACCTTTTTATCTGTGATTGTGGCGGTGTTTAACCCGTCAGGTGATCCTGTGGCGTTACGTACAGATTTCAACTATACAGCTTTTGCACGACAAGGCAGCTTTAAAATACGTAAGGCTGATGGTGTTGAAGTGAGTGACACCACTGAAACTTACGTGGGTTGTCGTGAGTATGTTTTTGTAGAAGCTGTGTTCGGTATCGGGTGCGGCATGACAGGAGGAGCAATCCAAATAGCTGTTTTTGACACCACAACTGGTGTAGACTCTCTGATAGGTGCTCCGTATTTTCTGCCGGGTATTAATGGTGTTCCCTGCCCAGGCAGCGGAGGATCCACCACACCTACCATACCAGTGTTTAAGCTGCTTAGAGATAATTGGGAAGGCTACTCGAAGGCTATACCTACCAGCAGCTTTTTCACTAGCGTCACCTTCAGCGCAAACAAACCTTCATGGCTTAACTTATCTTTTGATAATGCAGTCAAACAAATAAGACTGACTGTGCCTGCCTACCCGTCTGCAGCTCTCAGTGCACTGTACAACATAAGTTACACCTCAAATTACGGTGCAAATGGGTCTTTTAAACTGCTGTATATAGTTAAGCCTACAATCACTAGCCCTCTCGAAAGCACATACACCCTAGCTAACCCGCTGCCTGTTAATAAGAACACCGTATACACCTCGCAGGCACCGCTAATTTCAGTTGTAGCTACAAACATGACGCTTCTTTCTGCTGATTTCCCTGCTGACGAATTTTTCTATCAGTATACTCTGCATGTGTACGGGAACAGCTCTCTGCTTCCTGCTGGCTTGTACTTCGACAAAATCACAGGAAAGCTGACAGGTCAACTAAGCAACGCCGTACCTGTAGGCTCAAGAATAACCTTATATGTGAGCGCTAGGAATCCTGCAGGACTTGCCACGAACGCTCAAATTATTCCTTTAATCGTGACTGGTGCCACATAGGTTTCATATATTGGGCTAGCGACACTTTTTAATTAATATGATCCTTACACTAGATTTTAATAATAAGAATCAGTATAGGCGCTATCCTTTTAAACAGCATAGTGTATTGACCTCAACTACAGGGGATACACTTGCAGACGACATGATAGTCAACTGTTCGGTGACTACTGTGTACGGACAGCACAGAGTGTATGTTAGCCAAATTTTTAAAAGTAAAAACACTGTGCGAATTTCTATAGCCTCTGTTTTTGATGACTCGCTACTCGGTGTTTTTGCTGGTACACTTAGTGGAGATTACACAACGCTAGATTTGACAGCCAGTGACAATTATTTGTCAGGCTCTCTGACCCTAGGTCCAGTTAAAGCCTGGGAGCAAGCGCCACGAATATCTTTTTTTAACCCTGCGGCCACTGAGTTGGAAGAGTCCACACTATTTTGCTACGAAGCCCCAAAAGTAACATCTATTCTAGATAAAAAGCAACAGTCCCTTAGAGGTGTGGTACCCTACGGAGTACTTACAAATATTGAAAAGTACACAAATACAGGACTTAAGCAGACCAATTTTGAGTCTACTGCACCGGCCTCTGTAACTACAATCGCAGACAAGTCATCTTTCTTAAACAACTGCGCTACACCAGTAATTAAAAACATCAACGGAGTATTCCCGTTCCCTAAAGACGTCATACCTGACGAAAATGATGGTAACATATACCTCGTAGGCGTGCTGCCGATCACTTTCTACGGCATTTCTATAACGGAAGGTGTGGTGAATACAGTCACAGAAGATATCACTATCGACAGTTTGTGTAGTTTGAAGAGTAAACTACTTCCCCCTATAAATATTTCTGGATTTACTTTAGATACTGAAGAGTTCAGAGACAAGTACTATAGTAAGCCGGCGTTTACTACTGCGCGCCCAAATGGCGTACCTCCACACTACAATGAGTATATTCCAAAAAGGCTCGCAGCTAACTTTAACGTAACCACCCTACCAGAGTATTATTACTGGCCGCAGTTTGTGCAGCCTGATTACTACAGTCTCTGGTTCAACTACTCAGCGAATGTCATCATATAACGTACTAGAATGGCAGGATGAAAATAGCCTCACAAGCTACCCTCTCACAGAAGAGCTTGAAGTGCAAGGTGTGTTCGTGTCTGCAAACTTCATACAGTTCGATAATTTCGCTCCAGTTCTTAACGAGATATTTGTAGACAGTGACGCTATCAAGCTGAAAATAACTTTCGATTTTGGTCAACATACAGAACTCAGCTTTTCTAAGCAACGCTATGCTATGGGTGAAGCGTATAGGTATCTGAGAATTTACACACCAGATAAATCAAGGTATTTAGGAGTAATTTCTTTTGGACGAGGAGCACAGACATTATGGACTGAGCATGTAGGCAGAAAGTTTGAATACAACCTTTCGTTTACTCCTTGCGCTGTACGTAGCGTATCTTCCAAAAGTGGGGTTTACCTTCTTGACGGGAGTTATGGCGATATCAAGATGGGTAGAACACAGAGAGACGTCACTATATTCTATAACATGTCCTCTGCAGCTAAAACAGTAACCTTTAACGCCGTCACAGGGCACAGCGTCGAACCGACAGATACTATAGGTTTGCGTAAAATTAACCTAGTTTCTCCTGTGAGGAATAACATCAATCTAGCCGCTAACGATGTAATTAAATTTACCCCTCAGAATGCGTCGGCTTTGTCTGTTGACCTAGTGGCTGGAGTGTCTCCTTCAGGCTTCAGTATTCCCACCCTGTTCTAATGTTATGTACCAAGTAATTGATTGGCTGAACGAAAATGAGCTCAGAGCGTTTCCATTACTTTATAATGGTACGCTTCCCTCTGACTTTTTACTAGACCTGCAGCTAATCTTTAAATCTCACGACATTGAGTTGTCTCCTATTTTTTTAAAAAGTTATAGGAAGGTCTCTAACGATCTCGAGTTGGTTTTCGGCTCTTTAAATGAGAATATTTTTACTTTTACTCTTCCTTCTCCAGACACGCAAACTTACCCATATTATTTACGCGCAGCTAATGGGTGTTTGGTTGTGTTTGGCGAAGGAGCAAAAACTATTTTTTCTTCGGCAACTAGCACAGCTGCAGTTGTAGAGCTGCCTACAGACCCGTCTGTTTGCTATCAGTTCAACAATGCGTGGTTAGGTGTATCCAGTATAGCCTGTACCCCAAATAAGCAAACCAGAACTAACTCTCACGCTCCTATATTACCACTAATCCCTGCCACATCTGCTCCTCTAGTCGGGGACATCACTTTCCTGGCAGGCTATAACTTTCGTGTAAACATTAACGACAATGCGATTGATTTAGAGATAGGGGGAGGCTATGGTTTAAAAATGGATTGCTCAACTTTCTTTTTAGAAGAAACTTTCCGGGATTGTAGTGATATTGTATCGTACATTAATGGTGTACCTCCTGATGAACAGGGAAATTTTAGGTTGCTACAAGGAGCAGATATCAATATAGTTCCAGGAACAACCCTCACAGCTGACTTTGACGACCGCTTTCAACAGAAAGCTAACGAGCACTCTTTGTTTGTAGGTCTGTCATTCCAGCAAAATGACGTTTGTGCTCCTGTAAACCTAACACCTTCCTTATTATGACCCCAACAAACCCTAGACTCGTATTGACAAGTGTAAATCAGCTTATCAAATTGGTGCAGAATAACCCTGAGTTAAGCGCTAAACTTCCTAGGTTTTCTCAGATAGCCTCAATGACTGCCAGCACAGCACCTAAGAAGTCTTGCAATTGCGGAGGAAAAGTAAACGTAACTACCCCAGATAAGAATAAACAAGTCGCAGAGAACTTGCTCACATCCTTGACTCCTCAAGACTTTGTAACGATTAAAAATACTTTAAATTTGACAGAGTTGTGCTATTATAAGAGGTCAGCTGAAGCAGGGACCTTAACTCTTATTTGTGCTTAATGTATGGCAGATGAACCTGTATCCTACTTTTTCTCTCCAAATGTAAACGGAGAAGCTACCAGCGTGCCTAGAGTTGTCTCAGATAATACTGTGGCGCTGCAGTCATCTGTTATAAAAGCTAGGAACAGTCAGGCGCCTCTGCCGAATTCTTCTTTAACTATAGATAGTATCCCTGGAATACCCTTTGAGCGAGGGACACCTAACCCAGATCTCTTCTACCAAGGAGAGGATATCGTATACGACCTTTTCCTCTTTAATGGCGAGATCGTCACGTCTGATGATTATGACATCCTGGCGATACTTAAAACAAGCCCTAGGGCTTACACAGTGGCTTGGCAAGGCTCACTAGACTTAGGTATATACCCAGTAACTAACCAGTCAGGCTATTATGAGTTATGGATACCCTCCAATATAACTTCAAATCTTCTGGCTGGGACGTACTACTTAGATGTGTTGGTTCGCGAGAAAATGGGGGCAGGTAAAGGTAGGTTTGATCGTAAGTATGTATTGGTGCAAACTAGCCTTAATATTGAGTATAGTAATTTCTCGCCAAGCCCAGAAACTTTGGCGAGCAACCCTTTAGCCTCAAAAAGAGGTGGTATAGAGCAGGTCTGGCCCAACCATCCCGACACGATAGGTAGGCGCTCGGGGCCGGATATTCCAGGATTCTCTGACCCTGCATGGAGCGCGGTAGACCCCACGCAAATTCAGCAATAATTTTGGTATAATAATTTGAGAGTAATTTGCTCTTTGATATATTTTTTAGCTGTTTACCCATACTTACAGTTTTAGCTGTTTTTATGGTATAATATCTTGCATAGCTTTAAATCGCTATCAGCGCACCATAGAGTCATTCAAAATATTGCACTTTGGGCCCGTACTGGTTTCGATCAAGAAGATGAGTCAAGTAATGCACGTCGAGGAAGTCTGGTTGGCCTCGTTAAAACATCTGGACAAAAACTAAACGCAAACGATCAATCGTTCGCTATGACGGTAGCTGAAGCTGACGCGCTCTTGAACTCTTTCGAGTTCGAAGCTGCTGAAGCCCTCGCTGCTTAGTCTGCCTGGTGTGGACACTACTAAAGCACTAGGAAACCGCAGTAGGTTGGGCTAGACTGTAAAGCCTTGTAGAAAAGTACAGCAAGAGCGACTACTTAGAAGTCGATCGGTTCTTACCATCCTAATAAGATGTGATTGGTCGCTACATCCAAGACAGCCGTAATTGTCGCTATGTAGATAAACGTGTAGAGTTATTTGATAAAGCTGCTTGAGACAGGGGTTCGACTCCCCTCGGGTCCACCAATTTGGGAATACTCAGAGATAACATCCCTCTGCAGTACCCCCGGTACTGAGCTACAGGATATCGACAGTTGTTTTACTTTGTGAAGCTCACGAGAGCCCTTTGTAAAACAATTCCTGTGCAATTTGGGTGGGTATGGGTACCCTTCCAGCGCTGGGCTGAGGTCCTCGCTGGAAGGGTTATACCTACACCTCTTTTTCTTTAGCTTCTTGTGGAACGATAGCCACATCGTGACATGTAAGCTGTACCATAGTCATGAGCTGTTTTACGTATTTTTCGTTGATGAACGGAATACCTAGACCTAGCGTTAAAAACAGCTTCCTGACACCTCGAGCAAACAGAAAACAACTGGTAAAGTATTTATCTTCCAGCTCAAACGGCACGGCATGTTCCTTGAAATAGACCATACCACACCATATAAAATCGTCTTCATTTTTTTTACGTATCTGCTTTATATCCAGTACAAAGTTTGTCAGTTGTTCTTCTCCGCTTTTTTTAACCAGATAATAGGCCTTATCTCTCTTAACGTACGTTCTTCCTTGTACGCTAAATTGTTCTTCTCGGCTACGCATCCAGAAGCTCATCAAATCTTGTCCTGTTCTTTTTTCTAGCTGTTGTACCTGCGAATGGTCTAGTGCGGTAATATGCTTACGCAAATCTTCGTCACCCTGCTTACCTAGCATCAGCTCTGCAATATCTTCCGAAAATTTAGAATGCTCACTCTCACTCCATATCTTAATTAGTTGCTCTGTGCCTAGCAGCTCAGACAGTTTAACAGTGGAACTATTCCAATAGTCGTTTTTACTATTCCATGTATTCCCTGGCTTTATTTTTAGCTCATTGATGTCTTTAACAATTTCTACGCCTGCTTTACCATACCAACCATATTCACCATTCAGGAACAAAGTCTCTCTTTCATGTAAGCTTCCTAGCCTTGCAACCTCTAGCGAGCATATGTGCTTTGGTGAGCAAAACGTCGGAATAAGTAATGTTTTCTTGTACCTGTATTTGACGTCTAACTCTAGTAGTGGAAATGTTTTCACCACTCTCTCAGTCAAATACCCAAAACCGTTATGAATTAGCGCAGGCATACCTAGCTCCTCAAGCATGGCTTTAAAATAGACCACTTTGTCGTTAAATCGTGCTCGAGTATTTTCTGCTTCCTGAAGGCTCATCAGCCACGCTGACTGATACTGCATGATTTTTGTTTGATCTTTAAATAGCGATCGCTCTGCAAATTCAGAGTAAGCCAGTTTAAAGTCAAAACAGTCTGAAAAATCTCTACACAGTATCCTGTACAACTTTCTCCAGTCAGAAATAGGGAAAAAGTCAAAAATGTTTCCCACAAAATCGCTAGTCTTAGACTTAGCATACCAACCAAACAAAGGTACTCGCACAAAGTCATACTCTGAAGTGTTCGCTCCTAGCTTAGCGACCACCCCAGGCAGGTTGATTTTGCTGTTGATACTATTCAATAACATAATATAATTACCATATGTCTATTTATAACTTTGATGCAAGCACAGATTACTCTGGCAAAGAATTATACTCTCTGTTGTCGGGAGCAGACCTCCCAGAATACGTAAAGACCGCAGAGTTATCTGATGTGAGCGATTTGTCTTCTCTCAATAAAGAAGCTTTCGCAGACCCATACAGAAGAATCTACCCAATCAACACTCCTGCTCGAGTGTATGTGAGTAACGCCTACTTCATGAGCAAGCAGGCAGCGATCACCAAAACCTATGGGAAGGGCTATAGCGATAGCCTGCTCGCTAAGATCGCCCAAGCTGCAGAAATCCTGGATATCTCTGAAGACTTGGAAAACTACAACAACCGCTTTAATGAGAAGCAGGCAGCAGACTATGAAGAGCGTCACATGGTCGACTTCACGGTTGACGGCATGGAAACACCGGTGCAGCTGTACCCTGTGAAGACTGCAGAAGATCTAACCAAAGCTGCAGAAGATTTCACAAAGAATATTAAAAACTTTCCTTTCGCTATTCGTGTTAAGTCTGCTGAGAATTTTGTAAAGGCTGCCGAAGAGCTTGAGGTAACTGACCTGCCTGACTTGCTCTGCAAATACGCAGGCATGTACTACCCTGATTTGGTCAACCTTGATTTTGAATTGTGGAGAAGAGGCACCAAACTCACAAAAGAAGCGCATAGTGAAATCTACAACCAAATCAGAGCTGATCTAGGTAATATGCAGAGTATTGCTGAAGTCATGAAGGTTGCAGAGACCTGCTTCAACATTGAAAACATGGAAGGCCTTTATGATAATGTGAAAGTTGCCCAGATTCTGGGTGACCCTGTTGACATGATTTTCACTGAGCCTGTCACAAAAGTGGCAAGTGAGCTGAGTTTTGTTGAGGTACATGGCGACAAGTATAGGCTCGATGACCTGGTCAAGATCAGTAAAGATAAGTACGAAGAAGCGTTTGGTGATTGCGGGATAGACCCTGCTGATCCAGAAAAGATCGCAGACATCCTTCCTACGATGCCTAGAAGTGACGTTAAGCTTCTAGAGGAGCTGACAGGGCTGCGCCCGATCTAGTGAGTGCCTCGTAACTTCCGGGGTAACTTCCTGGGTAACTTCCGGGGTTTTTTTGTTTGCACTCTACAGTTTAGCAGCTAGCCTCATCCTATGTGCTACGAACCACCAAACAATTCGAAACCAGATCTAGACGGAGCAGTAGTATGGTTAATCTTTCTCGCGATTGTATTAGCCATATGTAAGGTCCTATGAAAACGATCAAGCAAATTCTTCAAGATGAAAAAGCTCCGATCACTGCTCTGCTTTACGCGATAACTAAAGAGTATGGCAGTGAATGCTATTCTTGGGAGCCTCTAGTGCTTAAAGCAGAGCTGCAGAAAGACTATAGCTGTGAGCTCTCAGATTTACAGTCAGACAAAATTCAGGCAGGAATCACGCTGCTCACTACTGAGCAGTATGAAACCAACATTGCTGTATTTGAGACAATAAATTATTTACTCAATCATCAGCCTGATAACATCGAAGAGTTCAATCCTCTCGAGCCCGAAGAATTGATCTGCGGGCTTACCGAAGCGTACATTATCAAAGCTGAAGAAATCAGCTTCAGTCCTGAGGTACGCGTGTACGCAGGACTCATATTCAGAGATTACGGAATGCATCGTCCTCCCAAGCTATTTCCCAAAGCTATCATGGAAGAACGCGATGGAAATGATGATGAGAAGAACGAAGCCCTTCAAGAAATATTCGACGAAAAACTCAAACTAGTTGAGCAGTATCTTAAAAAATGCATCCACTAAACAACCCCGCATTGATAGGTAACAATTTCTATTCAAGTCCGGCGTCTGTATCGAACACACATATAGAGTACATTTACAACAAGCTTTTTCATTGCGTACCTACTAGATTAGACTTTGCTGACGAGTTTGCTACAAGCTGTCTGGACGTTATTCCGCAGTATTTTGATACGTTCACTTCTTTAATTAACAAGGTAGATACACATTTCCTCGAAGAGACTGTATGGATAGGTAAGCCTGGTACAGAGTATGAGCAAGCGATCATCGGTGTAGCCTTCAAGTCTCATGAGAGCAGTATGCCTTTTAATGTTATAGGCTATCCTCCAAGGACTATAGATAAAGAATTCTTATCTAAGATGTATGTGGGGCTCAAGGCTGTTGTGCGAGATCGCGAGCAAGCCGCACTCATATCAAAATTACTAGACGCGCATGTGCTAGAGAAGTGCAGTAAAATGTACGTGTTGTCTAATACTTATGGAGAGCTCAGCCTTTCTGCGCTGCCTATAGATAAAATCACTCCAAATATCGCATTAAATTATGGCGACGATTTTGTCAGCGTAAATAACAATATTCTTGAAAGCTTGAGCAATGAGAAGTCAGGGCTGTACCTGTTCCATGGCGAACCCGGTACAGGTAAGAGCACCTATATTAAATACCTTTGCTCAGGCATATTGTCTCGTAAAATCGCATACATTCCTGTGGGGTTAATCTCGGCGCTCACATCCCCAGACATGCTTCCTCTTTTGATGGAGCATAAGGATTTGATTATTGTGATAGAAGACGCTGAGCAAGCCTTGATAGCTAGAGACACAGCCTCAGCAAATTCCCATGTTGTGAGCACTATTCTAAACCTCACAGATGGTTTCCTCGGTGACGCTATGAACACCACCATAGTAGCCACATTCAATACAGGAAAAGAAAATATTGATGAGGCTCTTTTACGCAAAGGCCGCCTGCGCGTATGCCATGAGTTCAAGAAGCTTTCTATAGATCAAGCCAAGAAGCTCGCCTCATCTATAGGTCAGGACGAGAATAACGTTACTGAAGGCATGTCTTTGGCTGATATCTACTATATGTCCGCCAATTCCCCTGAATACGCTAAAGAGGAAGAGCGGCGGGTAGGGTTTCACTAGACCTCAGGAGCTGCTGAGGAGCTAGGACCCAGCAGCCCAGAATCCCCTACAGCCATATAGGCGGCGCAAACACAGAATACCAAACTGTGCATTGCGTCGTCTGGCTGTTTAGGGTGATGGTCGTATATAAGCTCTTGCCCATACAAACCGTCTCTTACCTCTACGAATATATTCAACAGGTCTTGCATATACTCGGAGACATCACCCCACTGCGGAAAGAGTATTTTTCCTGCTTTGAGCTGTCTGATGACTAGCGAGATAACGTCAGAGCGATGCAAGACCCAGCGATTCTGCCTCCAGTCATAAACCCCAGCCTCAAAATGCTGAATCATTTTGGTTCTTCTGTAGGCAGCAAGTTGAGACCTGCTAGGGCTTGTTAATTCGCATAGTTTGATACCGCGAATAGGATCAGGCCCGCTATCAGATACGCAGAAAGCGTTAACCGCGTTAGCTTTTTCTGCGATGTCTCTGATATGCGCCTCATGGTCAAACCCTCGGTACACTTTAGCCATGATGATTTCAAATACCCCGTCAGCTCGCATACCTCCCAAGGTAGCCACTGTACGAGACTGCGCCATACTTACTCCCCAATCGACTCCCATGGTATACAGTCTGTATTCGCTTTTTCTTTTGTTTAATATCGTTAAATTATTGCTATTACCGCCCTCAAATTGCGGACCAAGTGTGCATAGCTTCACCAGCTCTTCTTGTGATATAGGTTTTGACCCTATGTCATAGGTTAATCCGAACGTTTCATTCATCACCACACGGATCTCATTCTTACCGCTATGCACTTTCTCATATATTTCCTTCCACTCTTTAGGGTCCTCGTTGAAGTGAGGCAAAAGAGGCTGAGCTAGATGATAGCCTGTGATTAAATAGTCGCTAGGATTGCAGCTCACCCATTCTCCTTTTCTGGAGTCTAGGCGGGCTAGGCACTTAGAGCAGCTTAGTCCGTGGGGCTGCACCATTCTTAGCGGCTCGTTACCTTCTGTTAAACTATTCCAGTGTGTACACTTTTCACACTTCATCAGCCACTCGAGCTGATTCGAGCTGCGCCACATTCTATGAATAGTATTTGTAGAATCTAGTGGCGTACCTGCAAATATTTCCCGCTTGTAAGGACTCATGGCCATAGTTTCCTGGATAATCGGTATTTGATCGTACTGAATATCCTGGATTTCGTCATAAACGACGCAATCTATAGCCGGTCCGCGAGTACGGGTAGCATCATCACTAACATATCTAAATAACACACTACTATGCGTATCATCCAATATTTTTTCAAAGACATCATTTTTAAACCATCCTTTCAACAGCAAATTTTTAATTTTTGGGCTCTCAAACCTAGGGGGTATATAGTTACTTGAAAAATACTTCGTAGTTAGCTCCTGAGGCCCGACATACATCATTTTGAAATAATTCCACCGAATAAGATTTAAACATACAAAGTTGCTGAGCAGCGTAGACTTGAGTGTTTTACGGCTGCATTTAAGCAACAATTTCTGAGGCATGTTGTCATAGATATGCTTCAGCATCGGGAAAGCTTCCAGACTTTGCAGTCTACCCTCGTTATCGTAGAGAAAGTTCTCGACGAAATGCGACGGAGGCAGCACCGAAAACATCAGTTGTCGAGCGAGGAACGTGCTTTTGGGACTATTCTTCTTAAGCAGTTTCTCTATAGTAGACTTAATTTCATCATGGGCCGTCATAGCAAAAAAACTAACAGAAAACCAAGCAAGGGCAGATCAAATGGAACAGTAGAATTATTTCAATTTTTTGATAATTCTTTTCAGTTGCTCACCAGTATCTTAGATATAGCTAGCACTGACAAGAGAAAAAAATATTACAGGGTCTACAAACGATAGCAGCTATGTTATACTCATAGTTGTTATGAGTAAAACGATCCGTAAATACCAGGTTAGAGACAGAAGCAATCAGTATAAGCGCATCGAGAACATGAAGCTTATCGATAAGTATTATACTGACGTAGCAAAATCGCATGAGCGAAACATCCAAAAATCCGGATTGCCTCCTGACCAAGGAGGAGAACAGCAACGTTACCCTAGTTAAAAAAAGAGGCAGACCAAAAGGCTCAAAGAATAAAATTAAATCTTTTGAGTCTATCAATACCAGCTCTGAGAGTGTTGTAGTGATAAAGCGCGGCAGAGGCCGACCTCCAGGAGCTAAAAATAAACCCAAGAGCAGCTGCGTTCTCGCAGTTGTCTGCTCTGATACAGATTCTTTGCCCAAGCGCAGAGGAAGACCCAAAGGATCTAAGAATAAAAATACTCCTTTACGTGAGGAGACAGAGGCTGCCGCTAAGCCGTTAAAAAAACGAGGCAGGCCTAGAAAAGAGCCTGCACCTACTGATCAAACTGTTCAGCAGTCTCCTTCTCAGTCCATAGAGTCTGAGATTCATCCATTGCTACAGGCAGCTAAATGGATTGAGAGAAAAATGGAACACCCTGCACAAGTAAACTACTATCGGCGCAGGATGGCTAGCATGGGTGCATCCATGCAGGCAGTAATAGCTATAGATATACTAGGCTTATTTAACATAAGCGACAGTGAGTTACGCAAACAAATCAAATCAACCACAACAGAACAGTAAATATGGACTTCCTACAAAAAATCGACCTTTATCGTAAAGCCTGCTACGCTGGGCTTGCAGTATTAACTCATGAAGAGGCCAGGCTTGTTCCGCATCTGAAGATGCTGAAAAATAGTGAGCCTACACTCTCTTTATATGAATGGGACAACCAATCAGGACTCACAGGAGGAGTTGTCGATCAAGAAAGATACGCCGTACCGTCCACAGCGTTTCCTAAAGAGGTGTTGCAATATATCCAAAAGCACACGGTAAACAATACGATCTTTGTGCTCAAGGATTTTCATCTCGAGTTCGACAGAAGTAACATTCTCCGACTCTTGCGTAATTCTTGGGATTTATTAAAATCTCGGCGCAACATGATTATATTTGTGAGTCACAAGTATGCTCTACCTCCTGAGATCGAGAAGGAGGTACAGATTGTTGATTATGATCTGCCAGACGCTGAGGCAATCGAGCACCAGTTAAGCTACATTCATGAGTGCACAAATAAAGCCAGAGAAGCAAAGTCACGCCCAGCGTTAAGTATACCTGACGAGATTAAAGACGCAGCTATCGACGCAGCTAAGGGTATGACCTTTGCAGAGATCGAGAGCGCCTTTTCCTTGGCGATAATTAAAGCCTCTAAATTTGACCAGGTTTTTGTAGAGGCTGTGTTTCACGAGAAAATTGCTCACTTGAAAAAGAACGGCTTGCTCACTTATATGGAGCCTAACGTAAGCTTCGATAATGTGGGCGGTCTAGTAGGGCTCAAGACATGGATCTCTGCTCGTAAAAAAGCCTATAGTAAAGAGGCCAGAGAATATAATCTACCTATGCCTAAGGGTATGCTGCTAGCCAGCGTCCCAGGCACAGGCAAAAGTCTTATATGTAAGGCTATTGCAAAAGAGTTCGACTGCCCATTGTTTGCATTAGACATCGGCAGCATTTTTGACTCGCTTGTAGGTAACAGCGAGAAAAACATGCGTGAGCTAATCAAAACAGTGAACGGGGTAGGTAGATGCGTGATCTTGATCGACGAGATTGAGAAGAGTCTCAGCAACACCGCAGTTAGCGGCAGCGGAGACAGTGGTGTAAGCAGCCGTATATTTGGCACGTTTCTTACATGGCTAAACGATAGAACAAATCCTGCGTTTATTGTAGCTACAACAAACGACCATACAAAGCTACCTGCAGCTTTGATTCGCAAGGGTCGTTTTGACCAGCTGTTCTGGCTGGACCTGCCTACTCTCGAGGAGCGTAAAGAAATCTTCTCAGTAGTGATCAAGAAGTATGGCAGGAATGTTAAAGACTTCAGTGTTTCCTCTCATGCGGCCAGCGCAGTTAATTTCACTGGCGCAGAGATTGAAGAGGTGTTTAAGGACGCTATGTACAAAGCGTTTAATGATAATAAAGATGTGAGCGATAATTATCTTATCGAGGCTCTTGCAGAGTTCATTCCTTTTGCTGTAAGTCACGAGGAAGATCTGAAGACCATGCGTAGACAAGCTCAAGGAAAACTTGTGATGATTACTGCGAAAGGAGATCCTATCGCAGACGTTCAGAAAAATATGCGCAAACTTAGTATTGCGATCGGCAGTGACGACGAAGAGTAAACCAACAACCAACCAAAATAAATTAATATGTCTGACAATAACTACAAAATCACTGACACCCTTCAAAAGTACTATGACAAGGTTTTTGAAGACGGGAAACTCATGAGTGTTCACATCGGTATGTGGGGTATGGCTGCTAACCTCGTCGAGGAGGATATCAAGCTTACCTCTAAACTTCCAGATACTCACAAGCTTGGTAAGAAAATGCTCATCAAGCCTGAGGTGTACAACAGGTTCAAAACAATGGATCAGAAAATCAGGAAGACTCTGGAAAAGTCTTCATTCGACTTCCCATTGGCCAAGGCCAACTTCGTACCCAAGTCTAAATATCTTGAGGTGTACACCAAGCTCAACGGTCTGCGTGATGAGTATATGCAGATGGTTGAAGAATTCGTAGAAAAATACGAAGACTACAAGAAGGAGGCCATGGACTATTACGAGGAGCACAAAGACACAATCAAGGTAGAGGATTTAGAAGCCTATTACCCTGCCGCAAACAAAATTCGTAGTAAGTTTTATTGCGACATTGTGTCTTTTGAGGTAAAGATGCCGAAAGAATTCAGTGAGATCAACCTGCAGGATGAAATTACGCGTGAGCAGATCAACACAGCTGCTCGCGAGAGTGCAGCAGTCAGATACAAAGAAGAGTTCTCGAAGCAGGTTGATATCCATACAGAAAAGCTCAGAAGCTTCATGGAGGAAGCCACCTCTGAACTTCGTACTCGTGTGGCAGAGCACTTCACGGTAGCCCTCGCAAAGATCAACAAGAGCGAGGTAGTTACTGACAACAGTATTCGTAGAATGTACGAGCAGATTAACGAGTTTCGTGCAGCTAATTTTGCTAACGATACCGCAGTAGAAACTCAGTTGAACGAGCTTGAGAAGCTGCTAGGAGGAACTAAAGATTTCTCTAAAGATAAAGAGGCTATGAGTGTACTAAAACAGCATCTTGCTAACGTTGTGGAAGAAGCTAGGAACACTTCAGATGTGTCAGGCGTCAGCGGCCGGTATTTCCGTAATCTTGACGTATAATGTCTGAAGACTCTAGAGATCTACTGGACCCGCCAAGGCACGACATGCTAATCGTAAGATTTCATGGCGATGACTTTGATGTGGTATTACCCTACTGCGAGGTTGCTAACGGAGACTTCAACTCTGTAACCGAAGACAGTATTCACATCACTGTAAATAAAGATAGTAAGACAGAAGCTGTAGCCATGACTTACGCCTCATTTGCAGATGTGGTGGAAAAGACGTTCGATATAAAAGAAGTCGTAGCTCTAGCAATTCAGCCTAAGGCAAGTTATAACACATTCAAAATACTATGAGTCACAGCGTAAACATCAAAACACAGTTCAAAAACATCCAAAACCTGCTAGGGCAGTTCACTCAAGCAGGCTGGGCTATCGAGCAAAACACAAAATGCCGCACATATCCTTCCGATCCTAGGCGTGACGAAGTGCATACGTATGTGGCTAAGAACCCTAAAAATACTGGGTATGACATAGGGATCGATATTGACTCAGAAGGTAACGCATACTTTGTGTGCGATTTCTTCGACAGCAGTATTGAAAAACAGCTCGGCCAAAACTTGCAAAATATCAAGCAAGGGTATACATTGACCGAGATTCAGAGGCAGCTAGATGCAGAGAACTTTGCGTACTCTGTAGAAGAGCTTGCAACTGGAGAGAAAGTCCTAACCGCATACAGAAACTAACATCATGGAAATTGAAGACAACGGGTTCGAAATCATTAAGTCCAAAGTAGTCAAAAGCTTAAAAGACTTTTTGATCAAAGATACACTAGCTAAGACAGGTGAAACTCCTGTCGTTTGTGAGATGCACGTGCCTTATCACCAGGTCTCAGCTGATAAAGATGAGACTGGTACTGCACAGGCGGTAATTACCTATGTGGTAAACTACATCAAAGAAAGAAAGCACACAGTGCGTGTAAAGTTCCAGTATGACGCCAAAGGCAAAGTAGATAGAAGCTCGCTTGTATATGTCTAAAAAAATAGTATTTAAGGTAGGTAAAGACGGTAACGCACAGATTGAATCTGTGGAAGGCTTCGGCTTTACTTGTTTAGACGCTACTAAATTCCTCGAGCATGCCCTAGGAGCAGCCGATGAGAGCAGCAGACGGTTGACAGACGAATACAATCAGCCTCTGGACGTTTCTGAGGAGCAGCACCTGCGGCACTAGCCATGCTCACGACGATATACATCGACAAGCATGGTGATATAGTAGGTCTTGCTGACGACGTTATTGATAAACTTAGGCTAGGTACCAAAGATGTTAAGCGTGTTTCTAACGTGGAGTTTGATCACGCTCAACAGTTATGGGTAGCCACAGACCTTGAAGGCAGGGTCATAGCGTCAGATCCTATTCGTAGCCGTGTAATAGACCTAGAAAGAGAATATTTCAACAGCTCTATCGAGCTCTCTTTCTCTAAGTAATTCCCCCACAAACAGCCTGGCTGGGTCCAATTCCCGGTCAGGCTTTTTATTTTATGGAAAAAATACGTTTAGAGATACTTTTATTTGACCTTTTAAACCTAGGGCGTGTGAACATTGTTGAGCTGGTAAAAGACGGCGACATGTACTCGCTGTATGAAAATTATGGAGACAGAGAGTCTTCAGATTTGATTAATCACTGGGTAGAGTCTCACAACAACCTAGAGGTTGCGCTAGCCAGATTCGAGGGGCTGGTAGCAGCACTACAAATGATAGGCTATAGGTTACCCAGCAATGGAGAAGAGTTGCAACTGCCAGGATACCGCACAAGCTATGCAGAAAAACAGCAGCTGCTTGAGAACTTGGCTATACACACTAACCCAGGGCATAGACTACTAGATGTATGATTGAATCAGTTACAATTACTAATCTTGCTGAAGCAAAACACAGGCCGTTTCAAAAAGACTTGCAGCAGGATATATGGGTTACGGTGATAGACCCTGAGGATGAGCCCAAGATTAAAAAAATGCACACGCGGTTTGCCAAGATCAGCGTAAAACATCATTTCCAGTTTTTCAGAGACTGGAGTGACGAAGATTCTGAATCGTACATTCAGGAGAGACTTGAGACTGAGGGACCGCAAGAAAGGCATATCAATAGCATTATTAGCTTTTTAGATTTTTACACCACTGACAATGCAGCTCATCACCTGGGAGTTAATTGCTATGCAGGCATTAGCCGCAGTTCAGCGATAGGAGTTATCGCGTGGGTTATGCAAGGCAAGACCGCTGAAGAAGCGCTAGCTGAAGTTTTAAGAGTTAATCCTATATCTTGGCCTAATCTACGTATACTTAGGCTGGCGAGTGCTAGACTAGGTAAAAACATCATGACTCCAGTTCTTGACTGGAAAAAACGACAAAGCGAAAGAGGAATTATAAATCCATTTGAACTATGAACGCAAAAGAAGAGCTGCTCATGACGTTGCAGCAGACAGACAATCTCAATAACGTCAAATGTGTCTATATCTATAAAGAGACGGACTTTTACAACATAAGCAATATTGCTGTGTTGAAGTTGGGCTACTCAGAGGAAGATTGGCAAAAATTCCTTGAAGCCCTTGATTTTACCTACGACCACGGCTATGGCTCTCAAGAGCTGTTCGGTAACGTGTGGTTCAAGGACGGCTCATGGCTGTCTCGAGCAGAATATGACGGCTCTGAGTGGTGGAATCACTCCACATGCCCAGAGATTCCTGAAGAATGCCTCCAGTAATCGTTAAGTATTTGAGCTATGGAAAACTACTCAAAAGCAGAAAAGCTAAGGGTGGCGACAACCGCTCGCTGGAATGATCCCACGCAAAGAGCGCGCATGGTGGACGGAATTAATAAACCTGAGGTAGCTGAAAAGCGTAGTAAAAGCATGAAAGCTTGCTGGGCCGACCCACAGAAACGAGAAGCTTGGCTTGCAAAGAATGTTTTTCATACACATGCGCCTGAAACACTAGCTAAAATCAAGGCATCGTTCTCAACAGAGGAAGTAAAGCAGAAGTTTCGAGAAAACGGCAGAAGGATGGCGAATAAGCCAGAATTTAAAGCTTACGCGTTGAAAGGGGCCAAGAGCCCAAAGAAGGGAGAAAAAACAAAGCGCAATAGTGAAAAGCATCCGAGGGCTGCACATGTTGTGCTGAGGGACCCTAGCGGTAGAGTTTGGCATGTTAGAAATATACTTAAGTTTGTCAGAGAAAATGAGCATTTGTTTGCTCCTGAAGACGTAGCATGGACAGGTCCATACTTATCTCAATGCAGGATAGCTAAACAACTTAGTAATTTGTGGAGTAAAAAACCGCAAACAACAGTCAAAGGTTGGACCTTGGTAAGCAAAATTGAAAAGGTTTACAACAACGGAGAAGACTTAATTGAAAGACAACAATATGACATTTATAGCATTTAGCGACCAGCATCTCGAAAAGAAATTGTTCAATATTCCTGAGCTTGAGCAGGACCTCAGGGACCTGTTCGAGATGGTTATTGATAAAGCCCTAGAGCTTAAAGTTGATTACCTTGTTAGCGTGGGTGACCTGTTTGACCACAATAAACCCAGCAGCGATACAATTAACTTTGTAACTAAACAACTCAAACGCCTAGAAGGTGTTACAATTCCTGTCGCATTGGCTGGAGACCATAGCAAGCCCATCAATGGGTCTACATGGGAGACAGTATGCGGTTTTAAACCGATCAATGACGTGCCTGAGTTTGTGGGTGTCGATTATAGCGACAATCCTAGCGATATAATCACGCTAATTAACCACGAATTGAACAAGAAACCAAAAGACTCTGTTTTGTGTTTATTTATGCACCAGCAGATTCCTGAGCTCTGGCCGTTCTGTGAAGAGAAAAAAACCGTAAGCCTTAAAGATTTAGATTTCTCTAATCAGTGCGCTAGCCTTCGTGGAATATTTCTAGGAGACATCCATATCAGAAGGCAAGCACGCTTTCATAGCCCTGATTGTGAGAAAGAATTATTTATCGGCTATTGCGGTAGCCTTGGCGTAACTGCGACCAACGAAACAGAGAAGGAAGGCTTGTACTATTTCGATGGCGAAAAGCTAAGAAATATTTCATACGACCTGCCGAGGCAGTACATTGTTGTTGATGTATTTCCTGATAATCTTGAAGAAATAACTCAGTCTGCGAGATACGCTGCATATAAGCTAGGACCAAACCGTCCTGTGTTTGTTGTAAAGTTACATGACGGTGTAGATGTCGGAAATAAGCTTAATTTCTTATATGATATAGGCTTTGTACGCACAAGCAGAGTTAAGAAAACCGAAGAAGGAGCGGAAGAAATGATAAATATCCGCTCAGAGCTAAAAACAGCAGATCGTATTAGCGGCGTTTTAAAAGATCTCACGCATAACATTGAGTATGGTGATGTTGTGTATGACCTAGCCTACCGACTGCTGACTTCCGCTGAAACTAAAACAATCCTAGATCATTTCAAAGCAAATATCTATGAGCCTAGACAAAGCAATTAACCATGGAAAAGAATATCGTAAGCCTTACTATGGCAGCAGTAGGCATGACCCTACTTGTCGTCCGCATGGAGGGTGCCCACACTGCACCAACAACAGAGCCCATAAAAATAGAGCTAGAGCGGCTGGAGCCAGAGAGGAATCCTTATATTGGGAAACCGAAGAGTCTAAACAACGTAGCCAAGAAACCGATTAAATCTAACAGCTTGCACCTCATCGTGCAGTGCTAGAAATCCAAAAATAAAAATGAAAACACTAGCAGTATTTTCGATCGCTGCGCTAGGGCTTATGCCTATAGCAGCTAAATTTGTAAATAAACCTAAAAAAGAGTATGTCGCTCATTTTGAAATTGAGTTCGAGGTACCTGCAGAGCAGCCTCTAGCTGCACTTCAGGAAGAAACCACAGCGCTGTTTGGTCGTCATTGCGTCGACTGTAGCGCAGGTATGTACTCTATGCGAGAGGATGGATTAAAACGCTGTTCTGCTTGTGGCAACGCTGATCCAGAACAACGATAGCGTATGGCTATATTGAGCAAAAAAGGAGTCACTCCGAACATGGAGTTCAAATGTAGTGATTGTGGAGACACCACTACTGGAAAAGATGTACTGGAAGGCGCTTACCTACATATCGTTGAAATAAATCCAGTAAACCGTATGGAGTCCTTGTTCAGATGCGAGTGCTGTCACGAAGACAGATACGAAGACTGTAACTGTGAATGACTATGTGTGTTCATGTATATAATAAAGACACCAAGTCTTACGCAGGCACTCCCTACGAGTTTGCAGACATGCTGAATATACCTATTAGTGCATTGCCTGTAGACAACGCGTATAACCAACTGATTCCTGAAAATTGCTTGTGTCAGGTAGATATTGAAAAAGCATGTAAGTTGGCTGGTTACAACTACACAGAAAACTCAGACTTTGAGCCTGTGATTTCCAAGAAAACCCAAGAAGAAATCCTAAAATCAATCAGAACGTCGAAATGAATACGAAAGAAGAATGTCTTGCTTTCCTAGATAAAATAGAGGAAGAGATCAACAACCATACATGGGAGCCTCAAGCCGACGAGTGCGATGAGTTAATACCCCACCAGGACTTTTTAACAGTCTTAGCCGATTTCAATATCCCTGCTCCTAGTTATGTAGATCGTGATGGAGTCTATCTTCCCGAAGGTTGGCTATCTTCACATGATCCAGAAACTTCAGAAGACTACAAACAGGTAGCTGAAAAGTATTTTGAAATTTACACAACTCTACGTGAAGAAGTTTCTAAAGAGCTTGAAGCTTTTCGTATAGAGGCAGAACGAGATGAACGTGACGCTCATGCTGAGTTTTATAGGCTTGTAGGCTGGAGGAAATAATATGTACGTAATTGAATCTCAATCAGGAGTGAACGCATTTAAAACATGCACACTAGGTACAGGCAAGACTGAGGCAGAAGCATGGCTGGATGCATTAGGTCCAAAGCCTTGGTCGGATTACACGAAAAAAGTGAAAAAGAACTATAGCTGTAGAAAGCTTGAAGAAGGCGAAGAGCCATCTCATAGCTACGAAGACTAATATGCTTACCGAACCTGTTACGAAAAAATCTTTAATCGTACAGTGCAAAAAGCCGAAAGCTGTTAAGTGGCGAGACTATATGGTGTGTCGCGACAGCATGGACGCGGTACAGATCATGGATCAGATATACCAAAGCGGATATCCCGAGCTCCACACCTATAACATACGACTGATCAGTAGGTATGTTGTCGAGCAGCCATTGAACATACATACAGACGATGTGTGCGCACATGCAGACATGCTGGGTATACCTGAAAATTGCAACGGCCGCTGAAAATGCTACGAAATAAAGGTATGAATATTCAAGCGGAAACCATATACGCACTACAAAGAAAGCATAGGCGTAAAAACAGCGAGTGGAGGGACTATATGTACTTTAACGATCACGATCGTGCAATGTCTCAGTATCATGACATGCTAGCCCGCCCTATACATCACGACTTGCAAAGCTACCCAAAGCTAAGAGTCATATTTAAAGAAGTTAGAGAGTTGCAATTAATTTCAAATGATCAGGAATAAAGGTGTGTGTTGTATCGTACTTGCATTGGAGGAAAATGACCCTCCACTCAAGTTCAGAACAATGACCTATAAACGCTTCAGCTCTTTGCACAGGGATGAAGCGTTGACTAAGCTTGGAGATGTCATCTTAAACAATCTCCTAGTTACAGAGAAAGCCATCGAATACTGCGGTATTCACAGGCACAACTACAGGTTGAGTAGTGATATATTTCCGCTGATGACCTATGATAAGGCACACATCTCATTTAGTGAGCTGCCTCAGGTAGATGAGATATTTCAAAGTATGGACAGCATCAAGATGACTAGGCTGTACCATAATGTTAGATTGAGCAGTCATCCCGATCAGTTCAATGTTTTGGCTAGTCCTAACTCTGATGCGGTGGACCGCACTATACGTGAACTAGAGTTTCAAGGTAAGTTCATGACATGGATAGGATGCTCTCTAGATTACAACTCGCCGATAAACATTCATGTCAACCGAAGCGCTCAGTCTGATGATGCTCGCAAGAGTGTGAGAGATTTGTTCTACAAGAACTTTGAAAGACTGTCAGACAATGTCAAAAAGCGTTTAGTGCTAGAGAACGACGACAAAGCTGCAGGATGGACAGTTGCAGAATTGTTTGATTATTTCGATAGGCCTGAAATACCAATAACATTCGATTATTTACATCATAAATGTCACCCAGGGGCAGGGTATTTCGCACAGGAAGCGCAGGCTTTTCTATTAGCTCACGATACCTGGAGAGCTAGAGCACACATTACTCCATTGTTTCATTATAGCGAAAGCATTCCTGGAAATAAAAATCCTAGGAAGCATAGCGATTATGCAACAACACTACCTGACACCTACGGACAAACAATTGACTTGGACTTCGAATTCAAAATGAAGGAGAAATCTTTTCAAAACTTATGACAGAAGAAACAAGAGCAAACCTAACGGTACGTGCTAGAGTGCATGTTGACTATACGGATGGGTCTACTGGCTGGACTAACTGGTTCTGCTTAAGCCCTAGGGTAGTTTACAGCTACGGACCAAATAAAAGATATAAAACTGAGCAGCTGGCTATAGATGCAGTTCATCGAAAGATAGCTAAGTTGCAACAAATGGATTCTTTGGCAAATATTGTAAGAGAATTCAAAGCTGTGAGAATTGTATCGCAGTCAACCTACGAAGACTTATGATCTTTAAACAAACAGAAAAAACGCACCTCGCTGTATTCATAAGAGTCTATATAGATCTTGCGACGGATCCTGGATGGGGTGCTTGGCATATCGCTCATCCTGTGCAGAGGTACTATTACGGCCCCATGGAAAGGTATGCGGATATAGATGCAGCTATGGATGTTGCGCAGCGAAGGTTGATTAAACAACAAGCAGCATACTCAAATAACCCATATCGAAGAGAGTTCAAGATAGCTAAAGTCACAACCCTAACAACCTACGAAGACGTATGAGTACTACTAAATTATACAAAGCCACATATCATACTGTGCTGTATACCGCGGACGACCATCCGCAAGCTATAGCTAGAGAGTTAGCAAGCGAGTCATCTCCATACACATATCAAGAAGAGTCTATAGAGGAAATTCTTTCCGAAGAAGACCTTCCTGAAGGATGGGAGACGATGCACTACCCAATTATTAATGAAAATGGAAGTTTTGCTGACTGGAATATTCGCACAATTCTACAAAAGGGAGCAGAAACCTTTAAGCTAAAAAAGCGTCTTAGAGAATTGGAGAAAGAACTTGAAGAAACAAAAAGGCAACTAGAGCTGAGACAAAATGACCAAAGAAAACCATAAGAAGCTGTTCAAAATCACTGCGACCACAGTGATCCTAGCCGACAGTGTGGAACATGTGTCAAACGCCCTTGCAGACAACAATGCAGATATTTGGGCATTTGAAGACAGCGCTATAGAAGAGGTACGCTCTTTAAGTGACCTGCCTGATGGGTGGGCACAGTATAGTTGTCCTGCAGTAGCTGATAAAGTGTACACCGCAGACCCTTGGGCCAACGCAGCCATTGTCTCATTATTAGAAGCTGCGGCAATTGTACCCAAGCCCACAGAAGAAAGAATCACCGAGCTTGAGAAAGAAGTCGAAAGCTTGAAACAGCTATTGAAAAGACATGCATTGACAAGCCTTTAGAAAATTATGGCTACAGGTCATACATCCACGGTTATTAAAGTACTACAGAGACGCTCACCTCATCCTGACCTCCCGCCATCATCATATACGTGGTGGTGGGAGGTACATCGAGCAAAATACAAATGCGGCGAGAATGGAAGCTATACAGAGGAGCGGGCAAGAGCTTTGTGTGAAGCACGTATAGCCCGCTTCAAAGAAAGAGACGCCATCAACACTCTGACGCAACAAGGCAGCAGCCTAGCAGGCCCAGCCCACTATCGTTACGACTATAAAATAGTCAAAGAAACCAACATAAACATAACACAAGAACTAGAGGTATTTGAAACCTCCCTAGAACAATGAAACTATACAAATTAACTGTAGAATACTCTATCGTCGTGGCAGCCCCAGACAATAGCTCGACCCATTCGGTAGAAAGCAACGCCACTCACTATATGATGCAAGGGGCAAGCGACATCATTTCACACTTCCCTGATAATGTGCTGGCTGAAGAAATAAAAGCTATCGCCGATCTGCCTGAGCGATGGACCGGGGAAGAGTTGCCTTTCCTGCCTCCTGGACATTATTCTGACGAAGAGCGCACAATCAGCATGATGCTAGGACTAACCCACAAGAAATAAATTATGGGAATGTATGACTATGTTACCTGTAGAGCTCCTTTACCTCTTACCGAAGAGCTTGCAGGTCTGGGAAAAAATTGGGCAGACCTAGGGTTTCAGACCAAATGCCTAGATAATGACCTAGCGCATTACATCATAGAAAGCGATGGGTATCTCTACATTGAGAATATCGAGCGCGAGTATATCGAGTATACTGAAGAAGAGTTAAAAACTATCAAGCCTAAGCCTTGGAGTGTGTTCAAGGAGGTTGTAATAAAGAGTAAAACTATTGAAAAAGTAGAATATCATGGCAGTGTCATATTCTACGACGTTGTAGATTACTCTGAAGCAGAAGATCTCTGGGTAGAGTTTTCTGCTTCTTTCATATACGGCAAGCTCGATAAGATTGAATTGATTAAGAGCTACAAAATGAAAGCTAACCACGTGATTATGCTGGAGTTTGAAGCGGAGCAGCGAAAGCGCCAAGCTCGCCCTTGGTATAAGTTTAAAGCTGCTGTAGGCCCATACGGCTGGAGGCGCTTCTGGCTGATCATGACCAGATTGTGCGGCAAGACCTCAGAGCTCGCCGGGAAGATCCAGAACCTAATATTTAGACACATGCTCTAGTATGCAATTAACAAACATCGTACTTAGAAACTTCAGAAACCACAGAAGTTCAGCGTTTGACTTCACAGAAGGAGTCACCGCCATTATTGGCGGCAACGGAAGCGGCAAGTCTAGTATTGTCGAAGCTATTCTTTTCCTGTTCACAGGTGAAGGTTATAGCAACAAAGCCGATATGCTCACTGTCGGACAGACTGGCGGTTGGGTAATCGGTAAAATGCTGATTGACGGTAAAGAGGCTGTGCTCGAAAGGCATATCGACACAGCTAAAGTAAACTTCATGTATGATGGTAAAACATACAAGAAGAGTGGTGAAGTGAATGAAATTTGGGACAAGCTTTTCCAGATCGATAAAAATATTGTGCACAATGTGATCGTCTCCAACCAGGGTGAGATCGCGTTATTGTTTAACGGAGACAACAGCACGAAAGAGAAGCTGTTTCAAAAGATCTTCATGGTGCCCAACACTACCAAGATTAGAGACACAATCTGGAACAACTACATAAAGGATGCTCCTCCTGAGTATCCTATAAAAGATACAATACAGATTAGCAGCGATATTCAGTGTCTTGAGCAGCTTGTCTCTATGAGTGAGTCTTCCCTGACTCATCTCGTTGTTGACGAGGAGGCGTACACTTCTCTTGTGGCTAGGCAGGCTTTCTTGCGTAGCGTAGAGCAAGCTCAAGATGATTTTAATCGTTTTACTTCTGAGCAAAACTCTAGTCAGACAAAGCTAGACGCACTGACTGCTGAAGTAGATGCTTTGCACAACAAAATGCAAATCATCAATATTCAAGAGTATCGCGAATGCCTAGCCAACCAAAAGGCATCAAAAAGCATTCATGAGAACAGGCTTCAGCTGGAAACCAGAAAAGCTGCGCTAGTTGAACCTAGCGCCCCTGTAATCAGTAAAGAAGAACTAGATAAACTTCAACAGAAAGTTGCTGATCTTGACGCTGGGTTAAAGGTTAAAAGAACCTCACTGCAGGAAATACAACAAAAAATCCAAGAGTACGAAAAGTCTGGACTAGGCTCTGGTGTATGCCCTACCTGCGGCAGTGAAGTTGATAATGTTGTAAAACTGATAGAGCACCTCGAGAACGAGAGAACTCCTATTATTGAGGCAGGTAAGCGCGAGAAAGCTCTCTTTCTTGAGGCTACCGAAGAACTTAAATCTGCATCTAGCAGCTATATTGCTTGGGAAGATTACAACAAAGAGTATGCTGCTCTTGAGTCTGCTCTAGGCGCTTATCGAGACGTAGTTCCTTTTGACGCTGAGGCGTATGAGCTATGCTCGAGCGTGGTGGTCAAATACACTAACTGGGAAGATAAGTTAAAAACGCTCGAGAGACAGAAAACGCAAGCAAGCACAGAGCTGAACGCTATTAACGTTAAGCTTGCAGGTCTTGCGAAGTATGATAAATCTCTAAACGAGCTCGCTGCCGAGAAAGCTAGTGTTCAGGATAAGATTACACAAATCTTGAACACGCGTGAAGAAGCTAAAAAGCTAGAGATTGAGATTGCTGCAAACAAGAGAGAGATTAAATCGCTACAGGCCGAACTAAAAGACAACAATAAATATGTTGAAGAAAATGCCAAGCGTAAAGAGTATGTTGCTGTGCTCAGAGGCGTGTATGATCTATTTCATACAGGCAAGTTCCCTCGTGCGTTAATTCAGACATATAGTAGCACAGTGTCTGAGTATATGAACGATGTGCTCTCTAGCTTTGACTTCCCATATACAGCAAAAGTAAACGAGCAGTTCGGTATTGATATATTTAATGAAGATGGTCTTCAGTTGCCTGATATATCTGGCGGACAGCAGGTGATGGTCGGTTTTAGCTTACGCTTGGCACTACATAACATGTTTGTAGGCGCTTTCCCGTTCATGATTGTTGACGAGGGCAGCTATGGCTTGAATAGCGAGAATGCCAAGAAGTACTTCGAGATTATCAAATCACTAGGCAAGAGCAGCAAGTTCAAGCAGGTTATTGTTATCGACCATCACAGCGAGCTGAGCGAATATGTAGATAACACTATTCAGTTATGACAGACGCTCAAAAGCTCAAACGCCTGTATATCATACTCAGATGGTACGATACTCATGCGGTGCATGTTTTAAACAAAATGGAAGAAATTCCAGAAGAAGATTTAAAACTTATGCATGAGCTAGAGAGAGAAATGCTCGACATACAACGAAGAGCAAACGCAGTTAAAAAACCTAAGAAGAAGAAAAAATGAATAGCAAAATAGACAAAGAAGGATTGATCGTATCTTCACTTCTTGCTGGTGCAGCCATCTACTTTGGGTTATCCAAGAAAGGAGGACAACTCGAGGATTTGGCTCGTACAGCCGTGGGGCGCGTGATTGATGACCAAGTGAGCGGTGCGAAAGAAGCCATTGGGCTTCCGCAGCCTCCCAGGCTCCTTGAGAAGCACACTGTCCGTAATAAGCAAAGAGCTAAGCGCAGGTTTAAAAAATGAAAATTACTGTCACCCGATTTGATGGAGGGCTAAAGATTCAGCCAGCTCCAATGTACTTGAGTAAGTTCTTGAAATATAGCCATAGAACCATGCAGACTATTGGCTATAAAAGAGAATGCGTTTTTGTCGAGCGAGTATTATACTCTATGGACGAAGACGGCTCAATGTTTACTTTGCCTGGCTTCTACCACAGCATTGTCGGGTTGATAGGAAAGAACATGGACGTTGTGGAGGTCGTTGACCTCCGCACTCCTATGCCTAGCCCTGACTGGACTGCGATAAAAAAGATTAAGCTTAGAGATTATCAGCTGCAGCCAACTCTTGACCTTGTATTCAAGGGCATGGAAGACAGCGGAGTAATTAACGCTACTGGAGGGTTTGGCAAAACACACATCCAAGCTATCACATACGCTGCATGGAACAATTTGAATACTATTCTAGCTATTCCACTGAAGCAGGTGGTGGTACAGACCTACGAAAAGTTCAAAAAGTTTTTTCCAGATAAGCACATAGGCATTATGGGAGACGGTAAAAGTGAGCTTAGTGAACACATCACGATCACTACATTTAAATCTTTACAAAGCTGTGCGCTAGAAAAATGTAAACTGCTTCTTGTTGACGAAATGCAATCAGCAGGACAGGAGACATTCCAAAAGGCGCTCACTCAGATGCGTCCGCTGCGTATGTTTGGCTATAGTGCAACCACAGAAGGCATCTTCAATAATACAGACAAGCTACTAAAGGGTATGTTTGGCGAAGACCTCATATACTTCCCATACGAGGATGCTGAGGCTGCTGGGGCTGTAGTAAAAGGTATGGTTTATATGGTCAGATTGCCTGACCAGCTAATTACCGAAAGCTATACAAGTTTTGATAGTAAGTTTAAGTATGGTATTAAAAAGTGCGAAAAGCGTAACGAGCTTATAGGCAAAGTATGCTCTTTGATTCCTGATGAATGGCAGACAATTGTCTTTATAGATCATGTAAAAGATCACCTCATACCTATGTTCAAGTATATGCCTAGCGACACGAAGTTTCTTCATCGCGAAAGCAGCAAAAAGAATGTAGGGTCATTCGCACTCAGCGCTAAACAGCAGAACAAGATCATTGAAGAGTTCAGCAACAATGAGTTCAAAATACTTATAGCCTCAGACGCTTTTCGTGCAGGAGTAGATATTCCTAACTGCAGAGTAGTTGTACAGGCTAGTGGCGGCAGTAGTAAAGTAGAAGTACTACAAGAAGCCTATCGCGCAAGTCGTATCATTACTGAAGAGAATCTGCAAAAGTTCAACCTGCCTCCAAAGACTCATTTTGTGCTTGTGGACTTTATGGATAATCACGATCCTACGCTAGAAGGTATGGCCAAGAAGCGTATGAAATACTATGAAGAGCAGGGTTGGACGGTAAAGATAGTCAACAGACCTGAGGAAATAACTTGGAACACTTATTAGTAACCTGTTATGAGCATAAAGCAAGAAATTGAAAAAATAAAACTCAAGCAAGAGGCGATAGATCAAACTGTGGAAGAGCTGCGAAAATACTGGCGAGCTCGTCCCTACTTAAGATTGGCTCAGATAGTGAGTAACGCGTGGCAGATGCATCCGGATTATAAAAGGGATCCTGAACCTGATATCAGAGATATCTATTATTTTACAGACGCAAAGTTCCTGGAAGGTTTACAGCTCCTAATTGATAATGAATCAGCGAGTACAAACGCTTCTAAAGAGTAAGTTTGGGAAAGTTAAAGCAGTGTCGGGCGGGAGTTATAGAATTCCTTGCCCGACATGCGATCCCAAAGACAGCAAAAAAATGAAGCGCTATATCAGCCCTGGCTGGAAGGATAGTCGCTGCTTTATTTGCTCTACCACTGTAACCATACAAGAGCTCCTTGGAGAAAATGTTATTTTTGAGCGCGAGGCTGGAGAGGTGCATGAAGTCTCTTACCCTTACGCTACCATAGTTCCGTATCAGCACTCTGAAACTCTGGCTAGCTTGGATAGCGCGCACCCAGCTATCGCCTTCTTAAAGAAAGACCATCTTGAAAATCTTCATTACTACGATTCTCTAGGTATAAGATACATTCCTGAAGGAGGAGGTATAAACATCTCCTTTGACAGCGGCTTCACAGTAAATACTAGCGGAGCGCTATTTTTTCCTGTTTTTGCTAAGGATGCTGAGTATGCTGGTTGGCAGGTTCGGTTTATTCCAGGCACATGGAACGGAGATAGATTCCAATTCATGAGGTATATGCACCTATTTCCTAAAGGAGATCATCTCTATAACTATCATGTTGCAAAACAATACAACAGCGTGATTGTTGTGGAGGGAGTTAAAAAAGCTTTGAAGCTGGCTAACTCTGTAGCTACTCTAGGCAAAGGTGTCGCAGATAAGCAGAAGCAACTCATCCAAGAATGGAAGCACATCATACTAATTCTCGATGGCGAGGACAGTGCACAAGAGCTTGCTAGAGAGATGCAGCGAGAGTTCATTAGTAACGGGCGCAGATGTGTGAACATAGATCTTCGGAAGTATGGGTTCGAGTCTCCTGACGACACAACCGCAGAAGAACTTAAAAGCATAATTCAAAAAGAATGCACGAAAACATAGGTGCGAGCGACAACTCAGCTCTCATAGAAGAGTTAATCTACTATTACATAGAGAAAAAGCGGCTTACTACAAAAAACTATAACTACGTCTCTAGCATAAAATGGGACAAATATTTTGCAGAAGCTGCTGAGCTATGTGTTAAGCACGCTCAGCCCGCACAAGTATACGTGCAAAAGCTATACGACAGGATGGAGAACAAGCGGGCGTTCTTCAGTCCTGAGCATCTAAGAGGAGGCAACGTAGATAAATTCTTCGATATCCTGAAGACCTCTCCAGAGGACACCTATACTGTAGAGATTACGAACGATAATCTTGACTATGCAGAGGTATGGAGACATCAGCACGAATTGGCAATGAGGTATATTCGCAGAGGAGAAAGTACCGAGAGCGTGCTAATTGACAGCTCTCTGAAATTCTTTGCATGGTACCGTATATTGAGTACTCCTAAGGCACATCCTGAGATAATTGCTAAGTACAAGCATATAGCCAGGAAAGAAATAAACCCCAGATTGCGGGAGTTTATTGCACAGGAAGGTCTTCCTCTTGAGCGAATATTGTCATGAACGAAATATACAACAACTCAGATTATATTGAGCTAACTATAAAATGCTTGTTTAGAGAAAAACAAGTATTGCAGAAGGCGATAGATTTAAAGGTGCGTCCTACCGACTTCGGAACGATCAACATCTACAACGCTTTTGTTGAAGCCGCTATCACTATAGCAGAAGCTCCAGTAGCTAGCCGACTGTGTTTAACATATGTTACGCCGCTGCTTAAAAAGCACAACATTCTAGAGGCTGACAAAGAGTCTGTGCTCGCCTTCTGGGATTTTATTTATAACGACGAGCCTACCAATGCAGAGCATATATTGCAGCATCTGGCAGACTTTATCAAATTCAGAAGGTATCAGGCGCTAAAGGTAGAAAAAACCAATTCTCCTGAGGAGCTGGTTAGTGAGGCCACAAAGCTCATAGACGATATCTCGCTTAAAAATACCTCAGGAGGTATTCGTACGTTTGATCCCTTCGAGCAGCTTGTGCTTGTAGAGCATAAAGAAAGCCTGCTTACAGGCTTTCCTGCAATAGACACGGTTGCTCGAGGCTTAAACTATCAAGAAATGGGCATGATTCTTGGGCACTCGGGTAGCGGGAAAACAGCAATGGCTGTATACTCAGCTATTCAAAACGCTAAACAATTCCGTAAAGTTTTGTATTTGAGCCTTGAGGAGCCTGCTGAGAACATATGCAGTCGTGTATACAGCAACATCTTTAGAATTCCGTACACTGACCTACACAAAGGCAGCGTACTGATCCAACAAGATCTGCAAGAATCGTTCAAGCACATGAACTGTAGAGACAGGGAAGCGCTGAAAAATCTAAAAATACACGATCTGCGCGATGCTACTCCGCTCACTGCTAAATTTATAGCAAACTATCTCGATAAGCTTTACCTTGACACAGGCTACCATCCTGATTTGGTGTACATAGATCAGATGGACTATTTGACCACTCACGATAAATATGATGCAGAGTGGCAAAAATACGGCAAAGTGAGCTTTGAGGTTGACGATCTGTGTAATCACTTGATTGGCGGCGAGCACATGTTTAGTGTGTGGCTCCTACATCAAGCCACAGGCAAGATGACCAGAAAGTTTACAAACGGCGAAATCAGCGGTTTCAAGGGTATCATCAAGCCCACAGACATGTGCCTTGCTATAGGTAGAGACAGTAGTCAGGACAGTATAGTGAGCATCTTCAGTCTAAAGTCTCGACACGCTAAAAATTTTCAATTTGACTATCTTGCTGAGCTAGAATTCATGAATTTCGAGCAGCAAGATCGCGGAGCCGAGGACAGGATTAAAGAGGAAAATCGGGATAAGCAAGAGAGACAACCAGCAAGCAACTTCAAGAATATCCCAAGACGAGCCAATCTACTGCCCGAAGCAGACTCAGGCTTTCATAGTCGTGTTTAAAAATTATGTCAGACAAAGTAAAAGTAGAACCCAAGTCAGGCGAAAATCCTGAGCTATTTATTGTATTCAGTCATCCTAACAAGGATGATCTAGAGGCCAGAAAATTTGGTGAAAAGGGCTATGCTGCTGAGGAAATTCTCGGAGCATTACAAGCAGCCAAGATAGACCTTGATCGTGTATATTTCACAGGCATGATCAAGCACGGCATAGGCAGTAAGAGTAAACCTAGCGCAGAAGATATTGAAGAGGGGCGCGAGGAGCTTGACCAGGAGATAGAAAGAATAAAGCCTAAGCTGATTATTCCTCTAGGTGCGGAAGTGTTCAAACGCATCATGAAAGGTAACATCAAGATGGGTGACTATATAGGAGAAGTCACAGACACTCCCTACGGCAAAGTCATGGCAAACTATGCCCCAGGCATGATTGTTATGATGGACCCTACCAAGCGTCCTGAGTTCAGAGATGTCTTCTGCTTGGCCCGTAAAGTCATTGACGACAATCTTAAGTATGATGATTACAAATATATTGTTATAGATGATCCTGAGATAAACAAAGCCATACTTCAGCAGTATATTGATGAAGAAGCGTTTGATATCGGCTATGACGCTGAGTGGTTCGGCGATAAGTTTACTGACAACGAAGTGATGTACGAGTTTCAGTACTCTTGTAAGAAAGATAAGGCAGTAATTCTAAACATTAGCAAAGACGGCATCACTGAAAATCGTGAGCTGCTAGACTCTATGAAGCTCATGCTAGAGCATCCGAAAGTCCGACGCATGGGTTGGAATATTCGTGCTGACGATCTCAGGCTACGGCATAGAGGTTTTAATCTTGCTGACGAAACACTAGCCTTTGACGGCATGAAGGCTGTGGCTTTCTTTGACTCGAGGCTGAGTAAAGGTCTTGAGACAGGTATCAAATTGTTTACCAGCTACGAAAGATACTATACAGAGCTGTATAGAAAGATGAAGCAGCACAAGATAGCCAAGGCTGAGATGGCTAAGATGAAGTTTCTAGAGCCTGACGTATACTACAAGTATTGCGCCGGTGACGCTGTAAGTCATCGAGAGGCCTGCTTGTCTATGATGAAAGACTTTCCAGAGCACCTCAAAAGCTGCTATTACGATATCTATCTGCCCCTGACGCATTATTTCACCGACATGGAGCTGACAGGTATCGGTATAGATAAACAGGTACTTGAAGAAATTACTGAAAAGTATTCATCAAAATACGATGAGCTTCGTGAAGAGCTGTGCACCTTTCTCAAAGAGCGCTTCGGTGTAGAGGATTTTAATCCGAACAGTGCTCCACAGAAAAAAGATCTACTCTTCAATATTCTTAAGGTAGAGCCAGCCTACTATACAAAATCAGGCAAAAGCCCGAAGAGCAAAGCTTGGTACGACAACCAAAAGCCTCAAACACAAAAGATGTATGAGCCTAGTACCAACGGCAAAAGCTTATCCACGATAAAATTTCAGCTGGAGGAGCTGTTAGATAAACATAAAGACATGCCTGAGAGCGCGCATATGCTCGAGAATATCCAGGATGTGCACAAGGCTATTACTCTATTGCTGAGTGTGAGCCGTGTGGGTGTGTTTGCTACAAAATTCCTCAGTAAAAAAGGGGTTATGATTGACCCTGAGCAGGAATTTGATGACGAGGATGAGCCTTTGAAGCAGAGCTATTGGGCGGCGATTTGTAATGATGGTCGTGTACATGCAAGCTTCTTCGAGTGCCTCAAAAACTTCAGAGCTAGTAGTAGCCCTAATGTTCAAAATCCTGCGTCTAAAGTTTTGGCTTATATTCCAGATATATTCGTTCCAGGCTATAGCAAGTTTACAAACGATGAGCAAAAGAAGCATGAGCATCTTCTACCAAAAAACATCAGAAATATTTTCTGTACAGGTAAAGAAGATTATCACTGGGTAGAGCTTGACGTGGCTGGTGCGGACTTGGCCATCATGGCCTTTCTTAGCCGAGATGAAGACTTCATACACGACATCCGTGCAGGAAGCTTTCATGTTACTAAGATGCGTGAGTATTTTAACGACCATACACTTACTAAAAAAGATGTGAGTAAGTATGTGATCGCAAAAAGTATCACCTTCCGTGTGTCCTATACTGCAGGTTTGAAATTTGCTGCCATCCCTATTCAGGCAGACATCTATGCAGAAAACGGCTTGCATGTAGGTCTAGGTACTCTCGAATATGCTCTAGAGACCTGGACTAGATATAAAAAATACATGCAGTTCAGAGACAGGTGTACAGAAGAAGTCAAAGAGCGAAAGAGAATCACAAACGCTCGAGGACTAGTTCTTGATTATGAGGAAACTGATAACTTTGGCATTCTCGCTGGCTGGATGAACGAGAGCCTGGCCTTCCCTGTAGCAAGTGAGCTCGCTTGGTTTATGTGGGAAGCTAGCGTGAACCTCAAAAACATACTGAAGAAAGAAAATCTCTGGATGAACTATGTGTATCCAGTAAATACCGTACATGATGCAGGCTACTGGGCTGTGCACAAAGATCTAACTAAAGATAATTATATTCAAGAAATCTTGAAACATGTTTTCTGTCATCAAACGAAACTGGCGACTGGCGACAATGTAGGTTGTGAGCTCGCTGTAATGGATCGTTGGAAGGGTAAACAGAAAATTTTTGAAAACGAGACTGTATGGAATTTCGATAAAAATGTATGGGAGTGGAAAGCTTAATATGTTAAGTTTCAAACTTACAGATAACAGCAAAGTAAGATTTTGCAAAGAGCACAAGAATACCTTTAGCTTATCTCAAGGATTGCCAGAAAATGGTGGTACTTGCGTTCATGCTACAGAGTCTTGCTTAAAAGTGTGCTATGACGCCAACCTGCGAAAGCTATATAAAAATTACGCAGCCGTTGAAGACTATAATACGTCTCTGGTAATAAATGCTACCTACGAAGAGCAGGTCGAAGTTATTAAAAATACTATAACCAAATGGCGCTTGAACGGAGGCAGCAAGCCTTTGTACTTCAGGATACATACCGGCGGAGAGTTCTTTAATGCTCGCTACGCTTGCGCCTGGGCTGAAGCGATTGAGGCTAACCCTGATGTAAATTTCTGGGCGTATACTCGCTCGTTATTTGCTGTGCCTATTCTGGCCGACCTCTCGAATTTAACATTGTATTTAAGCTGCGATAAAGATAATCACGAAAAAGTGCTCGCTATCTACGAGGAGTATAAGAATTATCCGAACATCGCGGTAGCCTGGATGGGTGATAATCCTCCAGAAAACTTTCCCAACGACAGAGCAGTTCTAGATTGCCCTGAAGTGACAGGAAAAACAAAAAAAATAGGCTCTGTGGGAGCGTGCTCTAGATGTAGAGCATGCGTTGATCGCAGGCTAAAAAGTGGAAAAACAAGACATGTGCGCTTCCCAATCCACAGGTAATACAGCACAACTCAAACATAAACCAACAAACAAAATGACTGCTGAAACTAAACGTAATCCTGCACCTATCACAAGAATCCTTGGCAAAGACTGCCGCTACACAAAAATTGATAATAGGAAATTCTTGTACTATTCTGACTTGATTAAAATTGCTAATAAGGATTTTGAAAAAGAGCTGCGTACTCCTCCTATTGTGCAGCGTGTTTCTGACGGAGCCAACAGCCAAGACAGAAAGCTTGTAAACGTTACCGACTTCAGAAATGCATACAGGCAAGCTAAGGAAAAGAACAGCCTTAAGAAACCTGCAAAGAGCAAGTCTAAGCCTCACGAGGCTGAACAATTCTGCTTTCCTTTTGAACCCCTGAAAGAAGGCAAGAGTGTGAGCTCCTCAAAGCTCATGGACACCTCTAGCTCAACCGCCCCACTTGATTTGTCCTCTATCAAGGTGGATACCTCCTCGATTAAGACAATCTATGAGCAAGGTGAGGCTAAAGACAGTTTGATCAAATCTCAAATTAATGGGATTGTGCATAAGTATGTTAATAACCAGATTATTGAAAATGGTTTTACTGATGACTCTGCCGAAGCTTGCGCTTTAAGGCAAAACGCTTATGTGAGTCTTTATACTCAGTTTGACCTGGTATACTCTACCGCTCTCGCTCAGTACAACATTGCTATGGATTCTGTCGGGCTTGGAGCAGATGTACGCTTCAAGGGCAATTACATGAACATCCTGGCAGATAAAAAGCTTCTTCCTACGCTGCTTGAAGTGGCCAAACAGTTCTTCTCTGTCGACCTGAAAAAGAAAAAGAAGAACGTTCGAGCCGACGACGATAACATCAACTTAGACTAAACACTTTGTTCCCCCCGGAACATTTGGTAAACTAGAGCAAAAAAAACAAACAAACCAAAACAGTAATCATGAGCACCGAAAACAACAACTCCTCCGCCAAGACCTTCACTGTCAACATCACTGATCGCACTGGTCATAGCTCTGTAGCGAATCTGTCGATCGAGAAAACTGTCGACACGATCGTAGAAAACGTCGAGAACAAGTCTCGCTGGCTCTTCATCAACGGTGAAGCGGTAAACTTCAAGGGTGCAAGCTCTCAGTTGTCTACCGAAAACGTGCAAATGCTCCGCACGATGCTGGAGAATCTGAACGACCCGACGATCCTGCTCACAGGCACTCTCGTTGGCGGCAACGAATAGTCTAGAGGCTTAACCCTCACACACCTCGCCCCTGACATCTTACATGGTGTCAGGGGTTTCTTTTATCCTCAACTAGCTTATTTTTATGGAAATAACCTGCCACGAATTCAAAAGAACTACTAAAACTTTTATTGACGCCCTGAAGCATACAGAGGCGGCCAGCATTAATCTACCTTTCTACTTATACGGCTCATCTCTTAAAGAATTATTTACACTTAGTCGCCTAGTTTTTAGGAACGTTGCAAAAATGTATGAGTTCTTGAAGTACTTGCCTGTACAGCCCTCGCAAGTTTCTATGAAGAACTTTCAGCAGCACGCAGGATTTTTGTCCTCTCTGCTTGATAGCAGCGAAGAGCAAAAAACACTAGGCACCATAGCTGCAACGCAAGAGTATTGTAAGACATTCCAAAGCGTGCGTCTTTTGCCTGATGCTATCCCAGAGGTTTATAGACCTTTTCTGATTAGAAATGCTCCTATAGAAACCACTGAAGGCGACCGTACATACAGGGCGATCACATGGACCACTGCGGCAAAGAGCTTACATGAGCTTGTTTACATGGCCTGCGACAGGGATACGATCTACGACTATCTCGACAAAGGGTATTTTATCATGTTTTCTGAGCAGCAGGCAGCTAAAAATAAGCTTGAAAAATGCGTAGTCGTGGCTGATCGCTACGACGTGAATACCGCACACATTTTCGCGCTGTGCAGGCTGCAGCCTTCTCTCTCAGAGCTGCTAAAGAACAAATGTTTTGCAGGATATCAAGATGCTGAAATGCTTAAACTGAGGATGCTCAAAAAGCTGAATACTGCACACAAGGCAGCATATCAGGCCGCCGCTGAGAAAATCGAGATAGACTACCACAAAAACTCTACGCTAATACTGCTTTCAAAGCTGCTAGATGGTTCGGTTGCAAAAACAACGCTCAATGAGATTGAGTTTACAAAGACCTCTGCTACCTATGAGCGTATATCTGTTGAACACGATAGCTTACTAGTTATCTTGCAGAACTCGCTTAATTTCAACGGTGAGTTTGATATCTATGGTATTTGCGATATTCTTGGAAAAGAAGTACAGAAGATATCGGATGAAGCTGAGAGACCTGCAGAAGGCGAGCCCAAGCTCACGCTAGCAAATCTAAAAATTAACAGCATACCTATTCATTTAGAGCTGTCCTATACAGGCTGCCGCTATATCAATAGTGTGCGTGTAAATAAAGACGAGCTTGGCGCTGCGGTAGCTAGAGCAAGCTGCTACCAGGATGAGGCTGCGTATAAAGTGTTTCTTGAGACGATACGTGCGCTAAGCATCAAGCATCACGACATCATCGCAAATGGGTTGGCTGTAAAAATACATAGCACGATTACCCCTGAGGAGTATCGTTCCGCGCAACCTGGACCTAATGCTCCTGCGATTAAGTTTAAGATTGATAAAGAGTCTCGCAGAGTTCATCTGGAGATTTCTGAAAATCGTAGCGTGCCTGTACATTTCCAGAGAATTATTAATAGGGTAAATACTCTTAATGAGCGTACAAACAATGCGTCATCTTACAAAAAAGATGGTCCATGGGGGCACACAAGAGTTACAAAAAATTACAGGTGGGCCGCAAAAGAAATGGTAGAAATCTTGATCAGTGCTTGTACAGCTGAAGAAGAGCATGTCAATGAGGCAGGAAACAAGATTAAAACCAAAAAAGTACTGATCACTGAAAATGATGTAGTCTTGCTGCTTGATGCAGCTAACGATAAAAAGAATGAGGCTATCGCAAGGTCTAAAGAGTTCATGGCTATGGCTGTGAAAAGTACAGGAGCCACAATGGTGGAATTCCTTGGAAAACCTGCATACAAAGTCTCAGGCAATCTGCGTACCTATGCGGTAATCATTGAGTCGGCCAAGGTCTACGACTTCGATACGAAGAAGTATCGCTGCATCGTAAATCATAACCACTATCAGGGCGCAGGCTATGATGACGTAGCCACCAGGCTGCTTGCTCTTAAGAACGACAGCGTGATGCAGCAGGCGATTGGTACACTACAGGGAGAAGCTCAGCCTCAATATGAGCCTAACGGAAATACTAACGATCATGAGCGCGAAGGATTCTCAGAGTTTGATGTGCGTGCTGCGATAGGTAATGCATTTAGTGCTGCATAGACGATGAACAAACATTTGTGGACCCAATTGTTGACTGCTTCTGAAGTGTGCGATCATGCCACAGAAGAGCAGGGAGGGTTAATCCTCAGTAGAGATGAGAGTTTTCTGTTCGTACCGATCAGAAACATACACATAGGAACCATTACAGCAGTAGGGCTGTATGAGACTGATAAGCTAGAGCTGAAAACAAAGGTGTTTACGAGGATGAGTGAGGGCTGGAGAATGTTCGCCAGCTTTCATACGCATCCTATGTTTTCGGCTACTCCTAGTGTAACTGATATGACGTATCTGTTCCAAGGGTTTGAGAGTAATTATATTTACGCACCCAAACCACAAGTCTTCTCAGCTACGATCTGGGAAGGAGAAAAAAGCAAAACAACATTCATACCTAAAGAAAAAATCAAAGAACTACTATAACACATGAGCATCAATAAAATCGCTATTGCGGGAGCAGGTGGAATTGGCAGCAATCTTCTTGCTATTCTCTTCGACTACGGGTTTAATCGCAAACAGTTCGATTATGCCTCTATGGAGGTTGACATCTGGGACGACGACGTTGTAGATGTAAAGAACCTGCTCCACCAAAACTTTAAGCTTGATGACATTGGTAAGCATAAAGTAGATGTTCTTGCTGATAAATATGTTGTGAATGGTGTCAAAAACAGGATGGCTGAAAAAGACTTCAAAAAGTACGATCTAGTCTTCTGCTGTGTTGACAACATGCCGTTCCGAAAGTCACTATACGAGTATGGCTGGAAAGCTCAAAGCAAGCTATTTTGGATTGACGGTAGGTGCACCAGTAGACAGGGTGCCGTGTTTAATTCAGCCTTGCCCAAGGAAGTTCTACTTGGGTACATCAGTGACAGTGTTGAAGAAGGTGGCTGTTTGCTAGCTTATGAGAAAGAGCAAAACATCAGTCACACATTACCTACCATTGTGGCAGGTATGATGGTTCAGAATTTTCTGAACAAACTCAGAGGCGAGCAATCGTTCAAGTCTGTGTTCATGGTCTAGTATAACGTAGTATCAATTAACCTTAAAACTTAACTTAAATTAACTAAACGCAAATATGGCAATCATCAAACCATCTCTTAAATTCGCCGGGTCTGAGCTCAACCTCAACAATACTGCAGTTCCTTATATCAAGGAAGGCGTGCAGCGTGCGCTGTTCAACAAGTCAAACAACCCTGAGGGTGCATACCTCTACTTTCTTCCTGCCTACAAGACAGACGAAGACGGCAATGGTGTTTGGTACAAGAAAGTCAGTGTGCGCGACAACTTCGGCACATCCTACAAAGAAAAGTATTTTGTGCCTAGCCGTGCAGCAGACCCTGCCGAGTATTTCTACAACAATCTGCGTATCATCTATCCTGAAGATGCTCAGATTCGTGATGTGGAAAACAATGGCAAGAAGTTCAAGCAATATCCTTTCTGTGGGAGGATCACAGATCGTGTGATTTACAATGTTGCTTTTGCCCAGCATCTAGAGCAGGGAGCTTATGTGCTCGACTTGCCTCTTCGTAATGGTGCGGATATTCTGATGAACTGGCTGGAAGGTCGTGATTTGTCAGGCCGTCAGCGTCTTCCTATCAACGATCCTGATAGGTGTTTGCCTGTGTTTGTGAAGCTTAAAGAAAACAGTGCAAATCCCTGGATGCTTCAGGTGGACACAAGCGAACCCGTGGCCTTGCCTGAGCAGCTTGCTGACAGCGATTATCTGTACAACCTTGACGAGGTCCTTGTGACAAAGACCAAGGAAGAAATCATTGCCAAGCTGCGTGAAATGTACTCTTCAGACGTGTTTGAAGATTGCATGAATGGCTATCCTGGCCTTACAAAGAGTAGCTCACCAGCTCCTGTGGCTGCAGCAGTTCAAAAGAGTGAGCCTGTGATTGCTCGTCCAGTGATGAACATTCCGAAACCCTCGATGAATGTTGCTAAGCCTGCGGTAGCTGCAGTTCAGAAAGCTGAGATTCCAAGAGTAAGTATTCCTACCGCAATTCCTGAAAAAGATGCGTACGATATCGGAGCACTGCCTCCTAACCCGATGAAAATGAGCAGAGAAGAAGCCCTTAAATTTATCAATGAAGCCTAGAAAATATGGATTTTGAAGGATACATAAACTCAATCAAAAAAAGTTTTGGAAAGACTTTTAAGACAGAAGCTGTAAACCTGGAATTAAACACTGTCGACAAGGAGCTTCCTCCTACCGGCATTGTTCTGAACAACCCTTTGATGGAGTATGCATTTGACCGTCGCTTTATGGCGTACGGTCGATGCTACCTCGTCTACGGGAAGAAAGGTTGCTCTAAAACAACTCTTCTGTTCGACCTAGCCAAGGTGTTTCAAAAAGCTGGTGGAAAGTTCTTCTGGATCGAGACCGAGAACGCGCCCGACTTCAGGTATATGGAGTTGCAGGGTGTGGACCCTAAGGGCGTGATATATCACAATCCAAAGAGCATTGAAGAGGCTCTCACATTGTGTAAGCTCACGATCGAGAATTACGCTAAATACAGCGACGGTAAAACACCTATTCTTGTTGCATTAGACTCGATTGCTGGCGGTGCTACAGATTACGAAAGAGACCAGGATGTAATCGGTCAAGCTAAGCCTGGTGAGCATGCCAAACTGATGGCTGCATTCTACAGACACATTATTCCATACCTCGAATGTGAGAATATGGTGTTTGTAGCCACCAATCAGTTGCGTGAGCAGATCGGAGGTATGACAGGATTTGGTGCAGAAAAACCTGAAGCTTTGCTTGGTGGTGAGGCACAAAGGTTTAACAGCACCTACCAGTTCAAGGTTGCTAGAATCAAAGACAACCTTTCCGAAGATCATATGGGGGTAAAACGCAAAAGTGGCTCTACCCATAGCCTTGTTGTAAAAAGGAATAAGCTAGGTCGTGAGGGTAACAGTCAAAAGATTGAGTTCGATATCCATATTAAAGGAGGAATAGACTGGTACAGTCCTCTTGTTAGAAAATTGGGTGAAGAGTACCCCTCTATCATAACCAAGACTGGTGGATGGTATACCTGGGACGTTCCAGGTAGTGAGTTCATAATAAGAGCTGACGGACAGGAGACCGTCGGAGTAATAGACTCTAGCAAAAAGTTCAGAGAGTCTGAACTTGGATACATGTTGATGCACAGTCCTGCGGCTCAAGAGACAATCCGTGAAGCGTTCGCTATCCCTGATATGCCTCCTCCAGAAATAGAGGAAGAAATCCAAAAAACAAATAAAACAAAGCGCAAGCGTAAGAGTGAGCTTGAGCTTGATGATCCCCAAGAACAATACACTACAGAAGACAATGAGTAACACAGACAATCAACCGCTATACATGTGGGTCATGGATGAGGCCACAGGGGCCGTCACCAAGACAGAACTAGCCTCTGACAGAACCTGGACCTGGGTACCCAAACCCAGACCCAGTAAGGCAAAGTGCTCTCCAAAAAACGGAGTCTCGATCCAAGCTATTGCAGATGCCGGACATAAAGTACGTGTAAGGCATCTTCGGTGGGCCTATTATCTGGGCATTGGAGAAAGAACCCGTAATATGCGTAATACTGGAAAAGATTACGCAAACAGGGCTATTGTCGTACCCTCCTCGTTCAGAAGAGATCCTCTCTATCTACTGCTGCCCAAGGGTGGGTATACACACATCACGATTAAAACTAAAGACAACAACTATGTTTGTCTCAGTAGTGAGTGCGCTATCAATGATCCGTTCTGCTATACTACAGGTGTAGAAAAAGCGCTTGAACGCCTCACCGATGATGAGCTAAGATATTTAGGAATTTGATGAGTACAAATTACCAAGCCACGCTATCAGAGATAGAAAAGTTAATCTCTAAAATGGATCTTCCCACATACAGGAAGTCTGTGAAACATAATGACGATGCCAGATGGTTGAAAAACAATCTGAAAATTAAGAATGCTTCACACAAAAACTATACAAAAGTTATCGAACTTTTGAGTAGCGTGGTCTAGTAGAGGATTAGGCTTGCCACTGAGCGTTTTTCAGTGGCAAGCTTTCTTCATGATATTCATAGGTTTTGACAATGGAGTTACTAGCAATGGTATAGGAGTTATACACTCCTCAGGAGAGCATAGGCTGTTCAAGCTACCTATCAAAAAAGAAGCAAGCTACACCAAGGAAGAGAAGTTTATCCACAGGATAGATTTCGACGCCTTGGTTGTTTTGTTTAAAGACATACAAAAAAACTTTTATGCTGGAGAAGATGTACTCGTAGGTCTCGAGCGACCTATGGTGAACAGCAGAAGATTCAATGCTTCTTTAAGTGCAATACGCGCACTAGAAGCTACGTTAATTGCGATAGAGACACTGGGATTCAGTAAGCTCTATATTGATTCAAAAGAATGGCAGAGTAGCCTTCTGCCAGGTGTAAAGGGCTCTGACGAGCTAAAAAAGGCTAGTTTCGAGCTAGGTAAAAAATTATTTCCTACATTGAACATCAAAAAAGACGCTGACGGGCTTCTTATCGCCGAGTATCTAAGGCGCAAAGAAGCGGAACAAAAGGAATCACATGCAATTAGACTTTCTGACATGCTATGAAAAAGACACACTAGATCCTAAAGAGCCTAGTCAACTTGAATTTTTGGGAGAAGATTTAAAGCCGATAAAGCCTCACAGGCTTCCCAAAAATCATCAGGTAGAAAAGTTCTTTCTAGATCTCAACTACGGTAGCGTTCCAGAGTATAAAGAGTATTGGCGCAGTATTACTCCTGAAAACGATACAGAAGTATTCCAACGATGGCTATTTGCCTTCATGAGCGTACACACTTCTTGGCAAAGTAATGTGCGTGGCTATGAGGCGATTAAAGATTGGTGGACATGGATTAACAGGTGGGGCGATCTCCATGCGGCTATAGATAATAGTCGTGTAGGTATGCAAAATAACCGCGTTAGATACATTACAGCGTTTACAGAAAAGTTCTGGAAAAACCCATCGCTATACAGAAAAGGTCAAAACGAGTCATGGGTAGAGTTTAGAGATCGTTTAAAGGACATTACACTAGGGTTAGGTCCGGCAAAAACGAGTTTTGCTATAGAATTGTGCTATCCTAACACAGCTAAAGTAGTCTGCCTAGACACACACATGTTTCAGGCGTATGGCTTGAATCAAACAAAAGATGCTCGCCAGTATGCTGAGCTAGAACAGAGATGGATAGATATGTGTAATATGTGGGCTGTCCCGCCATATATTGCTAGATGCCTCTATTGGGACGTGAAGCAAGGCTACTCTTCAAGTAGCTATTGGAGTAAAGTATTTGAAAAATAACAACAACACTATTATGAGCGAAACACAAGAGAATCAAATCAAGAGAGTGCTTGCAGAAATGGTTGCAAGTGGAGAAGTGAAGACCACGCAAGTAAATGGCGAAACCCACTATTATCTTGCTGAGGATAGCTTGGCCTCGACTCCCACAAATGAACTACAAGAATTGATCGACGACCAGGAAGTGATCAAAATCTTTAGAGAAGGAGACATAGGCTTTCCTGCTAAATACAGTCCTCCCGCAGACCTGAAAAGCTATAAAGCCTCACTCAGTAAATTCGACACTAGGAGAAGCGAGTTAATCCGTAGATTTAAGGCTTTACTGTGATGAAAATTTGTAAAATAATTTTGTCATGGATCAGCCTGACTGGAACGAAGAACACGACGCAGAGCATCAGCATCTAGAAATTCAGAAGCTTTTCAAACTCATGGAGGCTAAAGCAAAAAACGCCATGAATTACCTAATACTTGAAGGCTTTGTAGCTCCTACTAAAACACAAGGAGTCTATGAATATACACCAGAAGGCTTGGTGCTGTTACAGCAACACTACAAAAAACTAAAAGACGAAGGATCAATATGAGTACATCAGCTAAAGAACTGCGAAATGCAGCATTGCATCTAGCAACAACCCAGTTACAGGCGCGATTCGAGCACCTCGCACAGGCGGTCACTAGCAGTGGTGATCCTAACGCTTACATTGAATTCGTGCTTGAGTACTATCCTACGACAGAGAATATCATCGCTGAGGCTGAAAAATACACTAAGTTTGTGGATGCTGTAGAATAGTTGTTGCTGTGTGCCCTGCATGTAGGCTAATCTATATGCAGGGCGATAAGCCAGCATAGCTCAGCGGTAGAGCACCGGTTTTGTAAACCGTAGGTCCTCGGTTCGAATCCGAGTGTTGGCTCCATTTACGTGACGTAGCCTAGAGGCCAGGCACTTGCCTTGGGAGCAAGATCACGTGAGTTCGATTCTCACCGTCACGACCAATTTGCAACAAATAAACTCTGTAGTTCAGTGGTAGACCATCGCTCCCTCAAGGTTAAGGGCCAAAAAGCTGGGAATAAAGCGAGTGCCGTTGGTTCGATTCCAACCAGAGTTTTTTGTTGCAACTACAATAAAAAGAAGAGATACTTCATAAAGCTGATCTGCCATGTGTAGACACAGTAAAAGCCTCGTTATGCGGGGCCTGCTTTGTTCTTTAACATCTTAAATCGCGGGATAGTGAAGTGGTAAAACGACAGTCTCATAAGCTGTAGTCCTAGGTTCGATTCCTAGTCCCGCAACCAATTTTTCAGCAACCGCGAACCCTCCGGTAGTAGGTTAACAGGTAATATGGAAAGCTTACTTGATGTAAATCCTGCTGAAAAGCGACACCTGCCGTACAGTGCGATCACAGTGCGCTTGGCCCGGACGCGGGCGACTGAGTGGTGTGACAGCTGGAGAGACAGCAAAGCTTGCTATGCGATTAATAGTAAGTTAACCCCTGAGCGACACCTGCGAACTTGCGATGCTGCATTTCAAGGCTAAAGTGGTGTGACACTGGGAGAGACTAGGTAATTTTGGCGGGTGTAGCATAGTGGTAATGCTCTAGTCTTCCAAACTAGCTATGAGGGTTCGATTCCCTCCATCCGCTCCAATCATGTAGGAACGCCGGAGTTGGAGAGCCGGAGTGGACTGTAAATCCATTGCCTTCGGGCTGACAGGGTTCGAATCCCTGGTCCTACACCACTTCAAGCATGAAACAAAAAAAGAAAAAAAGCGAAGTAACCCTAGCGCACACAGGAGACAAGTCCGTTGTCTACGATGTAGATATTGACGCTGGTAAATTTTTAGTGATATACTATACAGCTTTAGACGAATGCGAAGTATACTGGAAAAACGGTACTGTAAGTCTAGCAGCTCACACAGAAGAGTATCGTAAAGCTGTGCAAGCTGTAGACAAGCTATACTCAAAAAATTCTTATGGACATTATTAAACCTGCAAAGCCCATCATTGAAATTAATGAGCCTTCCAGAGTGACTGGAAACATTAGAGTTATTCCAAAACCTGGTAAGTTTTATTATATTGATTATAAGGATGCTGAAGAACCAGAAGGAAGCTATTTTGGACTAGCTCGCTGTGTGGGTGTCTATGAAAGAAATGTAGAGGGAGAACAAATCTACCCTCCGCTATATGAGTTCATGCATACAACAAAAGAAGGAGATCAAACACTGAGTTTGTTTTACGCTTCAGAAGTAGTCATGGAAGCAAAGACCCATTAGACCATTGGCTCATGGTGTAATGGTAACACAGCAGATTTTGAATCTGTTATTCTAGGTTCGAGTCCTGGTGAGCCAACCATTAACAGGGCAGTTAGCTCAGCGGTAGAGCGGCTCGTTTACACCGAGTTGGTCGGGGGTTCGATTCCCTCACTGCCCACCACATTAACCCAGCAACCATAACTTGGTTGCTTTTTTTATTGCGTTATGGACAACATCGTACAAATTGAACCTGCTGTAGAAGAGTTGATTCAGAATAATATCCAGCTCAGATACACAGTAGAAAAACTCGAGAAAAAACTTGAAGTATTCAAGGCAATGACTAAAGAATTGCTTGAGTGTTCAGTGGCTAGCTCAGACCCTCTAAAAGAAACCAGGTACATCTGCGCTAGCTGTTTTCTTGAACCAGAACTAAAAGACATATGACTGACGAAGAAAAGAAAAAATATATGGAGCAAATTCAAGACGTTCTTCTTGACTTGCAGCTAGAGGGTAAAATTCATATCGAAGAAATCACTGAAGAAGCTGGTGATAACGGAGAGCAAATTACTACAATCAGGATTCAGCCAGTGCTGAAAACCCAAGAAGAAGTTGAAGAGTTCTTGCAGAGGGTAAAGGCTCTTGGTTACATGAGCGATGAAGAGCATAATTCTGAAGAGTAATCATGGCTGAGGAGCTGTACATGGTAGAGTTCAAGCTACCGCAGTTTGACTGGACGCACTGGGCAGTGTGTGCGTCTATTGCAGATGCAGAGCAGGCTCTTATCAGACGCAGAAGAGAGCTGACGGACCCTAGCGACAAATATGTGCAGTTTAGGATAGTTAGGCACGAAGTTATAGAGAGTGATGTTGCAGGTCCTATAGATATAGAGCGCTGCGCTCAAGGGCACAGCTTTACAAAGCTTCCTAGCCATCCTAAAAATCAAGGGGTAGCCGAATGCCCCTATTGCCTTAGCGTGGCTAGTATCGCTCTAAAAGACGCGCTCGAGGCACAGACACATCAGGTACAGCTCCTTTCTAGCCTACTCAACAGTACACAAGAAAAGCTATCAAGGCTTGCTAGCATAGTTTTAAAGTTTTTACACACAGCAGACAAAACTATGTCTAGTGAGGCTTTTGCCGAATATGAAAAATACAGAGAAGACACAAAACAATAGTGAAGAGGTAGACCATCCCAATCACTACAACCAGATCACAGGGGTCGAATGTATCGACGTTATTGAGCAGTTAAAATTAGGCTTTAACCTAGGCAATACTCTCAAGTATATCTGGCGCTGCGATGACAAAGGTAAACGCGTGCAAGATCTTAAAAAAGCCGCTTGGTACCTGCAGCGAGAAATTAACAACGCAGAGAAAACAACTGAATCACAATAGCCTATGAAAACCATTCCAGCCTTGCTCTTGCTGCTCGGAGCACAAACACTAGACGCAGGAATTAAAGCAGAAGAGAAAACTATTCCTGGATTAAAACTACGTATTGAAGGCGAAGTGCCTCTCACAGATAACAATGGAGTGGTAATTCCTTCGCAAGTTATCAAAGCGCAGGTAGGCAAACTTGTGTCGATATACAGAACAGATTTGTTCTGCTACAAAGGACAAATCACAGAGATTGAAGAGAGCGACGAAGCTTTAAAGATATACGGAAAAATACTCAATGTTCCTGAAAGTAGATTTGGCTTTATCCTCGCTAAAGGAGGGCAATTCGCAGGAGCCGTTGTAGAAGGTAACGAAAATAACAGAGCCTATGTACTGGAGTTTAGCCCTTCACATAAAGGGTTCATCTTCATTAGAAATTCTAAATACGAAAAGCCTGAGTTATAATGCCTGCAAAATACGAAAACATAAATGTCACAGAAGAATTCCTAAATAAAGACCCTAACGCCTTTTTTGTATTTGGAAACAACTTACAAAACAAAGGAACAGGAGGAGCAGCTAAATTAAGACATCATCCAAGGGCAATAGGATTTCTTACTAAAAAAGCTCCAGATCATGCACCCAAGTCTTGCTACACTGTAGAGGAGTACAGCAAGATTTTCTTTAAGTTACTTGCGCAGCTAAAAGAGCACGTAATCAAAAACCCTAGCCGTAAGTTTTACGTCTCAAAACTCGGTGCAGGGCTAGCTAACAGATATATGATCTGGGAGCTATTAATCAAACACAACCTAGAAGCTGAACTAGGAGAATACGATAATGTCATATTCTGCTGGGACGAAAACGAGTCATAAACATATGCTTAAACCTATTCTAACTTTAATCGCACTAACATTATTTTTAGCCTGCTCTGCAATATATGTGCATGTGAAATTGATCAAGTACATCGCAGGCCCAAGCTGCAGCTGCAATCAAAATAAATAGCCCTAACCACTAGAACTAAATTTATGGAAAAATTAGCAGTAATCGCAAAAGTATTAGAACTCGCACCCATCGAAGGAGCAGATCGAATCGAACGTGCTACTGTGCTTGGTTGGCACGTAGTTGTGAAAAAAGGTGAGCACAAAGTGGGAGATCTTGTGGTAATGATCTTCCCTGATTCGTACGCATACAAAAGCTATGTAGATGCAACATACATAGGCAGTCAAGAAAAGACAAGAATCAGAACAGTCAAAATGCGCGGACAATATAGCGCAGGGCTAGTCTTGCCTCTTGCCGAAGTCTATGCTGCAGCAGAACGAAAAGGTCTTCCTTCAAGAGTTTGGGAAGAAGACGAGGAGGTGAGTGTGCTCCTTGACATCGAGAAGTGGGTAGCTCCTGTAGGCATGAGTACAGGAGGAAAAGAAATTGGAGATTTTCCTACACGCTACATTAACAGAACAGACGAGCTCAATTTCAGAAGCGAGCCTGGAGCCCTGCTTGAGGCAAGAACAGACCCTAGATTCAAGAATGTGGAGTTTGTGGCTACGCTCAAATGTGACGGCACCAGCGCCACCTATATCAGTGTGCCTGGCTACTTCCATGTATGTGGCAGGAATAAAGAGTATGCTGATGTAGACGGCAGCATGCACTGGGAGATAGCCAAAAAGTACAAGCTTGAAGGTAACCTAGAAGAAAACTACGCAATTCAAGGAGAGATCTGCGGCCCTGGGGTGCAAGGCAATCCAATGAAGCTAGACTCTCGAGACTTGTTTGTTTTCAGAGTTAAAAATCTTGCTACTCACGAGTGGCTTGGTTGGGATGATCTTAAACTATTCTGTGCTCAGCACTATCTCAAACATGTGCCTGAAATTACCAGATTCGTGTTTTCGGCAAACGTACCTAGCATTGAAGATTTGCAAGACATTGCCAATGATGCCAAGTACGACCATGGGCGAGCAAACGCTGAGGGAGTTGTAATTTTCCCTGTAGTACCGATCAAAAGCCTCAGCCTGCAGAAAAGCTACTGGAGCCTTAAAGTAATGAACCAACCTTACGACATGAAGAAAGGTTAATATGAGTGACCATACAAACAAAGTAGAATGGATCGGGCATTATGGCGGCGATCTCACACACGGCTTGTCCGCGTGGACAAGCACATACAGAGACCTAGATGAAGATAAGCTAAACAGGCTACCAAAAATGCTAGCCAGGTTGGCTGCAGATAAGCACGATACGCCGTTTGAAAAAAGTGTTCTTCATTTTCTCGTAGACACTGAGATCGCTTCACACATCCATCTTCTCAAGCATAGGATCGGTGTAAGTATTAATGCTGAATCGGCGAGATACAAGGAGCTCAATGAAGATAAGTTTTATATCCCTCCTGACTTCTACGATGTTCCAATTTCTGAGGATAGTGGTTGGGGAGGTTATGATAATTGGGCAGAGCTACTGATTGATCACTCAAAGCAGAGTAACCGACTGTATCACGCCTGCCTAAAAGATGCTGAGAAAGTTCTTGGTCGTAAGCGGGCCAAGGAGAGTGCCAGGTTCTTTAAGATGTACAACAGTCAGATAGCTTCTGATGTTATGTTTAATTGGAGAAGCTTTGCGCATTTCCTGTATTTACGTAGATCAGAACACGCACAGAAAGAAATCTGCGAAGTAGCAGACAGGATGCTCACAATGGTCAAAGAGCTTCCTTCCAACCCATTCAACCACACACTAGAAGCATTTGGATTATGACTATCACAAGAAAATCACAATATTCAGGAATTATAAGGTCTGTAGAGATGGATATTACTGCAGAACAAGTCGAAGCATACAACAACGGCGCACTACTTCAGAACGCCTTTCCTGGTCTCTCAGCAGCAGATAGAGAATTCTTTAAGTCAGGAATTACTGACGAAGAGTGGCAGGAAATGTTTGGCCCCGAAGAAGACGATGAATAGCGAACTACAAGACAAGCTGTTTGCCGATTTTCCTGAAGTTTTACAAGAACACAAGCTCAGCATATATGAAAGCTGTATGAGCTGGGGGTTCGAATGTGGCGACGGCTGGGAGCCTGTTATACGCCAGATGTGCAAGCTATTGTCTCGTAAAGTATGCACGACAGTTAAAAAGAAGCAGCTGTTTCCTTATCAAGATGAGCTAGAGGTATGGCTACATAACAAGTGTAGAAAGATTGAGAGATTATTTAAAATGCCACATAATACACTATATGTGGCTAAGTTCGAGCGCTATGTCCGTTTCCCTGGTTATTCTGTAAGGCTTACCCAGGTTAAAGAAAAGTTTGGTACATTACGTGTATATCACGATATACATCCAAATTTTACAAAAGACGAAGTAAAGCATATTTCTGAAAGAGAGCTTATGAGAGCTCAAGAAAACTATGCTGGCTATGTGGACGGGGTGATTAGCTTTGCTGAGCAAGCAAGTGCTACCATCTGCGAGATACATGGGAAGCCTGGTAAGCTAACCACCAGAGGCTGGTGGCATGTGGCCTGCGAAGAGTGCGAGAGCAACAAAAAAAATGAAAATACTAGTAATTCCTGACGTTCATCAAAAGCTCGAAAAGTTATCAATAATTCTAGAAAACAACACGTTTGATACGCTCATATCGCTTGGAGACTGGTTTGACGATTTCTATGATTCTCCAATGCATGCTGAAAATACAGCAAACTATATTCTCAAGCTGTATAGTAAATACGGAGAAAACTTCATATGGCTGCTAGGTAACCATGATGTGCCCTACCTATTCCCTGCTACATACGATCGACGCGCATGCAGCGGCAACACAAGAGATAAGCTCAAGGTTATCAATAAAGTGTTTCAAGGAAGCAGCCCATTAGGATTTAGACCTAAACTAGCTCACGTAGTCGAAATAGATGAATGCTTGCCTATAGTATTGAGCCATGCAGGAGTCAGTGAGCATCATTTTGGGCATCCTCTAGAAAAAGATATATCTGCTGCAAGCGTGCTATCAAGATGCCTTATAGCCGAGACATTCCTGGCTCTAGGTCTAGATGATCCTATACTTGGCGCAGGAATGGCTAGGGGCGGACGTGAACCCGTCGGAGGCATAAACTGGCTTGATTGGAATCATGAGTATGCTCCTGTAGAGGGCTTGAGTCAGATTGTGGGGCATACTCCTCTGCACGCTCCTATGGTTATTGATGAATGTAGAGCATCTATCACTCCCGACGATAAGATGCCTGCTATTGATAGATATCGTTTGAAGCCGGGGAAGTCATACAATGTAAATATAGACACGCATCTAGAAAACTACATCACAATAGAAAACAACGAAATCCTAATACACAAAACAGCCTGCCTTATATCCTAATATGGTCAGATTCTATTTTTCAGACAAAGGGGTGACTCGTAAAATGGGCTGCCCTAACTTGTGGCCTGTGCACGATCGCCAGTTTAACCGTGTACCAAGGTCACTATTTGAAACTCCTGGTCTTGTGGTGCATATCGAACCAAAGATATGTCAAAGTGGTCCAATGGCGAGAATAACTGTATTTGACACAGCTCGAGTACAATTCAAGCCTGTTTGGGCGGACCATTCGCAAGAGCGTCTATTCGGGGGATGCGTAATGAGTGCCGAATACTACAATAGCGGCCACACCACGATTAGATCGAATATATTGGATCATGCCTCAACCAGTAGAACACCAGAAGACTTTGAGCATGATTGGCAGGTTAGAGAAGCCTGCATACCTGTAATCAGACAAGCAATTGAACTACACCTAACCTACTTCCCTAAATTAATCTTATGAGCCTACCTAAACTATTTAAAAAAACTGCAACAGGAGCTACCCAAGAGTGGCAAATCTTCTTCGAAAACGGAGAGTACTACACTGTGAGTGGTCAAACAGATGGTAAAAAGATTACTAACACACCTACGAAATGTAAGGGCAAAAACATCGGTAAGAAGAATGAGACTACTGCTGACCAGCAAGCAGAGCTCGAGTCCCGAGCCAAATGGCAAAAGAAAGTTGACGAAGGTTATGTCGAGGATGTGGCTGCTCTTAACGCTGGTAACTCTCTTAGGCTGGATCCTATGCTTGCAAAAGATTATGCTGACTATGAAGACAAGCTAGAGTTCCCTGTATACAGCCAGCCTAAACTTGACGGGCTGCGCTGTATTGTTACGAGAGAAGGCGTGTTCAGCAGACAATGGAAACCCTTTGCTACATTGCAGCATATTAGAGAGGCAGTGCAACCGTTGTTTGACAGCTACCCTGACTTGCTTGCCTTTGACGGTGAGATGTACTCGCACGAGCTCAAAGATAAGTTTGAGGAAATTGTGAGCATTGTTAAGCAGCCAAAAGCAAGCCCTGCAGACATTGAGAAGTGTAAAAAATCTGTACAGTATCATGTGTACGATATAATCACAAAAGGAAATGATCCGTTCATGCGGAGACGCTCGGATTATAATCTTCTTGTACGTGCAGCTAATAGTCCATATATCACCGCAGTAACTACGCTTTGTGCAGACGATCAAAAAGATTTAGACAAGCATTACCATTCGTATATGTCTGAAGGCTACGAGGGGCAGATGATTCGCTCCTGGAATAGCCTGTATCAGCACAAACGCACGAAAGACCTCCTCAAGAGGAAGGACTTTCACGAAGGCGAATACGAGATCATGGGATTCAAAGAAGGTAAAGGTAGTCGTGAAGGCTGCATTATCCTACGCCTAGGTATGCCTGACGGCAAAGAGTTTGACTCTGTGCCTGTGGGCGGTATCGAGTATCAGAGAAGACTATGGACTCGCCGAGAAGATATTCTGGGTATGCAGGCAACTGTAAAATATCAGAATCTCAGCAGTGACGGAATCCCTAGGTTCAACAATACGATAAAGATCAGAACAAGAAACCTTGAAGAAGTACTTATTTAAACTATGGAAAAAGAATATTTTGTCCGCAGACTGACAGAGAAAGGGAAGCTCAAGACACCAAGATATAAAAGCGGAGAGCCTGTAGCTCCTTGGAGAACGTTTCAAACAGAAAAAGAAGCGTTTGATTTCATTAAAGAATACGAGATAGATAATGTGATTGTTTTTTCAAAAATTAGACAACTGCAGGTAAGCTCACAGCAAACAAACTAGCCTTATGCTTTACCGTAAAAAGCCTGTTGTAGTCGAGGCACATCAGTGGTTCAAGAACGGGGACCATCCAGAAGATCAGTCTACTTTGATACTGCCTCCTAATTGTCAAATCCCTCACTTGAGTGAGGGTAAAGTAGTGAGGTATTTCAGAGATCCAAATATAGATGGACATTATGAATGCTCTCACTGTGGTAAATTGGTTCATCACCATGGCTGGATAGATACCCTCGAAGCAGGGCATCGTGTCTGCCCTGGAGACTATATCATCACCGGAGTCAAAGGTGAGCGATATCCTTGTAAGCCTGATATCTTTGAAGAGACCTACGAAAAAGCAGAATAATACAAAAAAAAATGAACAAGCAAGAAATTCAAAAAAATATTGAAAACGTCCTCGATTATTGGACCAGGACGTTGCCTCCTACTTTGGCGGCTGTAGTTAAAAGAAATGTGATTGTTAGTGGAGGCTGTATCGCCTCTATGCTCTTGAAGGAACCTGTAAAAGATTATGATCTTTATTTTAAAGATGTTCACACGGCTCTTGAGCTTGCGAAATACTATACTAGTAAATTAGGAGTTAATACCGCCTGCGTCATAGATGGTAAGGTAGTTTTAAATGAGGCTGTAGTAAGTATGGGTAGGCATATGCCCATATCTAGCCAGGCATTTTCTCCAGTATATCTTTCTCGCAATGCGATCACACTGTCTGGAGGTATACAGCTTATTCTTCGCTTCTGTGGAAGTGTGGAAAAAATACTAGAAACCTTCGATTTTGCTCACACCAAAAGCTATTTTACTTTTGATACAGGCTTGCGGCTTGATCAAGAGGGGCTCGAAAGTTTGCTAAGCAAAGAGCTTGTCTATGTAGGTAGCGGCTTCCCTGTGTGTGCGCTTTTTAGAGCTCACAAGTTTATGCGGCGTAAGTGGAAATTGCGCCCTTCTGAGCTCATGAAAATTGTATATGACATTGCGCAGCTAGACGTGACTGACCCTCTTGTAATCAAAGAGCAGCTGGGAGGATATTATGGTCAGAGCATTGCTAAGCAGATGAACATCCCAGGCAAACTCAATCGAGAAGTGTTCTTTGCTATTGCTGAGGGCTATGCTCCAAAGAATCCTGAGAGCGTAGGTAACTACATGTAGTATGATAGAGTGGCCGAAGGTGGGAAGCAGGGTAACGTTCAAACGCGTTACCCTGCATTGGTATAACGACATAGTGCAAAATGCTCGGGAGTTACTAGAACCTGAAAAAGAGTATACGCTTTCTAAGGTTACACCTTACAGTAGCTGGTGTGCTGTAGAGCTAGAAGAGCTCCCAGGTAAAAAATTCTCTCTAGGGTTTTTCGATTATCCTAGAGAGGTAGACTTGAAAAATAAAAATGACTGAAGAAGAAATTAACGAAACAATCGCCGAACATTGCGGGAAGAAAATAATTTCTCTTCCTTTTATTCCAAAAAAAATAACGGTAGATGATAATACTGTTTTTACAAGAGCAGCACAACAGCAATGGTATTCAGTTTATCCTACAGGAGCCACAGTCGATAGGGTGCCTAATTATTGCAAAGATTTAAACGCAATGCACGAGGCTGAAAAGACGCTAGATTACGAGCAGGCTGATGACTTTTGGGACTGCTTGTGTGATGCAACTGCCGAAGAAAACGATGTGCAAGCAAATCCGTTCCCGTGGAGGTTTGCGCGCACACATGCAACAGCCCGCCAACGCGCAGAGGCATTTTTGAGGACGTTGGATAAATGGGAGAAGTAAATATGCGAACGCTTAAATTCAGAGTGTACATCCCAGAGCATGGAAAATTCACTTATTTTGGAATAAACGGGTTTGACCACTCGGACCGCTATCTAGATCAAACGGGTTATCCGGTACAGCAATTCATAGAGCTATACGACGTACACGGTAAAGAAATATATGAAGGGGATATCCTAAAGAGAAAAGGAAATTACTACATCTATGTTGTGGTATATTCACCAGAGTACTCCTGCTATCAGCTAAAGGACCTCGACGGAGACTATGTAAGTGTGGCCTACCATAAAGATAAGCTCGAAGTGATCGGTAACATTTGCGAGCATCCAGAAATACTAAAGGTTTAAAATGAAATCAAAGAAGCCCACGCTGGAAGAAAAAGTTCAGATGTATGAAAGCTTCCTGCATAGTTTGAACATGTATATGCTCTGTGGTAGTAATTACGCAATAAGTATGTTGCTACAAAACGCAGACGCTTGGAGCTATGCTCATCGTTGTGGAGACGGTGAGCTCTCTGAGCAAGAGATTGAGAAAAACGTAAACAAAAAATTCTGGAAGCTTCTCGATATCCCAGACACAAAAAACAAATAATATGTCCGACATCCTTGAACCTCTTTTTGCATCGTTTATCGGTGCCGTCGCAGGCCTGTTTTTGGGTTTACTGATACAGGCTGATAAGTGCAGAGAAATTCAGCGTGAAGCCATTGATGCGGGGGCGGCTCGTTACGATGTAGATCATAACGGCAAAAGTACCTTCGTATGGAACAATGGTATGCGCTCAACCTACCAACAACACTAGTAAATATGACAACATCTATAACAACAACTACAAAGCAAGAATGGTTCGTAGAAGTCGCTGAAGGACTAGACCGGAAGGAAGTCTGGTGTGACACCTATTACGAAACAGAAGGTGAGGCTCTTCATGTGGCGAGAAAGCTTCAAAAAAACATCACTAACAACTATACGCTGATTACTGTAGTTGCCAGAGAGGTAACCACTACACTAAGAGAAGTCGAAGTGCTTGCTGTAACTCACGATGAAGAATGAAGTAATCGAAAATACGATGATGGAAGCATCAAAGATATATGACGCTTTTGTCACTGCGGTCGCCCTTCCAGGCATATTCAATAAAGTCGCAATTCAGCTGGTGATTAACACATTGCAGCGAGACCTGGAAAAACATTACAGCGAGGACACGCCAGAGAAGGCGGTCATGGTTCAATACGTACAATATTTAGAAACTTTAAAATGATCACACTAGCAACATTAGAAACTGCAACAGCTCAAGAACTCTTTGACCAGGTTGCAAAACACCTGATGACACAGAAAACTAGAAGTAATCTAGAGGATGGTGTATGCGCCTATCGTGGGAATGGAGGGTTAATGTGTGCTGCAGGGTGTCTCATTAGTGATGAAGAAGCAGAGCTGCTTAATCTCGCAAACGAGACCATTAATACTCTCCCCTGGAGCTGCTTGATAAGTAGAGGTATAGCTCCTGATAAGCATAGAAGTTTGATATCAGCGCTGCAGGCTATACACGACAGCGCGGACGAAAATCCGAAAGAAGCCTGGGCAGATGAACTCAGAGCATTAGCTGGGCGATTAGGTCTCAGCTATAAAGTCGTCGACGAAGCATATGCTTGTTGAGGTTGTTCCGCTGCAGACTCATCTGCAAGAGAGGCTAGATGAGGCTATGCATGAAATCGTAGGATCTTTATGTATAGCCTATATAGGAAAAACAGTCAGCCGTAAAGACGACCCCAGTTACCGAATTGTGGTAGATGATGTGACCATGGATGTGTACGTAGATAAGCTTCTGCATACCACGCAAAAGATCACTTTCTGGGAGAATGATAAAAAACAATCACAAAGGACTATTGTGGTAGGAGAACTCGCAGACCTAGCAAACATCAACGACCATGGACGAGGAGAGAATCCCAAAGGAAGGACTAGAAATTCTAGCTAGCCTCAAAAGCTATCTAGAAGATCAAAAACAGATCAAAGAAGAGCTGGCACACATAAAGAGACCATTTAGTGTGCCAGATATCTGGCGACAGTATCTCAGTGGAGCCTATAACGCAGAGCTGCTACTGCAGCACTGTCTAGTACACCTACATATAAACTAATGAAAACAATAACACTAGAGGAAGCTTTCAGGCTTCTGCAAGATAAGACAGACGCAATAATCCTTGGTGATGGTACATTACTCTACCCAGCTTTAGCTGACTTAACAGGAGAGGACGAGAACCAGTTCATGTATTTGTCTTGGCAAGATGAGCTGGGAGGCGACTATGCACTCAAGTTCTGCGAGGGAGATAATAGAGCCGTAACTGTGGTAGGCTCGAGCATGTTTCTTTATGATACAGACGCAGAAGAAGACGCAGACCATACACAGATAAACCTACTAAGAACCGTGCAGCTTGAAGAAATCCTAGTTAAAGGTGCCCGCAAATCGGTCAAGATGAGTGACGAGTACAAGAAATGGTTGACAGAGGATGAAATTAAACCTGGGCAAGTGTGGAAAGCTTGCGATGGTAGCGGACACAAAGTGCAGGTAATTGCTTGTGAGAATAACTCTGTAGAATACTTCTGGAAAGAAAACAACAGAACAAAGAAGCACAGTAAGAGCGTATTCAGCTTCCAAGTGCGGTACTACCTAGAATAACTTATGAAAAAAACCAAAATTAATTTTATTAGTCCAGATATAGTTGACGAAGACGGTAACACATACACTATAGCTATAGATGGAAGCGGTATAGATTGGCGCACCCCAGAGATCATGCGCGCGATATATCAAGACAAGAAACTTCTAAAAAAATACCTAGCGACCCAGCGAGCGAAAGCAAAGTTATGAAATATTTTCCACCATCAAAATCAGGCTTTCATAGTTTAAGGATAAACTTCGTAGACGAAAACAATCTAGTGGTCGGATTTGATTTCGCGTCAAATTGCTGCGAAGATTTTGGCTGGCTCATCAGTGAAGAACTCGCGCCGCCAGCTGAGTGTGTGGCAGGGCTTGATGACACCGCCCCTGTGGATCATGTAAATAAAGAGTTAGAAGGTTGGGTATTTGACCCAAAATTCTATCTTGATCTAGCTGAAGATAGAAAATACGAGCAAGAGCATTACGCTGTATTTAGAATGTTTAACAAAAACCAGAGCCGTTACCTACATCTGTACAACAAGCACAACGGCTATTACAGTCATGGTTTTGAGTTCATGGACGGTGATAGAACTATCGAACAAGGGTCGCTATAATATATGCAAATTGAACCTTGTCCTTTTTGTGCTAGCAAAACATTGTTTTTGCAAACCAGTACTGAAGATCGTGAAGGCGTACCATGTAACATTTTTTGTGACTCTTGTGGAGCAACAGGACCTACAGAGTACGTACCTTCCGCCGAGATTGAGGAGTGTTATGCGAATGACACTTTCCCTCCTATAACTGTAAAACTATGGAACAAGCGAGCTAACTTATGACTAAACTATATAAAGCAAAAATTTGGACGATTGTCGAAGCCGAATCTTTGAAACAGCTTAAGAAAAGTTTTCAAATCGATCAAAAAGCTTTCGACGAAAGCTCTATAACCGAACTTAAAGGTGTTGAAGATATACCAAAAGGGATAAGCCCAGAATCCTACGTCTCCACATATACAGGTTGGGGTGATCTAGAGATGTCTGGATTAACTATTGAAGAATGGTTTGAAGAAAATAGCACTGAAAGACGCAAGCAACAAAAAGAAGAAGAGCTTAAAGAGCTAGAAAAAGAAATAGCGAAAGTCAGAAAAGAACTAGCGAGCCTAAAGTAAACAGAAACAACCAGAAATTAATATTATGCCCAAAGTATATTCAGTTTGGTATAGCAACAAAAAAGACGGATCGTGCTTGTATGCAAACAACATCGCTAAGCTAGAAACAGCGAAGCAAGATCTTAAAGATATTTTAACAAAACCTGGAGTATCGAAAGCTTGGATTAAGCTCTATGAAGAATCGACTGTAGAAGAAGCTTTCCCTGTGGTAGACCCTATGCAGAATATAGCCGATATGGATGAGCGCGAAGCGAAAGAAGCTCTGTTCCAGCTGCAAGTGCTAGTTAAGGCTATCCTAAATGTGCTGCCTAAGAGGCTTATCCCAAATAATGCGATAGCTAGTATTCCTGCAGTTATAAATGATTTTGTCTGTGAATCAGCAGACCATATTATCGTAGTGGACCAGCTTGAAGAAGATGTTGGCATACTCAACAAAGAGATTGCTCTACTAGAACAAAGAGAAGCGAGACTTAGAAAAGTGCTCAGTAAAATTGCCGAAAATCTAGGTAACGGCAGCGCTATTTCTCAAGAGGCCAGCTTTGAGTTTATTGAGCAGATTCCTGATGAGATAAAGCTCGTAATAAAAAGACTATCTTCAGCGATACAAAAAGCTGAAAAAGAGAGTGAGCATTTCAAAAAAATTATTACAGATTTAAAAGATGCCGCCAAATAGTATAACTCAGGACGACCTCGAGGATATCGAGGTGCTATATTCTAACCACGCTAAGAGACGATACTGGTGCCATGATACGTGGGTACCTGCAGGCTATTCGGTTGCAATAATTCCCAACGAGTTAGTCGAAAAGATATTAAGTCCTGAAAAACCTAGCATAGAAAGCCTGGCCGACAAACTTGAAAAAGAGTACGAAAGAGGTTATGAGGCTGGGCTAGATGCAGCTTACTATTCAGCGCAACACAGGAAAGACTGACCGGCTAAAAAACATGCACGACGACGCATCGCTAACTAACGTTCTTCTCGAAAAAGAAAGGGACGCTTGGCGCAATTGCGCTGACAATCTAGTAGACTATGCTCGAGAATTCGTAGCTAACCTAGAAACTTGGGGCAAAGGCTATGGAAGATACGACAGAGAAATGCAAGAGGCCAAAAGCGCTATTTTAAAATACGTTGAGTTGACAGAAAAAGCAAAAAATGGAGCAACCTCCCAAACCAAAGCGAATAAAAATTAAAATGTCTGGCTCTACAGGAATAGAATTAGGGGTAGTACTGGCTATGATCATTAGTTATGTACACAATAAATCCATATTGTGGGCCTTACTTCACGGGCTACTAGGGTGGATTTATGTCATATACACAGCAGTCAAAAACTGAAAATAAAATGAACGACAAAGAAAAAAACGACAAACTTGCAGAGTGGCTGTTAGAGCTTAAAAACATCAAATCAGATATACAGGGGCTTGTAAAAGAACTAGACAAGATCAAAGAAGCTGCAGTAACTCCTGAGGCAAACGCGCTTCAAAAAGAAATGGTGAGTTTCATCTCTAGTCTCAATGACGCCCAAGCAGCCAGTGTGCAGCCAGACCCGTCTAGATTAGAGATTGCTGCAAAATTTTATACTGCAGAATGGTGTGATACTCCTGAAACTGCACTAGAGCATGCAGACAAACTTATTGCAGCACATCTTAGAACTAGAGAATATGGTAACACTTAAAACGCTAGATACAGCCTCAGCTCAAGAGGTATTCGACCAGATCACTGAGCACCTATTGACTCAGCAGAAAAGAAGTGTAGCTGGGCCTGGCTGTATGTACAAAACGACAGACGGGTTGAGATGTGCTGCAGGTTGCCTCATTTCAGATGAAGAATATCGTGAAGAAATGGAGGGATATGATTGGCGAGGTATTCTCGACACATTCAGCATAGCAAACAATCACATGGCTTTGATTGTTTCCATGCAGCGACTACACGACGACCGTCCTGTAGATGACTGGAGAGCAGAACTCGCAATTGTGGCAAGTATGTTTCAGCTGAACACAAAAGTGCTAAAGCAATTTGACAGAGACGAAACTTGCGCATGAAACATAAAATAACTAAGCAGGACTATTACTACGAGTGTGGTGATGGCTGCTGTAGCTGGAACGCTACAAGATGGTATCTCAACGAGGTCGAGGTGTATGACGGTATGTGTGAAGACACCGCTTTCCTTGAGCTGTTAAAGGCTCTAGGTATACAAGCCACTATGTCTGGACTTGATGAGACCGACGAAGAGTTGTGGGAACTATCAAACTACGCAGAAACTGAAAAACCCGAAGAATAATTATGTCTGACGAAACTAGAAATACCTCGCTAGCTATATGCCCTCACTGCGGTAAAGAATTTGAGGATAGCTGGGAGCTTTGCCAAAAGGACGAAGACGTCTACGAGTATGATTGTGATCGGTGCGAAAAACCGTTCACGGTACAAGCACACGTAAGCGTAACCTACACTACAACTAAAATAGAAAAATAATGAAAAAAGCGCTGTTTAACAGTAAAGAGGAGCATTGGGCTTGGGTGTGGAAAAACTACATCAGCCTCTTTGGCACGATTGATGAAGAAGGTCGCTGGGAAGAGACGAGTATTTGGGAAGATGAGGATTTACCCAAACTAGAAACTTTCTTTAAGTGGCAAAAAGATATGCGTAATTTCGGGCATAGTATGCCTCCTGAAGTAAGAGAAAGCTTCGATCACTATATGCTAGTGCACGAAGCGGCAGGAGATAAAAGAGATAGAAAAGACTTGTGCAGTGAAATGGAGCAAACTCAGTTAGTGGAGGTTCTAGGGTTTTCTCCGTACGAACAAGATCCAGACTATGAGTATATCCATGACTGGAGATATTCTGCAGACAATATCCCTGAGCTTAACAAAGATTACGGTATCAGCTACCCTTGCATCATGGTATACCACCTTGAGGTTACCTGGGATCGTGCAGGTACAGCTGTGCTCGCTATCGTAGACTTCGTGTCATTAACAGAATTCAGCGAAGCAACAAAGAACCAGTAAAATGAAAACCATAAGATACGCTATTGAGTGTAAGGAATATGTGTCAGCACATGCTTGGTATCGCTACGGCAGCTATGATACTCTAGAGGAAGCTGAGGCTGTTATGAGTAAAAAGCTGCACGAGACTGCTAATGTGCATGCAGTTCGTGTGCTTGAGGTTACGATGGAATCTGTTGAAATACGTAAACAGACAAAACAAAGACCTATCGACCCTAAACTTCTCGAGGATATCTTGAGTCAAGATCCTCTATTCACAGATGGTAGCGATTATGTTTGGAGACTTAGCTATGTGAATGCCCCAAACAAGGTATTTAAGTTAATACGCAAAGAAGGAGAAATGATCGTTGACTTTGAGAATGCGTATCTTGATGGAGGCGATTGGCTAACTGTTAGCGATCGTTTTGGAAATACGCGCAGCTTCCTTGTGTATACAAAAGAAAAATTTACCGAATAACAATAACATGAAAACTATTACACTTAAAAAAGCATACAGCCTACTAGCAAAAGCAAAATTTGTAAGTATCGACGGAGAGCAAGAAAAACAGCCGCCTCTATTATCAAGGTTGTTTAATGAGGAAGACAATCGGTTTCTCTGGCTTAACAGCGGAGAGTCTGGAACAAAATGGATTAAGTTTTACGAAAAAGATAACAAGGCCGTGGAATTATCTGCTGACCGTAAAACCCTGACTATGACAGGTATTCAAAATCAGGTTAGTAAAAAAGTAAATTTAACTTTGCTGTCAGCTAGTGATGCTAGAAGTTTATAATCTCTAAAACATGTCAACACGTTCGCTAATCGCAATCAAGAATGATGATGAAACATACGATGCTGTGTATTGTCATTTTGACGGGTACCCTGAAGCTCCTGGTGTAGGACATAAGCTTAAACAACATTACACCTCTGAAGAGCAAATACGAGAACTGCTTGCCGCGGGAAACATGAGTTCTCTGGGAGAGGACATTAAAAAATGTGAGTTTTACTCTAGTCGAGGTATGCCAGTTACTTTTTATAAAAACCTAACTAGCGAGCAGCTAAAAGAGAGAGCCCAAAATAGCTGGTGTGAGTACATACACATCTTCGAAGACAAAAAGTGGACTCACATAGAACTGTAATTGTATGAAATCATCTGACAAGGCATTAATCGAAGCCCTCAACATTCTAGTAGAGGATATCGACTCTATCGACGGTGTCGCTAACGCGGTCATCGCAGAAGCAGCTATGCGCCTCATAGAGCTTACAAAAGGTATCGAAGAAGTACTCGAAGATCTTCGACATCTTGCTGACGGAGATAACTGTACTCTAATTAAGCTTAAAAAACTCGTAAACAAAAAATGAAAAAAAGCATTAAAACACTTATAGATGAATGGGTAGACGCATACCATTCAGATGAAGAAATACTATTAGCTGAACAATTTGAAGAGGCGTTCATCGGGATAGCCTACCAATTTGATAAAGCTATTGCTGTGTTTGATAGAGCTAAGTGCATCGAAATTCTTATGAGAGACATGACTCATGAGGAGGCTGAAGAATACTTCCAATTTAATGTAGAAGGCGCTTATGTGGGGCCTAATACTCCAGCCTTCCTGCAAAAATTTGAGCCAGATACTGAATGACCAAAGTACAACAAGGCCTTTGTGCAGCCATAAGCACATATACTAAAGTTAAAAAAGCCACAGTCACTCAGGTTGTAGAAGATTACTTGAAAGAAGAGGGCTGCGAATCTCCTATAATTACCGTTGCACTAAACCAAATTGATTTTGAGTTTACTGTAGGTGTATCGCAGCACACGATACCTCTAGGGGAGATGATGTTCTTCAAGTATCTCGAAAAATCTAGCCTGTTCGCAGATATGATAAATATGCTTAGAGACCAGGTAGAAGCTGTGGCTTTCTACTCTGGCGGAGCATTGCTCGTGGCTCGTATTGTTCCAGAGTATAACGGCACTGGAGGTATCTTTGTAAAAAGAAATAAAGATTCTATTGTAGGCTACGTCATTGAGCCAATACAGCATTATCTGGCAGATAACCATCCAATCCACAGAGAAGAATGAAGTTCAACTTACTCTACAATTCAGCAGAATTTTTAATCGGTATGATAAGAGAGAACTGCAATAATGCTGACGACTTATCGAAGATAGCTCTGGCTGTGGAGAGTATGCTTGAAGATTTACAAGAACCCTCACAGCCCGCAACGCTAAAGCAGCTACTCATCCAGGTTGAAGAAAACGTGGAATAATTTGGTATAATATATTGATGTAGCCGCTATTAGTGTCTGCATTCTTTAACAACTAAACCAAATCAAAATGAGTGTTGTAATCCCTGAAACAGAAGAGAACGTGTTTGACGGTATTTTCTTAGAGGCCTGCCTCAAGAAAAGACTCCAAAGTCTGGTAAGCGAGACCACGCAGGAGCAAGACTTCTCCGTGTTTCCTCATCATCTCAGAAGCCCAGAAGTCTGGGTAAAAGATGAGAACGGTGAGGAAATCAAGAGCGTAGAAAGTGTGATAAGAATGTTGCACAGCCTTACTGACGTACAAGAAGTCGCAACATACTACGGCTTCGACCACGACAAAGTCATAATGCTTAACGGCGCGCTACCTTTGAGTTGGCAGGCGCAGGTTAAAAATGTGATGGTCAGGCATCTACCAGGAAAGTATGTAAGAAATGGTGTAGACTGCGTATTTCTTGCAGAGATGCCTGCGATAGGTAAAGCGCCTAGAGGTAAGCGTAAATTAGTTGCTCGAGGTGTTCCTGGTGGAGCAATACTCACAAATGCTAGTTGGGACAATGTACCCAAAAAAGAAATTGTGAAGTATTACCATAATGTAACACTGAAGATCACCAGAGATAATCCAGAAGAGCAGATGCTGCTCAGCTGGTTCCCTGGGCTAGATCTAAAGTCCAACGTTTGCGATGGCCTAGAAGGAGTCTTTGTAGAGCTTCAAGGAGGTGCTCAATACAACAGACCTCAGTTTGCTGGGCGTCGATAGTTCAAAGTATAGTGCAAGGTGGGGAGCTAATAACTCCCCACCGTTTACTATGAAAACCCTGGTATTCGTTAGCGGTATGGCTCTGATGGGCGCTATTGCGGTGGCTGTGAAAAACGACCTGCTGCAGTACGTCTATCTCATTACTTCTGCTGTAGTTTTTTCTGCAGCAGCTGTCGGAGGGTTACTACATTACTTTAAAGAAGAAAATGTAGACTTCCGAGAAGTATATCGAGAGAAATACTTGATGCAAAAAGAGCAAATCGAAAAACTTAAAAAAGTAATTGAACAGCAAAAGCAATACACATCATGAGTATCTAGATCTTTCTTTGCTTATACCTGTTAAATTTCTTGTGGTGAGTGCAGGATTAAAAACGCTAGAAAAACACTACAAGAACAATGAAGATTTTTACGACGATTTTACAAAGTTCAACTTCTGTAGCAACGCACCTAAAAAGCTTCCTAGAAATAAAAATGTAAATTTTTCAAACCTACCAAGAGAAGCAGAAAAAACTGTGTGCAACGCTAAAGAAAAGCTTTATAAAAAATCGACGAGAGAAATCTTTGATGTTTTGGGGATAGCCCCTACCTCTGTGAATAAATTTTCTCCTCTTGAGGCTAAATGGGAATTTGAGTACTGGCGAAAATTCAATACTCTTGAATATAAGAAGGAAAACGAGATAACTCTCGCAGAGCTTCTTCGCCCTTTGAACCAGCAAGAATTGCAAGAATATTTGCAGATGTTTTGAATAATAAAAGGGAAGGCTCGTAAGGGTTTTCCCTTTTTTTTAGCTATTAGGCAAGCTATAATGGGATAAATGGACAATCAATCAAACCCCCACGGATTCATGTTGCCTGAGAGTTTTCTTACCCAGCTATCAGAATATACGCGAGGGTATATGCTCCTTGTGTGCAATGAAAAAGGAGAGCTCTATGCTCACGAAGCTTACGATAACCCTGTAATTAAGCTTGGGTTAATCAACTTTGCAGATATGCACATATCTGCAACATTAAGCCATATGCATAACGCAGCTATCAATGACGAAGATATGCTGCATAGCGAAGAAGAAGACGACGAAGATGAGTCTGGTGAGCGTGACAGCTAGGCGCACTTCTCAACAAGCTTTGCCTCTTTTTCGCGACGGTCTATAAGCCCGCTGCCTTTCTGCCACAGTCTTTTCATGCTTCTGATTTGCTGAGCAATTTGCTTATAATTTTTATCAGCAACAAGCTCCTTTATCTCGAGCATCTCTTTTCTAGTAGGGCCTTTTAAACTCATGCCTCTGTTGAATACTAGCGAAACGAGTGCAGTTTGTGCAGAATTACAAAGATTTTCTACTCCTGGAAAAGTGCGTTCCGTGTACTTTGTAAATTTAGGAAGAATGTGTAGCTCGAATACACTGACAGCCTCATCCCATTCAAAAGTAATTCCCTTGAGCTTTTTGGTGTATGCTTCAGCGATTACACCCTTTTTACCTCTACCGTTCTGAATTAAATCTAATTCATGCTCTGTAGTGAGAGGTTTGAAGATTTTGTCAATCTCGGTCGCAGTGTAGTAGCCTATATCTATACCTACCATAGCTGTAGGACCACTCATTCCTTTAGGCCATATAAAGGTACGCTTGTATACTTGCTCGTAATAATCGCGACCACCTGTCTCTTCTTCGATGATAAAATCTACACCTGCTTGATCAATTTTCATAAAAGTTAGTCATGCAGCTCGTAGTCATCTTCTTTCTCATTTCCTACGTTCTTGGTAGTAATATCGACTATCTGTACATTGGTTGAAGTTGAAGCGCTGCTGCTGCTATTATAGCGAAGGTCGACCACTGCCTGTCCTCCAAGATAAACAGCCATAATGGCTGCAAATACTTCAATAGTTTTAGAGAACATTACAGAATAAGTCGTAATTAGCTCTGTTTGATTTCCCATCAAAAAAAGAATTGCAACACTTGAGGCGTAGAATAAGCCTAAAATCAAAAAGCCCGAAAAAGCTATGAAGAACTTTTTAGAGGCTAAATGGTTCGTATTCTCTAACTCTGCTTTTTTATTTTCAGGGGTGCCTGGGGGTGCTACACCAGTCTGTAAAAAAGAAGCGGCTGTTTTTAGTAATCTAGGCAGCATAAATTAAAAAGTGAAATAGATGGCAAGATAACCTAACCAAAAAACAAGTACGGGAGAAGCAAGAGAAACTACAGGAGACCATACACCAAACGCAGCTGAGAAGTTTTTTAAAAAAGGTGCACCTACAGATAAATAAAGAAATAGCAGCAACCCTCCACAGATATAGCCAAAGATTTGTCTTACTCTATGATACTTCACAACAAGCTCTTTTTGCTTGTTCTTTTCTACATCTACTTCTCGCTTTGTTTCACTTAATTTACTCTCAAAGTCTAGAGATTCTTCATAATAGCGCTCTTTCTCTTCTTGCTGCGTCACACCCCAACTTTCAAGAGATTGCAGATTTTGCTGCAGCTTAAGATTGTCCTGTTGGAGTTCTCGAACCAAAGAATCAGCTATTTGAAGATCTTGCTGAAGCAGAGCGAGCTCTTCAGCGATCTGCTGCTTCAAATTAACTGGCTTTGCACCAAAAGAGGTACTAGCAAAGCAGATTAAAAATAAAATAACCCTTAACATAATTTACTCTAGGTTATCTAGCATCAGCCTTATCTTTTCAGCTCTAAAGTTAGCTTCATTGATACTCTTACTTATAGAAAGAATACTGCTATTCATTTTTTCAGAGCTGACGGTGATTTTTGGTTTTGGAGTGTCTGTAGGGGCACCTAGTTTAGGCTTGCTAGTAGCGCACCCAACTAAAGTTAAATAGACAACAACCAGCAAAAACCTCCGCATAGTAGCTATTTTAATGAAGCTTTCGACTTGTAAAAGTCATCCTGCTGCTTGTTGATAAAGGCCAATGCTTTATTCAAATCTTCTTTGAGAGCATCTTGCTTTGTGTTCTGTAGGTTTAAAGACCATGCCGCGCCTACGAATTGAAACAGCAGGGCAGCTACAGAGGTGATCAGAAGACGTATCATCCAGGTTTTCATCTCAACATAACTATTAGCTGTTTGTCGGAGAAATTCAAAATCCTTAGCCATGCTGTTCACATCTTTAACCAGAGAGGCTAATGTTCCCTTTAAGCCGTTGTTACCATCCACACCTATAGTGATATGCTTGTTGTCTCTAGCCATATCACGTATTTCATTAATGGTAGCTCCGAGTAACCTAAACTGCTCTTGTGTAGTAGCAATATAGGACTCTAGGCGTATTTTGATGTTAGTTATCTCGGCATCAGTAACTTTTTTCTGACTTTGAAGTTCTGTAACATCTGAGGCTAAATCTCTTATATCTGGGTCGTCAAAATGCGAACTCATAGGCGTAAAAAATAGAGGATAATATGGTTTAATTATACCCTAATTTAGCTTTCGTGTCGCTTGATAATTTCTATTTTTTCTTCAGGATCAACCTGCTCTTCATCAGAGACATAGTAATTAAACTCTTTTTCATTATATGCAGATTTTTCTTCTGCAGAGTCATCCGTGTCTTCGGCTGCAGCTGCCTCCTTTTTGCTTCCTCTAAAAACAGAGCGTACAGAATCATTGTACACCTTGCTTACAATTAAGAGTTCGCTGGTACCGTTTTCACCAAGATATACACCTTTTCTCGGGATATCTAGAGCGTGCTCTACACAAGTCCATCGAGACTCTGGTATCCCCAGCATCTCTAAAGCCTCGATTCGTTCAGGAGGAATCACTTTGCCGCTCACTACGCATTTGTGCTCTTTCTTTTGTTGGTTTTCCATACGGTTATTATTGTTGAGGTTGGGCTGCCTGCTGCTTTGCTCCTTGTAGGCCTTGAGATCTAGACTGGGCCGTCATTTGCTCGAGTTGAGCTTTGACCTGTGCATATAGGTCTTGATCCTGCGCCTTAATTTGCTGAAGCGTAGCCCTGCGTTGCGCTCCGTCCTGCGGAAAGAGTTGCTGGGCAATCTGCTGCGCTTGAGCAAGAGCGTCTTGAGGAGTAACTCCTCCTCCGCCCGGCATTCCGCCTCCGCCAGGAGCACCTTGTTGAGGTGTGCCCTGAAGCATCTGCATAACATTCTGCTGCATTGCTTCGGATATCTGCTGCTTCTCTTGCTCCTCTCTTTGGATATCTGCAGTAATTCTGTCCTCTTCCATTTTCTTTCTGATTTGATCTTCGTAATCGAAATTGTAGAGTTTGAGTAGCTCGGAGCGAGCAATAGAGTTGGCAGAAACAAGCTGACTCACAACAGACTTGCGCTCCATGTCGTCTGCAAATGTAATAGGAATTAAGGAAATTTTAGCCTTAGGAAGCCCGACAATATTACCAATCACACTACCCAGATGATTCAATAGCCTGTTATAATTGCTAGGAATAACGCTCCAAGCATTTTCAAACATACGTAGCATAGGTCCTGCAGCCTGCTGTTGAAAGCTCATCTGGAACATTTCAACTGGAACATCCAGCGCGTTCAGAATAGCGTTTTTTGCGTGCTCCATCATTTCTACAGGTGCAAGCTTGGTTCCTTCACCACCCAGCTGCTGGTAGTTTAAGGGGAATGGAAACTTATGGTATGACCCTGGATCTCTGCGGTGTTCCTCGATCATATTATCTACAGCAGACGACCAGACAGCACCATTCTGATTTAGTAGCGGGTTTGCTGCAGGGTTAGAACTGTCTCCCATAGCAATGATTCTAAACGGAGCGATGTCTTCAAAGCAGATTACTTCGTTATATCTTTTGAGTGTCTGCAGCATGAAGAGATCTTCAAACACAAACATACTTGGAGGGATAGCCTTACCATCTGTTCTGATTGTGTTTGGTGTATCAAGTTTTAGGTGCAGAAAGTTTTTAGAATTGAATGCGAGCATCGTTTTATTGAAGATGCACTCAAAAATGATCTGAGGAGTCTTTTTGCTATAAAACTTATTGTTTTTAGTGACTACCTTTTTAGCATATTGCTGAGGGATGTCCCAAAAATACTCAGACTCCCCTGTAGTTTCTTCATAGCGAATCTTAATTTCTTTGGCAGGCCAATGCACAACATGAATTTTATCAATATCGTTTGCAGGCTTATCCTGGCATTTGTGCTGCCCCTTATAGCCACATTTAAGGCAGCCCATACTATACTGCCCCTTGTTAAACTCAAAGTTCTGGAGCTTGTCGATATTGGTTGTCTTTGCACAAGAGGGACAAACCAAATAGCGGTAAAAACCCTGGTTGACTGTGATAAACTCGTTACCAAAAGCCAAAAGATTCAGTCCAGCTTTAGCGCATATCTTTTTCCAATTAAGGCTATCCAAGAGCTCAGCATACTTTTTCTTTGCTTCTTCATCGTCACACTCAATGGACAATGACGTGATAAAGTAGTTGGCGATACGGTTTAGCGCCTGCTTATAGAAGCCGTTCCTGAACAAAAAGTGCTCTGCCCAAAGCAACATACCTTCAATATTCATCGGCAAATATTGCAGAGGAATATTATAGAATGGATTGGAGTATCTGTCGCGACCGTTATCGCCTACCTTGAAATAGCTTTGGGGATCGTCTGGAGTAGTCATTAGTTATTTTGCTCTTCGAGTTCTGAAAGCTTTATAGGTTTATTAAGATTATGCTTATTACTTTCATCAGCCACTGCGAATCCCTCAAGATCCACATACTCGGCGACTTTGGTGTTATCGAAGTCGCTTTTTGATTTTTCTGTTAACATGCCGTTTTTTTCCATATTTAATTTTCTTCCGGTACTTTAAAAAGAATCATATATTTTTTAGAACTGTCGGGCGAGTCAAAAGTAACGCCAGGATAATATACACTATATGGATAAGAGTCTACAGAATAAAATGTAAGTAGCTCACCTGCCTTGGGTTCAAAAATAACAGAGTCTGCGTCTGAAAAAACGAGCATAAAAGCAGCGCCATGTTCAACAACGTGCTCTACCTTTGCCTTCATTTTACCGAAGGCATTTTCAAACTGAACTGTTTTGAATTTCACAGGCTCTAGCTCTTTCACTGGTATATAGGCTTGAGGTTCAGTGTATTCAAACATAGGAGAGGCTTTCCTGCTTTTGTTCTTTTTGGGAGCTTTGCCGTTGCGGTGCGTTGAAGTCTGAATAACTTTCCCTCCATTTCTTTGCAGAGCCTCATGAAGCTCTTTCTGCACAGACTCGATATCTGAAGAGTCGCCATAGATAGCTACGCCATTGTCTATCAATTTACTCCCTGTTGCAGAATAAACCGATTTACTTGGATCAGAGCTGCCAACTACCAAATCTCCCACCTGGAACATGCTAGTGTCGCTGTTTGTTGTTTTCATAATTTGATTGATTTTGCAGATTCGCCGCCTTAATGTATAATATAGAAGCACGATAGCAACCTATTTCTTAGATCAAATGGCGATCAGTATACAATTATTGCGGCAAAGTACGATAGAGGTTCCTGAAATATCCTCATACAAACTCGTTGTAAGTACGGTCAACGCTCAAAATATGTCTGACAAAATTTTTGTCAAACAGAGAATTCGTAATTTCGCCAGAGATAGATTTGATGATGTTTTCGTAGCAGTATGCACGCCTACTCAGCTTGAAGATTTTGAAGAGGACGCTCCTGGTGAGGGCACATCCTATTTTAGAACAAACACTATAGAGCTTGTGGCTAGAACTGCAGAGGAAATTCAAACAGTTTTTGACTCGCTTGTATACGAAACAAAAAAACTTGTAGTAGACCTCACCGATCTTGAAAACCTAGAACAAGCAAGAATTTTTAATATCTCAGCAATAGACCCTGTAGAAGAGTTATCGCCTGAGCCTGTCATCACAAACGTAGTGAGAAATGCTAGTGAGGGATTGATAGTTGTAGGCTTTACGGCAGAGGAAACAGAGCTAGCCCTGCCTGCGTTGAGTTATCAGTATAGCTTAGACGGAGGACTTTCCTGGAAAGATGCGCTTCCAAGAGATACCTCAAGTCCTCTAACAATCGTAGACCCGTCTCCTCTCACTACACATAATCTGAAAATTAGGTCTTTGCTAGGTAAAGGAAAATATGGAGTACCTTCTGCGGGGACTTTCGTGCTGCCTATTGCTTCTTCAACAGCTCCAACAGACTTGCAGGTAACTCCTGGTAACCAGCAGCTGAGTGTTGCGTTTACGCCTCCTGAAAACACAGAGGTAATCAATTACGAATATAGCGTAAACAACGGGGCAGTGTGGACGACAAGAACACCTCAAAGTAACTCTTCGCCACTAGTAATCACAGGATTAACTAACGGCACAGCATATAACATTAAATTGAGAGGCATAAATACACTAGGTTGCGGAGTTTCATCTGCGGCAGCAACAGGAACACCTGTCGCACCTGCTGCAACTTTTTGGCAATCTTGTAGCGCAGGCGGAGGTATAGTTCAAATAGACGACTTGCAGTTGCTGGCAAATAATTGGAAGCAAGACTCTACAGGAACAGCCTCAGGATGGACGATAGTAAAAAATAACAAAGCTGTAGCGTTAAGTACACTAAGTGGTACAGGAACGTTAAGGTTGCGCTGTTGTTATAAAAATAAAAATCTAGGAAGTCATTCAGCAGACGGCAAAGAATATCCAAGCATACAAGTGTCTCAACTTAGCGCAGCTATCGGACCTGCAGGATATTTTAGAATGACATGGAACGGTAAGCAGCTATTTAATTTAACGGCACAAAACACTGTTTCAAATACGTTCAGTTACTATCCAGCTAGTTCAGTGAGCGGAGGCGGCTACGGAAATGCAGGTACACTTGATCTAAACCAAACAGGGCTTATAGATGTGTTGATAGAGGGCAGCAATTTAACTTCGGGTGCTTTAGGCTTCAATTTCTTCTATGACTAGAAAACTAAAAATAAGCTTGCTGAGTCAAAAGCTGGCCGTAAACTTGTAAAAGTGCGTACAATTTTCAAAACTACCCAAAATTGTACAGGTATTGTACGTAGCGTTAAGTAAACAAGCTTAGCAACTTATGCAAAAACGAAAAAAGAAATCTGTAGTTTCACAAAAAATAAAAATGACTGTGCCTGCTAGCGTTATCGAAGAGTGCAGAAGGCTGAAGCAGCAGAAAAAGGGTTTTACGAAATACCTTTATGAAAAGCTAAAATACAATGGAGAGCAAATCGACTTGGTGTTGCGAGAGCTAAAAAAAGGATTTTTAGACAAAAAATCTAGCGGTCCTGTGGAAGAGGACGTTGAGTGGGAGAGCAGTCTCAAATTTACTGATAAATATATCTACAACAAGCAAGACGACAAATACATCATGCATCTCAAGTCAGCCAACGGAAACATTGTTCTTCCGGGCGACACTGTGAGAGGAATCAAAGAGAACTATTCAAACTGGGTAGGTGAAGAGCATTCGATCAATCAAGTGTGTCGGAACTACCAGATTCCTAGAAACTATCTTGTAGAGATTCTCAAGGTACTCGGCATCACTCACGACAGCGAGCCGATCACAGATGAACAGATCAACGAAAGAGATGTTAAAGACATCGCTAAAGACATTCTACAGAAAAAGAAGTTCAATCTCTATCAGGAGTTTCAAAAGCGTAGCTGGAAAGAAACAGAAGAAGATGCTTCTAAATGGAGAAGATTACAAGAAGGTGTAATAGACCCTTTTACAAATTTTATCAATTCGTGGAATCCTCCGCCTAGAGAAAAAGTATCGTACAAAGGCTCTCCAGTAGGTAATAAGCCTAGAAAATCTTTCGTAGTAGGTTTGTCAGACGTGCACTTTGGAGCCAAATCCAACCCAAAAGACTCGTATAGAAATAAAGGCTATAGCACGCAAGACGCAGTAAACTATATTAAGAAATATGTACAAGAGATTAAAGAAGCAGTCGAATCGAGGAATTACCATTTTGACGAGTGCGTGCTTGCTGCCATGGGTGATATCCTACACACTACAGGCGCTGGATTCACCACCAAAGGAACTATGCTTGTACACGATTGCATCAAGGAAGAGCAGTTCGCTAGCGCATTCAATAGCATTGTTCTGCTAATTGACTCTCTGCTTGAAATCTTTCCTAAAGTTCGTGTCAACAGCGTTAAAGGAAATCATAACGACTTTGGAGACTGGGTGCTGTTTAAAACCCTCGAGGCCTACTATCGTACAGAGCCAAGAATCTCTATAGATGTGTTCCAAACTGACCACGGACTGTTTAAGGTTAAGAGCACTTTGTTTGTGATTTCTCACGGCTATAGCGCAGAATACAAAGGCAGGTTGCCGAGTGGAAAAGAAAGAGAAAGGTATATCGCAAATCTTTTCCTCAGTAGGCCTGAAGAGTTGATTGGAGCTAAACAAAAAGTGTTGTTAACAGCAGACCAGCATCATCTTGAGATGAAAGAATATGCTGAGTTCGAGCACTATATGCTTTCTACCGTAGTCAAAGGAGACAAACACAGTGATGCGTTTGGATTGAACAATATCGCTAGGCAGAGTTGTTTTGTGGTAGACGAGACAGGCATCAAAGAGATAGTCTATTGCTACAGCTAGACTGTGCATATTTAGGCTATTTATTGGTATAATATATTGATAGGGAAGCACTAGCTTTCAAATCAATGAATGGGCCTGTAGCTCAATGGTCAGAGCAGGGCACTCATAATGCCTTGGTTGGGGGTTCGAATCCCTCCAGGCCTACCATTCATTTAAGTTCACCAACCCAACCTAGCCCAATATGTATTCAACTCAGTTAGACAAAGTTCAAGTTAAGATCGCTAAGCTCGAAAAGCTCAAAGCGAAAGCAGCAAAGCTCAAGCACGAGATTGCGAGTGCGTTGGCCCTTACTGCTCCTCTAGATCACAGGGTAAGTGCTCCAGAGATCGCAAACATTCCATCAGGCTCGAGAGCAAGAAACATATGGCCAAAGTCCCCTGAGTGGGACAAAGCCACTTTTCAAGTCTTAGAAGTCACTGGAAAAATCAATCAGTATTATGCTCCTGGCATCTGGTTCAAAACCAATGAGTGGGAGCTTGCCAAGCAGCATCTGGAAACAAACCTTACCAAAGGGAACATCTGGATCAGCGAGGCCTGGATTCAAGACGGAGAACTGTTCACAGGCAGCAGAAAAAGAGTAGCTACAAAGTAGTATTATGATTCACACAGAAATACTACTGAAGAAGGCTCTCGTCAAAGATGCTGTTGAAGCTCTTCGAAAAGAGATTGAAGATACCTTTAAAGGTAAAACAGTCTTTTTTGAGAAAGATGGTCCTTGCGCAGTTGAGAGCGTGTTCATATATAATGACGCATCCGAAGCTGAATGGACCACTGGAGATCTATGGGTGACGTTTCTTCCTGAGAAAGAAGAAGACGACGACATGATGGTTTTTTGTCCCATAGATGATCTGGACAAGCTGAAAATTCTGGTCTAGATTAAAAGAACGCCGGTGTGGCGGAATGGCAGACGCAACGGACTTAAAATCCGTTGGGGAGCAATCCTCGTGTGGGTTCGAGTCCCACCATCGGCACTTTCAAATCTTATGCACGAGATATTTCAGTACTTGTTTTTGGTTATTCTAGATGTAGTTTTTATGAAGAATGTTTCTCCCATCTACATAAAAACTACATTCGCCCTGCTTGCTTTTTTGAGTGCATTGATGCTCACTAGAGCTGCATTGAAAAGATTCACGCACCAGTAGCTCAGCTGGATAGAGCAACGGATTTCTAATCCGTCGGTCGCAGGTTCGAATCCTGCCTGGTGCACCACTTCGGTAAGTAAACAACAAACAAAGCAGACAATGAACAAAAACACCCGAGCTAAGAAAAAGTTGGAAAAGTCCTCAACAAAAGGAACAGCATGCGTCTCAGACTTCAAGCTGAGGCATTTGAATCCTCAGAACAAAAGAGGAAGTGCATGGCAGGGCGCAAGTCCTAAGAAGTAGAGAATACTCTATTTAGTTCGAGCCCCTATAGAGCGCAGATGTGCGTTTCTATAGGGGCTTTTTTTTAGCCTATAGAGGTGCATATAATATGCGGTATTTTTGGTATAATATTATGAGGGAGTTTTCCCTATAAGAAACAGCATACCCATGGACCCAGATCCAACAAAGCACTGTGACTGCCCTAAATGCAAAGCATTGAGGGGAGAAAAATTACCCGTCAACAGATGGGTATCTAGAGAGAGACAAGTAGCGAAAAGCAAGAACACGATGCTTGCTGACGCTATACAACAAGAAGAGGACAGAGACCATCAACCACCAGGAATCAGACTATGGAAAAGAAAATAAACCTATACAACCTAGAGAACACAATCATATCACTCGCAGCAGTGGTAGTAGCAGTTCTCTCGTTCGTTTATCTGGGCGACAAATATCTCGACCAGAGACAAGCAGAGATAGATAAGCTCAACGATCTTCTTGACCAGAAGGTTGTAGAAGTCGAGCGCTTGAGAGGCGCACTTATCGAGAAAGAGGATGAAATCGTAGAGTTGAGATATACCTACGCAAGAGAAGTAACAAAAAAACTCGCAAGAAAATGACAAACCTACAAAAGCTAGCCAAGATTAATGAAGAGATGCGTAAGCTGCTCACTGAAGTTGAAAATCTTCGAGATCTAGGTCAGTTGCTCAGTATCCCAGAGATTCTGAGCAAGGCTGAGAAGCTGCAGAAAGAAGGAGCACTTTTGATTTCAAAGATAAATGCAAAACGTTCTAGAGATCATCAGAGCTGACCACGATAGAAGACTCGAAGCAGCACGAAAGCGTGTTGCTGAGGCTAGTGAGATGAGCAAGGCCTCACACTGGACAGACGGTTACATGACACTTGAAAAGCTACGAAAAGCTCACGAGGAATACATGAAGCTTATCAAAGAAGAAGCATTTCTAATGAACCTGCTTTTAGGTAAAGTGCCATTGAACTAGTTGAAGAGAGAGTAGCAGCAGGGTGACACCTGTTTGCTGCTCTTTTTTTAGCTCTTGGGTACCCCCCCGGTATATCTCAAGCATCTTGAGGTATATTATTATAGATGAGAGCAACTAGCCCATCAATATACAAGCCTGTCAGTCAGGCAACCAGCAGAGTTGAATCTGCTTTGCGGGTCGAAGTAACACTTCAAGCAGGCATAGTCACGCAAGTGGTTGTTGCCTCGCAAGATTTTCCTGTAGGGCCAGACGACCTCTGGTTTGAGGAAAACATTTCATTGAAAAATGCGGTATTCAATGAATCTCTCTTGGTAAGTCGTATCAGTACCGAACAGTATAGAAAGCTCATACGCTTGGTATACAGCTCGGACGAGATATTGTATGGCGACGGACCAACAGTGAACAGAGAGAACACTGAAGTAACCTTGGAGGTCTTCTAGACCTGAGCGCGCTCCCTTTGAGGGAGGTAAGCCGCTTTTTTTAGCATATACCCCCACCCCTCTCCCCTACCCCCCTCCCTAAAACCTAGATACTCTGGTATAATACCTTGATGAAAACACTAGCACTCAGCTTAGTTTTGTTGGTCACCGTAAACGCACAGGCTCTTGTGACTACCTGGGACTTTCTGTATTATGCAGAAACTGATCCTTGGGAATTGCAGGAAGAACTTGTGGAAGAAACACCGGTAGTTACTACCAGCGGTTCTTTCAATAGCTAACCATTCAACCACCCATACACATGAGATCAAAAGAAATCGAAACACTTCACAGAATTAACGACGTGCTTCAGTTGCTGTTTGAAAAGATCAGCAACAACAGCACAAACCCTTTCGAGATTCTGGACGCACTTGATGAAACAATCGAACTTGTTCAAGAAATCGCTGAGATTATTCCTCACGACAGTTTCTACAGACGAGTTCCAGAAGAGCATCTTGTGGGTTTGAAGAAACTTCGAGATGAGGTAGTTTCTGGGCTGTGAATTGCTGCACAGCCAAACCCCACCCCAATCTGGGGGTGGGCGGATCTTTTTTTAGCTAGCAGCCCTTTTAAAAAAACATACATATTTGTGGTATAATATTTTGAATAGAAATTTATAGCATATAGCTATAGGCTACTGTTCCAAGCATGCTAAGAAAGTATGCAGTGAGTCACGACTAAACAGGGCTAACTATGCTGAGAATAGTATAAGGTTCGATCTGCCAAAGAGGTCCGAAGTATGCTATGATAGTATACAGCCTTGGGATACAGGCCAAAGTCGAATAACACATATCCCCAAAAGCATGCTATGTAAGTATGCAGTACGGTTCACCGCTAAACGGGAGCAGTCTAGGAGTAAAGACTCAGCAGTGTATATTCGCAATTTAGAATATACAAAACTGCTACTCACTGCGCTATACAGCGAAAATAGCCCGATCGCTTGGAGAGGCGGAATGGCGTGGCACACACGTCTAAATACAAGTGTGTAGACTAGTGGACAGTCTGGAGTCCGTCCACTGACGAAGCAGGCTCTCGTCATGTCATATATAACAAATAGTTATATATGATAAAACCTGCAGCTTTTCATATGAAACCCATGAAACAGGAGAGAGTCAGAGTAGTACTTCCTTACCTAGAAGGCTATCTTCTAGAAAGGTTAAGCAACCCAAGATGGCCTATGAACATGGGTAAAACCAGACATGTAGGCGGAGGAATAGAGAACAATGAAACCCCAGAACAGGCAGCAAGCAGAGAGCTGTTTGAGGAGCTCGGAGTAACTATACCTCCAGCTTCTTTTGAGAAACTTGGTTCCCACGAGAATCAACACTATTTGATCGTGAAAGATCATGGTCTTGTTCCTGGTGTGTATAAAGCATCTGTAGGCTCAGATGAGTATATACATCTTGTAGCAGGAGATCTCAAGGAAGCTCAGTATATCGGCCCTAGACTAGAAACCCTAACCCAACCCACACAATGAGAACTAAAGAAGAACTCACGTATCTTATTGAGCTGATGAAAATCACTTTTAAGATAATAGAATCGACTGAGTCACACAACCCATTCGACGTTATCGACAATGTTGACAGAGCGCTAGAGCTTTTCGAGGAGTTGATCAGCGTAGCTGTGGACCCGCAGTTTAAGTCTGAAGCTGAAGAAAAACGAGATAGCCTGGTGAATTTTCGGCAATTCGTTCTTGATAACGCAAACTAATCTTCAACCCAACCAACAAACATGACAGCCACAAAAGAGCAGCAAAGGCTCCTAGACTTCTTGTGCGAGAAATATGATCTTGCCGAGAAAGCTGGAAATCAGATCAAGCAGCTAGAGATGATAGACCGTATCATTCTGTTTGATGAAGACCATCCTGGAATCATCTCTAAGGAGAAGCTTGAGAAAATTAAACAGATTGGTGAAGAGATACTAAAAAACCTCTAGCCGCTCAGATGTAAACCCCGCCTCGATTCTGAGGTGGGTGGATCTTTTTTTTAGCTGTTAGGTTTAATTCTTGTTGTATATAATTACTCTAGCTTTAAGTGCGAAACTATATCCTGTGTTTTTTTGAATAGTATTTTTATTTAAAACAAATCAGTTTAAATTTTGACGTACGTTTTACAAGCTATCCGAAAGTTTCCAGCTTAAATTATAAAGAAAAATAAAAATATGCCGGCAGAATCAAAAGCACAACAAAGACTAATGGGTATGGCGCTAGCAGCTAAAAGGGGTAAAGGAGAGTATAGCGATAAAGTAAAAGAGCTAGCTGATAGTATGAGTGAAAAGCAGCTTATGGAATACGCTAAAACTAAAATTTCAGACCTACCCGAAAAGAAAGCATTCATTCTAGGTTTTGTAAAAAAAGCCGAGGAATATAGCATATCTAAAAGCAATGCTCTCGAATTGCTGAAAGAGGCTGCCCCTGCTCTCAGAGCGCTGCAAGAAGTATTAGGTAGTTCTGCAGGGAGAGCACTTATGGAGGGAGTCGCCGATCCAACTAGAGCGGCTCTAGCAAGAGGTAAAGTTTCAGGACAAGATCTTATGCTAAGACGCAGGCTAGCTGATACTGCTAAAAAACTAAGAAGAAAGTTTAACACAGACCATACGTCATTTTAATTATAGGCTAGCCTGCGCATGAACTACAACACACCTATTAGAGACGTTTCAAACCCTGTGATTAACGCAGGGCTTGAAGCTTTATTTGGCAAGAATCTTATTCCTTCAAGGCTTGAAGGAGAAGACATGATAGACGCTCTTAATAGGCGAGATCGTACACTAGCTTTTAGAGAGAGTGCTGCAAACAATTTTGCAGATAATCCAATTGTTAGCCGCCTAGGTGAAAAAGGGTCTAAAGCCTTGGGTAAAATGGACGCACTCTCCGGGGGCAAGCTCAGCGGTTTCTTGAGTCCTATGCTTGGCGGTAACACATATAAGGCTACAGAAAATGTGCATAACATGCTGCACAATCCTGCAGCTATGAGTGCTTTTGGTGGAGGAAATCACAATTCCGAGAATATTATGAAGGCATTACACAAGAACTTCTATAAGCATGCCGAGAATGCTTCTTTAGCGGGTAGCTATATTAATCAGAACATAGGAGAGCTACCAACCATCAAAGAACCGGAGAGTATTTCTTTTACACCTGTAGACAATGGTAAGAAAGTAGGGATGGGCTCAGGCTCTAGCACTTTTGCTGGAAAAACACCAGTACAACATGCTGAGCACTATCCTAGTCGCAGTGCAGATAAAGCTATCCCAAGAAAGTCTGGTAAAGCCACAATCTCAAAAATACCTATGGGACGTATGCCTGCAGCTATGAGTAAAATGGCTCTAGATGATAAGAGTGACACACACACCTATAGAATGGAAGGTAACGTGCAAGGAGTAGGTTTGCGTAAAGCTCTACATAAAATACTTGAGGAAAATAGACTCAATGGGCTTGCTGTGAACTATCCAGAAACAAACGAGGTATATGCTACCATACAAGGAAGGAAAAAGAGGATAGATCAGATTCTTGATGAGCTTAAGGCCCGTCTGGCGGTGAGAGAAAAAAAGCCTCTGGCTTACGGAACAGACTATAGCATCGAGCACGCTCCAGCCATGAAGGAAAGGATGCGTAGGGTTGTATTTACTCCAAAAGATATAGAGGTGTTTGAGCAAAACAATCCTGAGCTCGATAAATTCAAAACAGTAGATCTAGAGAATAAACTCAAATATTTTGAAGACCGCTATAGGCTACATAGAGACGCTCGAGGGAAGTTGAGAGGCAGTCTGCCCAATAAAGCCATAGACCAGTTGTTTAATGGTGCTCCTGTGTATCACAGACAGGTATTAGCGCGTAACGAGAATAACGAGAAAGCTGCGTTCTTTACAGGCTTTCTCAAAAGAGCTGCAGAACATGGCTTTAGCCGCGAGGACACTGTAAAGCTTGCTGCTACATATAAAGAAGCAGTGGCACTTTCAGGAATAGGGAAAGCTTTCGGCACAAAAATGATGCCAAAAATATTTAACATGGCTCGCGGAGCTTTTGGCAGTCTTCGTTCACTAGGTTCTAGTGTACCTGAGGGGCCTCTACACACTGAAAGAAATGCAGCGTTAGAAGCGGGAAACAAGTTTATTGAAAACTTCAAACCTGAAGGTTTTCGTATGTACGCAGGTCGAGTAAAAACACCTGAGAGTCTTGCTGGGCATGGAGGAGGGGTTACAAACGACTTGCTAGGTATTAGAATGAGGCCTAGCAAGGGAGGCTATACTCAGGAAAGCGCAGACAACCTTGTAAATCAATTAAGACAGGCAGGGGTAAATGTAAGTGGGCAGAAAAAACTTGTAAGACCTGGGTATCACGGCTGGAACATAAAAGGAACATTGCCTCACGCTACTGGGGATGTACCTATCGAAGTGCAGATGACTCCGAGAAGAATGCAGGGCATATTTGCAGCGAACCATGCGTATGTATACAAGCCAGAAACATCTGGAGTCTCTCCAGCGGTATCAAAGGGCATCTATGACCCAGCATTAAACTATGTGACAAACGTGCTTTCACCGATGAGTAGCCCAGCCAAGAGAATAGGTTATGGTGCTGCCGGGGTAGGTGCGCTAGGTACAATGGGCGGTGTTGGCTATAACGCTGTAAAAGGACCAAATAACGCAGCGCAAAACAATGGAGAAGCCTTCAATAGTCAGGCTATATATGATAGAGTTCAGACTAGTCCCGCTAGCTATCTAGCTCAGCAAACAAGATAATTTAAGCATGAATAAAATTGGAGATAACGCAGAAGCCTCAGCACAACCGTTTGCAGGTAGAACTCAGCCGTTTGCTAATAGTGAGATATCTGCAGAAAGCGCAGCAATAAACACGAATAGGAGCATTCAGCCGGGTACAGGGGCCATAGCTGACTCTGCTCCTAGTGTTTCTTCTAGAAGTTTAAAAAAAACTCCAGGAGTTAACACTAATATCACAACTCCTCCGCCTAGAATTCCTGAAGCTCAACAAAAAGCCTCTCCTGCTGGCGCTGTGGGTGCCGCTGGAGGAGTTGTGTCTGCTTTTGGCAGACGAGGAGGTGTAATAGGTGCTGCAACTAATCTTGCTTCTGAAGATGTGCCTGGCGCTGTATCTAACGTAGCAAGAGCTGTGAGCCCAAAATTGAATGTATTTTCTAGAGCATTAGACGCAGGCAAAAAACTGATTAAAGGCAATCCTGTAGGTGCAGGACTTGAGATGGCAGGAGCTGTAGTGCCTGTTGTGCCTGATCTAATAAATACAGGAAAAGATTTCATAAATCAGATCGACGAGCAAGCAGAACAGAATAGGCAATTTAATAAGAGAAACAGAGAGGTGCGTGGAAGTCTAGAGGCGCGTAATACTGGGATAGCTGATGTGGACGGCAATATCTTTGTGAACACCAATGACGCTGTGCTTCTAGATAAATTAGGCTTTGAGGTTGCAGATTACGATCTGCTGGAGAAGACGAGCGAGGTGCTAGACCTATACTCGTATATCGAGAAAGTGGCAGAAGTTCCTAGAGAAGTAGCTAAGCTCATAGACGAAGGCAAAGCGTTCAGTGCTGAGTATCTTAAGGAAATGGAGTATAACGTACCAAAAGGCTACGAAGTAAAAGGTGACCTATGTTGTCCTTCTGAGAAGACTGAAAAGGAGAAAAAGCGTCTCTCTGAGAAGACTGCTTCAATTCAAAAACAAGCTGTAAACTTTGGGCAGATAGCAAAGGCTATAGGTGCAGGTGTAAACAAAATTGCTCCAACTGTGGCAAATGCAGTGCACAGTGCTGCTCCTGCTGCTGCAAAACAAAAAGCAATTGTTAAGCAATTTCAAGACCCATCTAAAATAGGATTTAAAAGCGTATATCCTACCGAGCCAGTTATGCCTGCAGGCACAAATCCAAAAAAGTGGAGAGCAGATGTAGCTGAGGGGATGCAGCAACACCAAACTCTAAGCAGAATAAGACAAGACTCTTCTGGACACCAAGCCGCTTTTAGTTTCAATGCTCCGAATTCGTCGGGGGTAGATGAATTGCATAATGTCTGGGTGCATCCTGAAATGATACATACAAATCAGCAAGGTAAAGGGCTTGCAGCTCATGACAGACAGCTTGTCAATGCACTCATTGAGAACACTCAAACGGGGCAGAAATGGGCACAGCCAATGTACAGGTCTACCGGCACGAATAGTGAGCATACAGTAGGACAGTGGCTACCAACCAGAGGATTTGGTGCACCTAGTGAAGACTGGGTTAACGCAGTAAAAACAAAAATAAATCCAGAATTTGAAATGCCTCAACCGGTACCTGGAGTTTTACCGCAATTTGTAGGACCCAGCAATCAAGGGCCAGGAGGATTAAAAGGGCCAGGTTGGCTTGGTAAATATCAATTTAATCCTAGCACACAACAGTGGATGGTGCATGACAAAACAGACGCAGGAGTTAACGCTCTTATGCCTGTATATCAAAGATTGCGTGAAGCAATGGGAGAGTATATGGGAAATATTGGGCTAGCTAAGCAAGGATCTGAGAAGTCTGCTTCTGAAAGTAAGCCTGGGCTATGGGCAAATATTCATGCAAAGAGAAAGCGTGGAGAGAAAGCTGCTAAACCTGGAGATGAGGATTACCCAGATAAGAAGCAATGGGATAAATTGAGTAAAAAAGGAGAAGCCGATCCAGAACAGTCTATATTGATCTCAGGTCACAGTGGTGCAGGAAAGAGTACGCTCGCGAAAGAACTATCTAAATTACTAGATATGAATCTACGTAGGGTAGATGCACACAAAGGATTTAGTGACTATGTTAAAAAAGACCACGAACACTGGGAAAAGTCATTGTCTGCTGGAACAAAAGAGTACGAGAGGTTTAATAAAATTATAAATAACGCTAATAGACACGTGCTGAGAAATGCTCCAGAGGCTTCAATTATCGAAGGCACTCAACTAGGTCATCTTTCTCCAGAAGAACTCAGCAAGTTCAAGGCACACATTCTGGTAGGAGGTACTCCAGAACAGTCTATAATGCAAAGAATAGCTAGAAGCGCAAAAAAGAAAGGTGTCGAGTTCTCTCCAGAAGAAATTGAAGCTAGGAGAATAAAGGCAAAGAAAGTGGTAGACTTCTGGGAGCCTGGTATTGAAAAGTTCAGAAAGCTGCCAGGGACGCTGCAATATAATCACACAGAGCATGAGGTGGAGCCTTTGGTAGAACAACTGCGTGCACTAATGAGCAAGCAGGCAGCATCTGCAGCATGGCAGCGCAGTGAAGGCAAGAATCCTGAAGGTGGATTAAACGCTAAGGGCAGGGCTAGCTATAAGAAGCAAACAGGAGGCACCCTCAAAGCTCCAGTAACAGAGAGTAACCCGTCTGGTGAAAGGGCTAAGCGTCAGAATAGCTTCTGTAGTCGCATGTGTGGAATGAAGAGTAAGAACACGGGCAGCAAGGCTCAGAGCGATCCAGATAGCCGCATCAACAAATCGTTACGTAAGTGGAACTGTAAGTGTGGCGAAGATCACAGTTCATTGTTCGAGAAAATAGCCTGTAACTTTAAAGAAGCTAAGAGTAGGTGCTGGGAAGGCTATGAGCCTGTTCCTGGTAAAGATCCTTATAGTGAAGACAGTTGCAGACCTAAGGGCAAAAAGAAAAAGATAGAAAAGAATGCCTCTACCGCTTGGAAAAAGAGACTTCGCACAGGTAAGCTGAGCGTCGATGGAGTTAACGCGATACTGCGAAGTAGTGGGCTGAGTTCAACTATGTCGCCTGAAAGTTGGCACAAGAGTCTTTCCGATCCTAGGTATTCTAAGGGAATACTGTATGGGCATAGAGAGAGAGGAAAATCGGAAAATGTATTTAATCGTAAATATACCGTGCAACCTTTTAGTGAACAAGAACATTTGGATCGTCTTGCGCGAACCAACTTAGGCTCTCTAGCTAGGGAGGCGGCATGGAGGCATCCGGATAGTATATATCCCTACTATAAAGCTCATATGATGGATACTCGTGCAGGACAGGATGCTCAAGCAGTAAAAGAAACAATTAATGAACTATCGTATGATTCTAAGCAAAAGCGTTATATGCGAATTCTTCAAAAAATGTACGATAAAAGAGAGAAAATGCCCACTAGCCGTAAAAAATTTTTAAGCGATTCTTCTGACTACCCTAGAGAAAACTGGCGCGGCATGTCTCTACAGCAAGCAAACGACTTGCTCGACAGTGCTGGGCAAACTGGGAATCATGGTCCGCAGGCAGTTCCAGACTTAAATACGATTGCTGGTCCTGTGGGTGTAGGGCAGCCAATCACCAGGCATGAGATTTCTCATCTAGTGGATCGTAATATGCCACAAGCTCAACGGCTAGCTGTTTTGAAAGAACTGCACCAAACACTTAAAAGAAATCCTGAAGTTATGCGAGGTATACTTAGATATAAAGATCCGACCAAGGCTATATCTGAGTCTTTTGCGCAATTGATAGGTAGCAGAGGCAATTCAAATTCAGCGAAAAGGTTTATTGACTCATATGTTGACGCTGCAAAAAATTCAAAAATATGGGATATGCAGCAAATACTTCCTAAATTACTTGAACGTGATCCTTCTGGGCGAGACGCTGCCGTTGTTTCTCAGTTGATAAGAAGATACGGCCTTAGGTTACCTGATTACGCGCGACACCAAGGCGCTCTACCTCTATGAATCAAGGAGATCTAAGCGGACTGAAACAGTATGGGATAGATGTAGGCCTTTTAATCAGCGGGCTGTTTGGGGCTATCCTTTTAACTAGCAAGGGAAGCGCTATGAATCTTACTCGTACTGTGAGCAGCCTTGTAGGAGGAGCAGCTAGTGCAAACTATATTACACCTATCGTTGTTAATATGGCCAAGCTAGACGATACACACTACCATTATGGTATAGCATTTCTATTGGGTTTTCTTGGATTAAAAGGTATAGAATATTTTAGCAGCAAGCTAATTCCTGAAGTTGCTCACGAACCAGAGCCTGTGCGCGCTAGACCAAGAAAAAGAAAACCCGCAACAAGAAGAAGAAAATGACTACACCAGCAGTAATCAATGCAGTTGCAAATTGCACTACCGCTTTCTCAGCTCTAGCGCTACTTATTCATATTTTTGGAGACCCTGACAACAGTGTATGGGACAACAATATCAAAGCATGGTTAGCCAAGTCAGGCTTATCCGTAGTTGTCTGTGGAGCTATAGCGAATGTGCTCACCCTAAGCTCTCCAGCAACATCAGAGATAGTACTCAACTGCGGCATGAGTCTTACATTTTTCTGGCTTAGTTGGTGGCAGTGGGAGATGTTTAAAGAGATGCAGCGAGAGAGCGAGCGTAAAAGAATTGCTAGAAATAAAAGAAATACAGTTAAAAAACAAACAAAGCGTAAACCAGCAAAAACAGTATGAATCTAGAAGATTTTAAAAACGGATGTAACAAGCAAAAAGAAGACTCTAGAGACAGAGTCTATAAGCCAAAGATCGTTCATTGGACGCATCTCAATGATATAGATCTTCGGAAAGATTGCAGCGCACCTAGAGCTCAAGGAAACATTGGTTCGTGTACTGCTTTTGCTGCCACAAGCATGTTTGATTTTGTGAGAAGGAAAAACAGCATGGTGAGCTGGCAGCCTAGTCCTCTTTTCACATACTACGCCACACGAAAAGCAGTAGATCCTGTACTAACAGATTCTGGAGCAACTGTACGAGACGCTCTTAAAAGTGCCGCAAGAGATGGAGTAAGTATGGAGCGGGTATGGCCATATATCGTTGAGAAGTATAACGAGCATCCGCCAGAAGAGGCGTGGAATATTGCAGAAAAGCATCAGGCTCTCGAGTATCTAAAGCTCAATGACTTTGATAAGAGCGAATGGCTTAACTGTCTCCATGAGGGATATCCTTTTATATTTGGATTAAACCTATATGCGTCTTTCTTTGATCCTTTCATGCAGCTTCTTGGAGGATTCATGCTAGATCCTGATAGAGAAAATGAAAAGCTTGTGGGCGCACACTGCATGATGGCTGTTGGTTATATTAAGAACTACAATAATAAAGAGTATCTCATAGTTCAGAACAGCTGGGGCACTGGTTGGGGAGACGGTGGTTATTGCTATATTCCACTAAGCTATATCATGACTAACGATAGCTTTGATTTCTGGACAATTAGACTTACAGAAACTAGCGACGAGTACGCTAGCGATCCTATCGAAGAGCCTAAGCCAGAACCAAAGCCTGAGCCAGTTCCTGAGCCTGCGGTAGAACCTCCTGCTCCTGAACCTGAACCTATAGTAGAACCTCCCTCTCCTGTTGTAGAGCCTGTTGTAGAGCCTGTCGCACCGGCCCCGGCGGTAGAAGTAGTGGAAGCTAAGCGCAAAAACCTACCATTCTATATAGTAATGGCTATAGGTGTGCTACTCTTACTTGTTTTTATTTTTGGATAAATCTATGCTAAAGCTTGCTAAATATATTGAAAAAACTGGGATGAATCTCAGTTACATGAAGAATGCGCTTAGAGCTGCTCGCGCTGCGGGTGTACCTATTCTTCGAAGTGAGGATGCACTAAAGTCTCATATAGCCCAAAACGTGACACCCTCTTTTTTAAAGAAAATCCCTTTCATTGGAGAACGGATGCACGACGCTACAACTAACCTTGGAACTAATGCGTTAACCTTGAAAGGGCCTGTAGCTGTGCCTGGCCATAATTTTGTATACATGCCAAGAAGTTTTACAAACGGAGCAGGACAAAATTATTCTCCTAGAGCGACATTGTTACATGAGTTAGGCCATATACAACACATGCAAGAAGATCCAAAGTCTTTTGGAACAATGGGTCAGTTAAATCGTGTTTTTAGTTCACCCGTAAATGCTAGAAGTAGAATGAATCTAACTGAAACTATAGCGAACAACAACGCAATTATGGATATGCGTGCAGCTAATGTTCCTGAGCATTTAATAGATACATATAAAACTAGGGTGCAGTCTCCTTTTCATAATAGTTATGGGCTAAACCTAGAAAATATTGGAAATAGCCCTACTGGGAATATGAATTTACCTAGAAGAATTTTGCACGGTGCAACACAAAGACTTTCAGATATGGGAAAAAATATTGCAGGAATTGGAAAAAGTTTTTGGCAAAGCTTTAAAAAACCCAAGCAACTAGATGCAAATTTTTCTGGAACGGTACCAAATACCCAGGCAAGCCTGCCTGGACCTTTAAGACCGTACAAACCATCAGCCGACTTCATGAGCAAATTTAACGCCTCTTTAGGCAAAGCTAACAATGCGGCAATTTCTCCTGTCATGGAGCGCCCTGCGCATATCCCTGCGCGACAAGCCGAAGTTCGAAGATTTTCAAGTAAAGCAACAGGTTTTGCTCCACTAAAAAAGATCCCAGTTTACACACATCCGGCTGCACAAGAATTTAACGTACCTTATTCAGTATAAAATAAATCTTTATCTGGAGCAAAGCAATTGCTAGAATTACAAAATATGAGCGCAGATCAAATACACATGCTAGGCTTTATTAAAAGAGCTTCTCAATACGGTTATTCAGAAAGAGAAATTGAATACCTTTTGAAGCAGGCTTACGGACTTCCTTCAAATTTCGTACCGAATACTCCAGGTAGCTTAGCCGCCCCTATAGCTACTTCTGTTACAGGAGGAAAAGTTCCAGAGTCGCTAAAACCTGAGTATCAAAGCAACTCTCAAGCAGGAATGATGAGCGGTTCAAATTTTTATTCTTCTCCTCAACCGGCACAGTCGGCAGCTGCAGCTCCTGCAGCAAATCCAACACCAGCGCCTGCTCCAGTTCAAGCAGGTCCTAGCGATGCGCAGCTAGCAAAAATTATGGGCAGCTACAATCCCAAGTCGAAGCTAGACCAAACAAAAGCTACAAGAATTCGAGAGTTATATGGGCAGGGTACAACTTCACCCAGCGCCATATATGCCGATAAAGCTTATAGTGGAATAACGCCTAAATCTATTAGAGCAGGAGGAGCACCGCAACCTATTTCAATACCAACAAAAACAGCCAGCATGAATACACAACAACACTCATACATCTACGGATTCGTAAAAAGAGCCATGCAATATGGTTTTAGCGAGCAGCAAGCATTGAACATTTTCAAGAACGCTGCTGAACTTAAGGGCGACCAGCATAAGCTCGACGTCGATAAAGACGGTAAGATCGAGGCTTCTGACCTTAGGAAGTTGAGACAGCGCAAGCAGGCTGCGTTCATGAAGCAGTCTGACCTTGGTGATGCGATGATGGCCGGCGCTAATTATATTCAAGATAAGGTAGTAAATCCTGTTTCTACGTTTGCGCAAGAGAAGATTGTGGCCCCTGTAAAGCAGTATATGAGCAGACCAGACCCTTTTGACCCAGCTAACAGAGCTCAGTTTGATAAAGGAGCCAAAGGAAGTTATATTAGAGAAAGAGCTCTAGCTGATAAGGCTAATAGTGCAGCTGCAGGAGACGTTGGTACTTTCGCAGGAGGAACTGGTACTTTAACTGGAGGTACAGTAAATGCAGGTACAGTAAATGCAGCTCCAGTCGCTAGACCTGCGGTACGCGCTCCTGGTGTAACTGCCGTTAAACCTGTTGTAGCTAGACCATAAATAATATGACCCCCGAAGAAGCATATATCGAAGGATTCGTGAAAAGAGCAACACAGTATGGACTTAGTGAAGCTGAGGCATTTGAGCTGTTAAAAAGCGCTGTCGACCAAGATGCAGTAGCACAACCTGGTATGAGATCCGCTACGGCTAAACCTGGTCCTGAGCGTTACGTACCTCCAGCTCCTCCTACTGGTGTGCCAGCAGTCTCGCTTGACTCTTTAGATAGTCGTAAAAAGGGTCCCGTAGCGCAAAGAAGAAGATAAGCGTATGAACAGACGCGAATTCCTTTACACTGGTTTGTTCGGTGGGTTAGGAATTGGTATGGGAGATCTGTTCAGACTAAGAGCTGAGTCATCTCTAACTGCGAAGGCCGCGTCTGTTATTCATATTTTCCTGCCTGGAGGAGCAGCAGCGCAGGAAACATGGGATCCTAAAGTAAATGCTCCTTCAGAGTATCGTGGGCCGCTAAAGAGTATTCCTACAGCTATTCCTGGGATACACTTTAGCGAGCACATGAAGAATACAGCTAGAGTAGCTGATAAGATCACTCTTGTGCGCTCTATGACTCATGGCGAAGCTGCTCATGAGCGGGGTACCACCAGCATGTTTACAGGCTATAAGCCTAGCCCTGCTGTAAACTATCCTTCGTTTGGTAGCGTTGTGTCTCATGAGCTTGGAGGCGCTAATAATTTACCTGCATATGTATGCATCCCCCAAAAAATCAATAATAATGGTAACGATGTCGCTGGCAGTGGTTTTCTCTCTAACTCGTATGGTCCTTTCAGTCTTGGATCAGACCCGGCGAGTAAAGGGTTCAAGGTAAGAGACCTTGACTCTAATGTGAGCGCTGATCGCTTTGAGCGTAGAAAGAGTATACTTGAAACAGTGGACGGTCATTTCAAGTATATGGAGAGCACTGACGCGTTGGTGTCGATGGATACGTTCTACCAGCAAGCATATGCTCTGCTTAGCTCTGAGAAAGCTAGAGCAGCATTTGATCTGACAAAAGAAACAGCAAAGACCAGAGAAGAGTACGGACTCTCTGAAGCAGGCCAAAGATTTCTTATGGCTCGTAGGCTTGTAGAGAGTGGTGTGAAGTTTGTGAGTGTCACATATGGAGGGTGGGACATGCACAACAATATAGGTGTACAGATAGATAAGCAGCTTCCAGCTTTTGATAAGGCTTACGCGGCCCTGATTAATGATCTTGATCAAAGAGGAATGCTAGAGAATACACTGGTGATGGTAAGCAGCGAGTTTGGACGCACACCTAAGATAAATATGAACGCTGGGCGCGATCATTGGCCTAGAGTGTTCAGCGTTGCATTTGCTGGAGGAGGATTCAAGAGAGGGCTTGTGTACGGAACAAGCAGTGTCACAGGCGATGATGTTGACAGTAACCCTCTGTCTGTAGAAAACCTTGCAGCTACCTTGTATCATCAGCTAGGTATCAACCCAGAAGGCTCTCTTATGGCTGATGGTGGACGCCCTGTAAAGATTGTGTATAATGGTACTGTGATGCAAGAACTATTAGCATAATTATGAGCGACTGTGGTAATCATCCTTCTTTCTCTAGCCGAAGAGAATTTCTAAATGATTTTGCATGGGGTATGGGCGGCTTATCGCTTGCCTCTATTCTAAATTTTAGTACTCATACGCTAGAGGCTAGCGGAGCACTAGGAGCAAAGAAACCGCACTTTCAACCAAAAGCAAAAGCAGTAATTCAATTGTTTGCTAGTGGTGCTCCTAGTCATGTAGACACTTTCGACTATAAGCCAGAGCTGCAGAAAAGAGATGGAGAGAAGCACGATTATGGAAATCTGCTAGCTTCTCCTTTTGAGTTTAAAAGATTTGGTAAGTCTGGTATACACTATTCTGAAGTGTGGAGCAAGCTTGCCGGTCATGCTGACGACATCGCAATAATCAACAGCATGCAGACTCCAATACCTGACCACGGTATTGCTAGCAAGTTCCTACACACAGGAAGCTCTCAGTTGAGTAAGCCTAGTCTTGGTAGTTGGCTTGTATATGGGCTAGGTACATTGAATGAGAATATGCCAGGGTTTATCTCGTTAAACTCTTCTCCTGAGTCTAGGCAGTGTGCATTTCTTCCTGGGATGTATCAGGGTTGTAATGTGTCCTATCGCCAAGGCATGAATCCTAACGAGATTCTTGCAAATCTACGTAGCGAGTTCAGCACAATAGAAAGACAAAGAAGGCAGATCGATCTAGCTAGAAGTCTGAGTTTGGATCATATGAGCAAGCTGCAGAAAGACACACAGCTCGAGGCCAGACTAGAGTCTTTTGAAACTGCGTTTAAGATGCAGACCGAAGCCACTGACGCTTTTGATACGAGCAAAGAGAGTGAAGCTGTTAAAGACTTGTATGGCAGAACAGAAGAAGGCGCAAGAATGCTTGTGGCTCGTAGACTTGTAGAAAAAGGAGTACGGATGGTTCAGGTAAATGTAGGAGGCTATGATCACCACTCTGATATTAAAAATGCTATGAGTAATACGGCTCGTAGATATGATCAGGCATTTTCTGCGTTGCTTACAGATTTGAAGCAAAGAGGATTACATAAAGACGTACTTGTTGTTTGGGGTGGAGAGTTTGGTAGAACTGTAACTAGTGGAGGAGGTGCAGGTGCTCCTGGCAGAGATCACAACGGTAAAGCTTTTAGCGTCTGGATGAGTGGCGGTGGAGTGCAAGGAGGACAAAGATATGGTGAGACTGATGAGATAGGAGCTAAAGCTGTAAAAGACGTCACAGGCATTCATGATCTGCACGCTACAATTTTACATCTGATGGGGTTTGACCACACAAAGCTTATCTACGAGTATAACGGAAGACCGTTCAGGCTTACTGATGTATACGGTGATGTGATTAAAGAAATCACAGGCTAGCTCTAGCAGTCTAAAACTAACCTAGAAATAATTTATAATGCACAACACAACATCAGCAATAAACGACATAGAGAAATACGCAGACCCCACTAGTTCTAGGTATGGGAAGCTTTTGAACTGGCCTGATCCTGTATGGCCGATTTGGCACTATGGCATCGGGCTATCTGATACCTATATTTTTGATACTGGTAAGGGTTGGCAAGCCTTTCAAAGAGTAGATGCCAAAGAAGTAATTGGAGTCGATCATTTGCACCTAGCTTCAGTCGATGTGATTGACCGATTAAAAAAGGCTGTAGAGTGTTTTAAATCATGGAGCTATCATCTGCTGGGCTGGAATTGTGAACATATGAGCAGACTTGTAGCAACTCAAGAAGCTCGCTGCTATGCAATAGGACCTGTACTAGGTTTGCGTTTAGCTGGTGACGGAGTAAACCACGACGCAGACAAGCTGTTTGCAGAATACATTAAAATTAAAGACAGCTAAAATTATGAATAGTACTGAGGCATATCTTCAAAAAGTTGCTACAGCTTGGAAGGAGCGGCTTAGAGCTGGAGTACTAGGCACAAAATCTTTAGGTAAAATACTAGACCGGGCAGGTATGTCTAGACCTGATGAGGGAGTTAAAAGATTACACGAACGTGTTTCTCATCCTGCGTACGCTAAAGGGCAAGAGTATCATAACCCTATGAGAGGACGCCCGATAAAACGTAACCCGAACTACACCTACGACAACACGCGCAAAGATCTGAAACAGATCAGCCGCGCGTTGGCTGACAGATCCGGTGAATACAGGTCATCTGATCTTTTCAGTATTTTTCCAAGCTATAAGGGGCATTTAGATAGAAGGATTGTTGACGGGTACACCAATTACATAGCACAGAACGCAGGTGAAGATGGTGCTGTCTTGGCGAAGCTAGTAGCCAGACGGGATAAAACCCCCATTTCATCAAAAAAATTCATAGGCAGCAGTGAGGGAGTTATTCCTTACGATCGCAATAAGCCTTGGCATGAGCAACTTAAACAAACGCGACAATCACCATACGGAGCGGGTATGGCTCTCCAAGATATAAGTGCAGCATTAGCTCCTTTAGGTATAGGGAGCCCTACTGCCAGACATGAGATTGCACATCTCATTGATAGTAGTCTTCCTCGAGCTGATAGGTTTGCTGTTTTGAAAGAGCTGCATCAAACACTTAGAAGAAATCCTGAGGTTATGAGGGCTATAGCTAGGCAGGGTTTGGAGGGGTCTGTGTTTATACGTGAAGGAATGGCGCAAATGATAGCCAGTAAAGGCAATTCAAATTCTGCAAAAAGATTTATTTCTAAATATATTGATGCTGCGAAAAACTCAGGCATAGATGATTTGCTGCGGCTGCTTCCTAAATCCTTAGAAAAGGATCCTTCGGGGCGAGATGCTGCCGTAATAACTCAATTGATGCGTAACTATGAGCTTCGGGTTTAAGACAAGCTTGGCTCTATGAAAAAGACATACGCTTGCGCTATATGCGGCAAGATCTGGAATAGACGTACGCTAAGGATGGAGCAGGGGAAAACCTGCAGTAAGAAGTGCGCAAGTATTAAAGGTTATTTGAGCGGAGACCGCAAAGAGACAGGTATAGAGCTCAAACTACAGTCGCTACTACTGGCTCTAGATATTGAATTTGAAACGCAGAAGCCTATCCTTGGGGTTACGATAGCTGACGTGTTTATTCTACCCAACGTAGCTATATTTGCAGATGGCGCATACTGGCACGGAGACCCGATGACTCAGTATAAAGACGCAGAGAAAACAAAAAGGCTTAGGCGTGCAGGCTATGTTGTATTGCGGCTGGATGAGGAAGAAATCGAAGAAGACACTGAGCTTGTAAAATCTAAATTGCTGGAAGCGTATAATTGTCGTAGAATAACAAAAAAACTTTAAATTTAAATATGGCGACAACGAAACTATCAGAGCTTAACGAAGGGAAAAAACCAGAAGGACACAAAAGAAGTTCTCGCTGGGGTAAAACAAGAAAAGCTCATCTGAAGGAGAATCCTACGTGCGCGCTTTGCGGAGGAACTAAAAAACTGGAAGTGCATCATATTCATCCTTTCCATACACACCCAGAACTTGAATTAGAGGCAAGCAATCTAATTACTCTCTGCGAAGACAAAGGAGACGGAGTATACTGCCATTTATTTTTTGGGCATTTAGGTAGTTATAAATGCGTTAATCCTACAATTCGTGAAGACATACTTATCTGGAGAGAAAAGCTCGCAGGTAGAAATAAAGACTTCAGTTTGTAATTTAAGGCTGGTAAAATATTTAATTAAGTCATGAATACCCAGCAACAAGCGTATATCTACGGATTCGTAAAAAGAGCAGCCGAGCACGGTGTTAGCGAAGATAAAGCTCTTGACCTCTTGAAAGAAAAAATGGGGCCTTTCGACGCTGAGCGTGCTGCCGACATGCTTGCAGCAGAGGTAAAGCTTAAAGCGTTAACTCACAATAAAAAAGAACACCCGTACCACTACTATTTAAATCCTTTTGTAGGAGGTCCTCTTACAGAAGTAATGACTAAGTTAGATAGACGTGGTTATGCAGGAATAGCAGACGACGAAGTACTCGCACATCATTTAATTGGAGGGCCTTTGTTAAATATGTACAGGGGAGGAAAAGAAACAAGAAACAAGGTTAGAGAAAAGTTCAATAAAGCTGTGGAAGACTATTCTGGAGAAAAATAAGGTTAATTTTAACACGCATACATATGAGCAAAGCTATACAATATCTTGAAAAACTGGCAGCAAAAAAAGAAAAAGAAAAAGAGCGGGGTATAGGGTTAAGTGGGGTAATAGGAGCTCCATTACTCGCTGCTGGTGTTTTGGGGCTGGCCGGCAGTGTTCCTGCCACTAAGATGCTTTTACGCGGAGCTCGGGTGCCAGAGAAAAAAACCTTACTGTCTAAGCTAATGCCTAAGAGTTACGATGCGCGGGATTTTGTTGCGGACTATATTGCTACAAGTCGCGGTGTAGGTCATACACCATATGCAAAGCCTTTAAAAGCGTACGCAAAGACACAAGCAAAGCCTTCTATCACATATCCAACAGCTGAATTGGCTGTGAAAGAGATGGAAGACCACTACGATAGCTTCTTGTCTAAAGATCCAAGAAATGCGGTACGTAAATGGATTGATGAAGTGGTTGCACATAAAAAAGAAAATTTTATTAAAAATAACCCCGATTTTAAAGGAAACAGAATTACTCAAGATTTCGAAGCACGAGGACAAAAATTAAAAGATTATATAGCGCAACCTCACGAAGACACACTAAAACTTATAAGAGAAATAGAAGATCCTGAGCTTTTAAAAATGCTGATCAATATGCAGTCACAAAAGGCAAAGGTTTCTGGTTTTTATGGTAAACTCGGTCTTGGTGGTTTAGGTTTGGCTGGAGTTGGGGCAGGGCTTGTAGGAAAAGAAATTTATGACCAGTCACAAAAAGAATAGCGAGAGTAATTCTGAAAAAGCTGAAAACGCGCTAACCGTTGCCTCTGGTGGATTAGGGGCAGCGGCCTTGGCTAAATTTATATACTCTGGAGGTCTGCGCGGAGTAGATCTAGATGCTGCGCCTAGTGTGCAGATTATGAGTAACAACGAGGGGTCTTTTGGTAATCAGGCAAAAGGACTAGAAAGTTTGCTGAAGGCCGAAGGCATCAAGACTGCCCCATTTTCATGGGGGTTTACTGGAGCAGGTGAACGTAAGCCTGGTTGGCAAAGAATTCTGCATGCTCCGTTTAGTGATGCCTCAATATATTTAGGACATAACACAAATGTTCTTAAACATCTAGCTGATATAGGTAAACTGAAGTATAGAGTAAATACTGACTTCAGAGAGGGTAATTTTTTAAGCCCTCACATACTGCATCATGGCGGATCCGGTGAAACGTTAAAGCAAAGCTTGGCGCGTAAAATAATCTTACTGCTCGGAGGCGGAGATAAAATGGCGGTAAGAGAAAACCCTAAACACTACGATAGGTTTTTTACACCAGGAGACGCGTCGGAAGCAATGCCTGAGATGTATCAAGGTAAAAAACCGTCTGTAATGACGGGCAACATACCTACAAGAGATATATTTGGAGAAACTCCATATAATGAAAAAAAATGGAGTCCAGGAGAAAAAATAAAAGCTATACTCACAACAGGAGGAGGCAACGCAATGCCTCAAGTTTTTGACGAGCTTGCCTCGGAGCATGCTGGGCTAGCCAAAGGGGCACCTAGACCATCTTTGTACGATGTAGATAAAAGATGGATATCTCCGAAGCCCTGGAGAAACTATGATGTAAAGAAAAAGTTTTTCATAGATGACATCCTTGAGAATTTAAGAAAAACGCATGGAAAAGATAACGTAGAATTAGACTGGCTAACTGGGTATAACCCTAAAGTTACAGCGTGGCCAGGCAATGTAGAGCTTATGCATGAGCTTAGGGAGCATATGAAAACTCCTGAAGGTGCAGAAAGGTTCAAGGGATTGAACGTACTGGATCATATAGATGATATGCCTAAGGCTTTTTCTGATGCTCACTATATTTTTGCTACTCCGGGGAGTACTGTAGCTGAAGTGATGCGTATGCCTGGGGAGCATGTACCTAAACTTGTGAATATGCTTCCAAATCAGGAGGCGGAGGGGTACATGAATCACTTTACAACAAACGCAAACGAGACAGTCAAAAAGTTTCCAGGGGCTAAAGTGTGGGATGCCACCGCAGAAGACAGAAATGCTGCTCTTGCTAAAATAATGGCAGAGCCTCACAGCATAGCAAAAGGCAGAACTAAAGGCTACGAAACAAGCATGGGAGATATTGGGAGAGTTATTCGAGAAGACGTCAAACAAAACAAAGTTAAAAACATAAAAACTCTTTTGGCGCTTACAGGTGCAGGTCTTGGAGCTTTCGGATTATCCAGGGTAATTAAAAAAATAAGAGAGCTGCGTGCAAAAAAACCTGAAAAAGAAGAGACAAAGCAAGCCGAGTTCTTTTCAAAGATCGCTAGCTTCATAAAAGCTTCAGGCAGCGACATCGATATCATGTTTGATAAAAAGGTAGAGACAAAACCTAAAGACCCTCTAGATGGCAGGCTTAAGAAGAACAAAGCTATTGTAGAGGTCAAAGAAACAGGGTTAGAGGAGCCCAAGCTGCACAAGCATAAAATAAAAATAGCTCTCGAGAAACTTAGAGGAGGAAAAGGAGACCGTAAATCAGACGAGTCTTTTTCGAGTAGTGAATTAAGAAAGGGAACCACACACGAGCTAGAGCATACAAAAGATAAAGAGCTTGCGAAAGAAATCGCTAAAGATCATTTGAGTGAAGTTAAAGACTATTACTCGAAGCTACAAAAAGCAAATATAGACTAGCCTATTTCGGTAGGAAATATATTGCTGTAGTTTAACTGATGGTATATATTCAGCCATTATGGTGATGAAAAAGAAGAGGATACCTCAGTTCGACCCAGCTACAGCCTTATTCGACAACGACTTAATCCTGATTGATCAGGAAAACGTTACCAAGAAGGCATCGTTCAAGCTATTCAAAGATTCTGTTGGCGGTAACGGCGGAGGAGGATCACGTAACACCACAACATATTATTTTGTCGGAGACGGTATCAAAAAAACGTTTAACCCTGTGTCTTCGCTAGTCAGCACAGATGCTACAAAATGTTTGGTTGTAGTTGGTGGTGTTCCGCAACTAGCTAATATATCGTATGATCTAACTATGGACGCTGGAGGAACCCTGCGATTCATCGACGAAGCCCCTCCTGAAGGGCTTTCCATCTCTATACAAAGTTTTCAATAGTTCTTTATTTTAGATAAATAATCGGGTATGATAATGACTGTACCGAATTAACCTTTTAAAAATATATGCCATTAACAAAAGTAAGATACGACATGTTAGATCCGGAGATCACGCAAAAGATCTCTGACGCTGGGAGTCCTTTGGTCTTTACTCAAGACCCTAACAATGCGAGCGCAAAAGCATTAACCAAGTTCAAAATTGACGGAGGTGAAAAGAACATTCGTAGTACAGCGTTCGCTGAAGGCAAGCTTGTGATTACTCTCGCAAGTTTTACACCTACAGTTACCCCTACAGGGCAGACTAATCTTGCTTGGGATAAGGCAGCTACTGAATTTACTGTAGTGGTTGATAATCCTTCTACCGATTATCCTGATCAATGGCTTACTGAAGTTACCGCCATTGAGCAGACCGCTGGAGCTGTGTCTGTAGATTTGGATGACTACACACCCACTACACAACAAACCTTACCTTTGACGGCTTCTGGCGATTTTACAGTAAAATATACTGCTGACAAAACCGTCAGCTATATCCGTCCTGTTCATGCTAGTGTTAACGGTACAGCTAACGGCGGATCTGCAGGAGCTAATGTAGTGCTTAAGAGCAAGACAGGAACTGCCGATGCTGTTAACTGGACTACAAAGTATCCGTGGAGCACTACCTGGCAAAACGTAAGTCACAGTATTTCACTCGCTAACCTGACAGGTAAAACATTCCTTAAGACCTACGATAAGGTTACCTTTACTGTGGCAAGTTCGGGACTTGACACGCGCGGTAACGCAAACCACACATTCACAGTTACTGGAGGTACGGCAACCGAACCAGGAACTTCTGGCTCGTTGACAGGTGACTTCGAGTTCGATAAAGAAATCAACCACAGCAACGGCGCTACTGTCAGAACTATCAGGTTAACAACTGAGTTTACAAGACCTGCTGAAGTTACAGGTACAGAGTATAAATTTACTCCTGGTGACGAGACTACGACAGCGATATCTGCCGCTTTTTCGTATCCTTCGTTTACTCTGATGAGCGCTTCTACTCCAACAGCAAATACAATCATCAGTGACGGCTCAACGACAGGGTTTAGTGGGGCTGTAGCTCTTCTCGGAGACCAGCAAAAAGCTTACACTACATCAGTAACTAATCCTGATGCGACAAACGCAACCAAGTTTTGGTTTGGTGTTAGAACAGCCGCAGGGGTACCCACTTCCATCAAAGGTGGAACATCTCTCATATCTGACGTGTCTTATGAAACAGCCACTATTACTTTAACGCCATCGAACACAAGCGATGCTGACAAATGGCAGAACTATAGCGGAGAAGGCTATACACTTATAGGGATTACAATACCTGGAGGAGCTAGCACAAACATCATTATTTCTTAAGTGTAGTACCGGTTAAAAAAATAAACCCAGCTCAATATAATTATGAAAGATACAACAGGATTATTACCGTTTCAATGGCCAGGTACATGGTTAGCTTCAGGCAACTCGCCTATCGTTTTAGACTCTGATATCAGAGGTACACTACAAAGTATTGCCGGAGGAAGCACAGAAAAGCTCACTTCTCTGTCAGGCACAAGACTCAGTGAAGGGATGCTTGTTTATGTCAAAGAGTCGTACACTGCGTCTGAACCAGGGGCGACTCCAAGCGATCCACAGGTACAATATGCAAGAGAGGGAGGGCAATATTACCAATATCGTGCTGGCGGAGCTACGAGAGATGCTAACGGTGCGTTCCCTAACAATTCTGAGTCTTACTGGCACGTTTTAGGTCTTGCTGGCGACAAGGGAGACCCTGGAGTTTCTTCGAGCATCTACAAGTATAAGGCAGAGACAACGGCTACTTTTGACGCTGACGACGCGACAAAGATTCCAGGTGCTGCGCAGATCATGTGGAGCAGTGCGGGACCCAACCAGAAGAGCGCAGAGTACATTTATGTGTCTCACAAGACAAGCGATACGCTTGATATCGATAACTTCCTCAGCTTGTTGCAAGCTACGCAACCTATCCTCATTCAGAACGCTACAAATAGCGAAAGCTACCAGAAGTTTACTATCACAGGGGCACCCACCAGAGTAGTTAAACCAAACGGAGCTAGCTCAATCGTCTATTGGAGTATTCCTGTCGAAGAAACCTCAAGCTCAGGTTTAGCGGCTACAGCGGGTTTCAGTGACGAAGACGACATTTTGCTTGTTGTCGTTTCTGGTGCAAGAGGCGAGCAAGGCCCTCAGGGAGAATCGGCAACTATTGTTGGAAAGACAAGGAACACTTTGTTTACAACTGAGCTTGTCGATGCAAATGATCCGACGCAGGGAGTTAAGAAAGAATACGGCCCCTTGACAGGCTGGACGGCTAACGACCATGAGGCTTTTATTGTTAAGCTTGGCGGCGTCATTCTTACAGGCGGCACTGACAAAACAGGAGCTAACGCAAAAGGCTATGTAATCGAAGGTACTACACAACAGTCTAGTAAGGTTGTACTGACCGAAGAGCCTAGTGTAGGCTATGAGCTTGAAGTGCGGGCTATCTCTGTAGGTGCGGCTGCTACCACTTTGAGTGGTACGCTTTCTTCACCTATTCGTGAAGTGGCCAAAACAGATATCAATGTAATTCCTGCAGAAACTCGTCTCGATCTCGGATTACAGCAGGTCTATCTGTACCCTGGAGACGCACCAGCTCTTTTCAGCCTCAACCTTAAGCACACCGAGAGCAACAACTTAAATGCTTTGATGCAGATCGGTGAAGCTATCGGAGCTACCGTTATGGTGGGAGCAGGCACTACAGGCACTCTTCCTGCGTTAGGAAACGTGCAGATTGATGGAGTCACACAAGCAGTTAAATGGGTTAACAGCACAAAGACTCTTACAGCCGGCAAGTTGAACATCATCAGCCTCACAGTAATCAAGACAGCAAATGACGCATTCACTGTTGTTGGTTCTGTTGTTGCTGCTGGAACTCCTGCCTAATTGGCAGATAACAACGACAGGGCGCAGAATCATGGGCTGCGCCCTGTCTAACCAATATTTATTTATGCCTTTCATCACATCTGTAGGTTCAGCTAACTCGTTTGGCTTTGGATTGTCTTATATCAAAAAGTACATAGAGACTCTCTGGATATACGTTTCTAGTGGGAATGCCGCATGGGCAACTCAAGCCAACTGGTATAAAGACGAACAACACACTGTAGCGGCAGGTAAGCTTCCTGCAGCTACGAATGCGGCTGTTTTATTGAGTGACGCTACTGCAGATGTGGAAACTTGGACGGCCCCAGAGAGTATTGAATTAAATGGAAATACTCTAACTCTACAGGCGCACACTTTTACTACTAACCCTGCGTGTGCCCCTATAGTCACAATATCTGTCGATATAACTAATTCTCAAGGACCGACAACTTCTTTAAATCTTGTAGGACACATACAGACTGCTGCATAATAAGCCAAAACTTAATTTTATGTCTAAAACTTTTACAAATATCACTGTCAACGTCGGTAATGGGGCAATAAACAACAGACCTATCGTTAATGGGTCTGCAGTTATCGCTACAGGAGGCAGAAACAATGCTACAGTAGCAGGATCTGTGGTACTCAACGGAGGGCTTAACTCTAATACAGCGGTAGTCACTGGCACACTCACCATAAACAGTGGAGCAAACAATGCCCCTGTTGTAGGTGCAGCCACAATTAGCGGAGGAACAAACACTGGAACAATTACAGGCCCAGCCACAATTGATGGAGGAGACAACCTAGGTGCAATCGCAGGAGCAGTTACAATCTCTAGCGGAACTAACGCGGCAGCTATTACTGTAGGACCTGTCACAATCAGTGGAGGCTCTAACTCTGGAACCATCGCTGCAGCAACGGTCATCAGCGGTGGCGCTAATTCTGGAGCAATTACTGGCGCTGTTACAATTTCTAATGGAACAAATACAGGAGCAATTACAGGCCCAGCGACAATCAGTGGAGGGTCTAACTCTGCACCTATTACAGGAGCTGCTATAGTTAGTGGAGGAGATAACTCAGGAGCTGTTACAGGAGCTGTCACAATTTCTAGCGGAACTAACTCTGGGCCTGTAACAGGACCAGTTAATATCACTGGAGGAACAAACACAGGAGCAGTCGCTGGAGCAGTTACAATCAGCGGAGGCTCTAACTCTGCAGCCGTTACCGGCACAGTTCTTGTGAGTGGAGGAACAAATACAGGCACTGTAACTGGTAGTGTGCGTGTCACAAATGGCGGCACACAGAACGGGCCAGTGGTCGGTAATCTCTATATAGAAGCAGGGGGCACTATATCTGGCGATACAACTATTTCTGGAGGAGGGAAAGTTTATGCCGCTGCTAACGTAGATACGGCTGCGGCTCTGTCGCTAATTCCAACTTTTACAGGTACTGTAGTACAGACAACGCAGAACGGAGTACTTACGTCAACCACCTACACAGGGGGAACACCTGGAGCAACTGCGCCTGTTACAGGGATTTTCTATAATCTTGAAGGAGGCAGCAACGCAGGGAAAGCTTATAGCTATAACGAGCAAGGTGAACCTACGCCAGTCAATACGCCTAAGTTCAATCTTACAGGAGACGGTAAGGCTTATAACTGGAATAACGGCGTCAAAGGGAGCTTGTTTACTGGTGTTATCGACGGTGTTACCTATACAAACGGTGTTGAAGGTACTGGAGGCGGTGGTGGAGGTGCTTCTTACAATGAATACGCTGTAACCTTTGAGGGCAGCTCAGGTACGCTTTATACGAGTTTGAGCGATACAGTCACCTCAGGCACTGTTTATAGCGACTCCGCATTGAATCTTCCATTCACAGGGGCTTTTGAATACAACTCTGTTTGGTATTATGCTGACGCTGGTGTACCCAACACCTACAGAGCTTATGGTGTATCGGGCGATACCAACGGAGGTGTACTTTACAGCTATCCAGTATTTAACGCAGAACCTGACGAGTTTATCTACACCAACACAGCGCTCACAGCAAAGTACACCGGAGAATATCAATACCAGGGAGTGTTTTATTACGCTGAAGACGGTGTGGTAGGACAACTTAAACCTGTCACAGTAACAGGGGACAGTAATGACGGAGTACTGTATATCGCTGCAGACAGCGGTATTTCGGTAGGAGCGACAGGCTCTCCTGTGTTTACAGACTTTACAGGAGATACGCCGTACGAAGGGCCATTTGTATATAACGGAGCTTATTTCCGAGCAAACAATGCCGGGGCTTGGACTGCTTTTGATGGTGTAGCGCAGGCTGCTATTAACGGCTCATATTATAATGTAGTTAATGGCAGCTTAGACTTAGCTTCGACAAACTACGCTGTTGGAGTTAAATTATTTTTTGCTGACAACAGGTACTACACTTTTGATGGAGATGGTTTAGCTGGAATCGCTTTTAATGGGGCTGTAGACGCAGAAAACTCGTGGTATGAGGTTGTAAACGGGCTCTCTGTGGGGTTGTTTAATGGTATAGCCAAAGACGCTGATAATAATTATATCAAGATTACCAGCGGCAGTAACGTGGGGCAGAACATCCCTGATGGAGGCCATAAATTTGCTGAAGACGGACTTTACTACTTATTTGAAAATGGGCAGCTTGTTCGACTCTTCGAAGGCGGTGCACCGGGAGCTAACGGCACGTACTACAAAGTAGATCAAGGGGTTTTGACTTCAAATGTTTTTGCAGGCGCAGGCTATAACCAATGGGGGCAAGCCATGGATTTTAATGGAGGCCTGAGCGGAATTGCGACAAGAGGCTATAAGCAGCTTGTAAGCGACGGCAGACATTATTACTTTAATACCATCTATGGCGGTGGCCCTGCTATTAAGCAAACCGTAGCTATACTTACTCCAGATGGCTATCGTGTTGCAGACGACGGTTTTGTAACAGACGAAGTCTTTTCTGGATTATACCAGGAGTTTTTTGATGCGGGTCAGTATGCCGACGGCTCGCGATATCTGATGATTAATAATGGTAGTGGCGGTATTTTTAGTGGTACTGCTTACGACCAAGTCACAGGCTTAGTTCTTAAAATTGTGAACGGCGAGTCTCTAGGAGGACACACCTCGGTGTTTGCAGACAGCTATATTGATGGGGATGGTGCGTTTGTAAACTATAATATATCTGAGCTCTATGAGGGATATTATTATAATAATGGTCTTCCTTATAACGGGTTAATTGGTTTCAGTACCCCTGTAACTGATGAATATAACGTAGTCGTAGGTACGTCACAAGGGGCAGGGTCTTTTGCGTTTTACTTGGGCTGGCCTGAAGGGGAGATTGCCTCAGGGGCTACGGCAAAATGTACGACAATATCTGTAAGCGCTAACGGCAACGTGATGACAATTGCAGGTGACGTGGACTATGGGGGTCTTTCCTCGTATCCGTCAAAAATGGTCCTGTACAATGCTCAGGTTTCTGGCAACGTGCGTGCCATCGCTAACGGTAATAATTTAATGGGGTCTCCTGCAGGTGTGGGCGGCGACTTCAATTGTAACAATCTCGGTATTACTAGCCTAAAAGGCGCCCCAATTACCGTAGCGGGAACCTTTAATTGTTCATACAACTATCTCACTAGCTTGCAATATAGCCCAACTGCTGTAGGAATCTTCAATTGCTTTCACAACCAGCTCAACAGCTTGCAAGGTGCTCCAGCTGTGGTCAACGGATTCAATTGTGGAATCAACCAGCTCGCCAGCTTGCAAGGTGTTCCAGCTACGGTATACGGAGATTTTGACTGCTCAGGTAACCAGCTCACCAGCCTGCAAGGTTCTCCAGCAACTGTAACAGGAAATTACATTTGCTCCAACAATAGCCTCACTAGCTTACAGGGTGTTTTAGCTAGCGTACAGGGAGATTTTGACTGCACTACCAATCAACTCACTAGCCTGCAGGGCGCTCCAGCCATGGGCGGGAACGGGTCCTTTTACTGTAGCGACAATCAGCTCACAACCTTACAGGGAGCTCCTACAGAAGTACGGGGTAACTTTATGTGTGTTGGCAACCAGCTCACCAGCTTGCAAGGTGCTCCGGCTGTGGTACAGGGTGTATTTAATTGCTCTGATAATCTAATTACTAGCTTGCAAGGAGGACCAACTAGCATACCTGGAGTTTACAATATAGGTCAGTACATTTGCGCCAACAATCAGCTTACTAGCTTACAGGGTGCTCCAACTACAGTAATTTTCTATTTTGATTGCGGCTACAACCAGCTCACTAATTTAGTAGGCGGCCCTGTAACTGTTCTTAACGGCTCCTATAACTTCAGCCATAACCCCTTATTGACCAGTTTGAGTGGGTCCCCAGACAATGTAAATGCAGGTACTGTCTATTATAACAACACAGGATTAACATTACCTACAGTTGCCGCCTCTGTCGGAGGAACCTTGTTTATATATTCTGTAAGTGGTGTTGGACGCCAGGCTGTAGCGGCAACTGGAGGAACCCCCACAAGCTTTGCTTACTACCTCGACGGAGTATTGAGTAACTCGTTTACAACAACCACTCCTACAAAAGCTGTAGATAACGGAAATTTTTACACCTACACTAACGGAGTACCTACTTTTGAAAAAGCAGGAGTTATTGCAGGTAGAACAGTGACATATTCTGACGGACAGTATCGTATTACTGGCGACATTTCGATCCAGTCGCAGATGGCCCAGCTACCTGACTTTAGTGGTATACACTTGAATGGAAGTTTCTATTGTGGCGGTAAGGGACTTACAAGTCTACAAGGTGCACCAGCACAAGTTACTGGGAGTTTTCATTGCCAGGGCAACCCTATTACAAATCTACAAGGAGCGCCATCGTATGTCGGTGGAGATCTTGTCTGCGGAGAATTTGCGACGTTTACGAGCCTGCAAGGAGGACCTACCACTGTCGGCGGTTACTTTAGGTGTCGTAACAGTCAAATTACCAGCTTACAGTACGGCCCAACTACCGTAGGAGGTGATTACATTTGCGACAACAATCAGCTTACTAGTATACAGGGAGCTCCTACATCCTTAACTCGTGTTTTCCTTTGCAACAACAATCAAATCACTAGCTTACAGGGAGGACCAACAGGGTGGATATCTGGTTATAATTGTTCCTACAATCAGCTCACTAACTTGCAGGGTGCTCCGTCGAATATAGGTGAAGGCTTTAATTGCAGCAATAACCCGCTAACCAGTTTACAGGGCGCTCCTGGCACTGTGTTAAACTTTGACTGCAGTTATACAAACATCACTGGCTTAGATATGGGGCCATTGCAAGGAATTCGCTCGTATACTTGCACAAATACGAAGATCACCTCATTAATCGGAGCCCCTAGTGTGGTGGGTACCGTAAATTCATCTAACCCCGGAGGATTCTATTGTAACAATAATGCGTTCCTCACCACGCTAATCGGTTCACCACATACAGTATATGGTGCGTTTAGCTGTCATAGCTGCAGTAGTCTCACAAGCTTTCAAGGAGCACCTGACACAGTTACAGGGCTGTTTAACTTTACAACTTCAGTAATAAGCTTGCCTAAGGCGTTCTTGACTGCCACAGAAAAGGCTGCAATATACGCTGCATCAGGAGTAACCAGATTATCCCCAAACCCATCAGGATCTCTTCTAAGTATAGGTTACTTTACCCCTTCAGGGCGAGACGAGAGTTACTCAAGCACTGTCCCACAAAAGGCAGAAGATTCCAATTATTATCTGTATTCCAACGGCTACGCTATTTTTGATAGAGTGGGTACGGTGGCAGGGATCGAGCTACAATACGCTAATGGACGATACGAGACCATTGGTAGTGTAAGCTTGTCAAATAGAGGATTGACTGCTTTGCCTGACTTCACTGGCGTACACATTAAAGGGTCGTTCAGTTGCAATAATAACTTACTTACTGATTTACAAAAAGCACCAGCAAGCATTCAAGGAGATTTCAACTGCTCCTATAATCAGATCACTTATCTGCGCTGCCCCACTACTAGCGTTGGAGGAGCTTTTAATTGCGGTAATAACCCACTTATTAACTTATACGACATGCCTCCAGTAATTTCTGGAGCAGTACAATACGCTAATACACCGAATGTAACACCGTTACCTGGGCTGCATCTTGACAACACAGGTGTGTGGTGGATATATAACGCTTCTAGGACTGGTCGAACTCTAGCTATTCCTGCTACAGGTTCGAGAGCTCTAAGCATAGGTTATTATGTAAATGGTGAGCTAGCTACAAGTTACACGTCAAATACTCCTACAAAAGCAGAAGATAACAATTTCTACACATACAGCCAGGGAAGTCCAAATTTACACAGAGTAGGCACGGTTGCTGGGTATGTTTTGGATTACGAGGCAGGAGAGTATGTTTATAATGGTAACGTTGATTTGATGTCTCGCGGACTAACCTCTTTACCTAATTTTAGCGGAGTATATGTTAAAGGAAACTTCTACTGCGGGCTTAATCAACTTACGAGTCTAACTGGAGCTCCGTCCAGAGTGCTTTACCATTTTGGATGCCAGGGCAATCAGCTCACAAGTTTACAGGGCGCTCCTTCGGTTGTAGGATTAAGCTACGATTGCTCAGTTAATCAGCTCACTAGCCTACAGTATTGTGCGACTACCATAGGAGGCGACTTTAGATGCCACAATAATCAGCTCACTAGCCTGCAATATGGACCTACAAGTGTATCTGGAGATTTTCTTATAAGTAACAACCAGATTACTAGCTTGCAATACATGCCGACTACACTAGGAGGAGGAATACACGCATCTTCTAATTTACTCGCTAGCCTGCAATACTGCCCAGCAACTGTAAACGGAGCCTTTAATGTTTCCAATAATCGGCTCACTAGCCTGCAATACGGACCTGCCACAGTAACAAGCTTCTACAATTGCGCTAATAACTTAATTAGCAATATGCAATATGCTCCGTCAAGTGTACCAGAACAATACATTACATATGGTCCGAATCCAAATCTCGCCCTACCCAGAACTGACGCAGATGTTGCAGGAGTGCTCTGGAATTACGGGGCTGCAGGATATATGAGAACCCGAGCCTAGGTAAAAAGCGTCTATAGTTAAGCAGAAGACTTGAACTGCTTAACTATAGTCAGTAATAAAAATATAACTGCCTGCTTGATACTATTCAGGCAGGCAGTTATATTTTGTAATTAACGTATGCGTGTAACTATACCTAAAGAAATAAAAGAAAACCTGGAACAGCTGACCAGCGTTATGATTAACCTGGATGATGTAGCTACTCCAGGCAGAGTCATACCGCAGATTTTACCAATAGCTTACGTAGCGCAAAACGATTATGCCGAGGTACTAGACTATTTGTGGCAAAGTTGCTCGTACATAAGGTACATAGTTAAGTACAAAGACGGCACAGAAAGCATTATCAGTTTTGATTCTAAAGAAAAAGCGGCATACACGCAAACAGCCAACAGAAGCGAACGGGAGGTTCACGGTTTTGATGAAATTAATCCTAGAGAAATGCTCGGTTGGTATTTTGGACGCCCGCCGCGTGAGTACAGTTATAGCAAAGCGAACATCGTTAATGGTGAATTTTTAGATGCGTTAGATTCTTGTAGGCTTATTAAAGGAATCGAGCTGCCCGCTACAGGAGTTTTTCGACTCAAGAACGGAGTGGTGTCTTCTAGGGGATTAGTTTATTCTTACGACCTAAGACAACGCTATTTAGAGCTATCTAGATTCTCATCTTTAGATGAAGTTAACAAAGACGAGGCTGAGCTAAAAATTTATCTAGGTAAAAAACTAGATCGACTGTGTCCAAACACATCGGCCAGGTACTATAAAGGTAGAGCATTAAATCTATACACATTCTTCAGTAATTATAATTTTTGTCACGGGTTTTTAGATGTATGTGCACTATTAAGCTCTTGCTACTCAGTAGGTATTGATTTTAAAGAGTTTGATTGGTTTGTGGTACCTGAAAATAATTTTAGTCTTACCCAAGGACTTTTCGATAGACTAGGTATAGATAAAACAAAAAAGCTAGTCACAGGCGAAATTAAAGTAGAGGACAAAGTACAAGCGAGAGACTATAGCTTGATGTTTGATGAGTTAGTCACGCCTTCTTTTGATGGCTTTTGTGGCTATTATGCTCCGCATGCTTTCGATTTTATCAGATATCTTTACGCAGATGAACTAACCGCACTAGGAAAACGTAGAAAAATTTATCTGAGTCGGGAAGGCTCAGTTAGAGGAGTGAGTAATGAGCAAGATCTTATCGAACTTTTAAAGAAATATGGCTTTGACGTGGTAAATAGCAGCACGCAAGCTAATATTCCTGAACTAATGAGTAATGCGTCTGTCATTATAGGCGCTCACGGAGCAGCGATGGCTAACTGCGTGTTTTGCTCTCCAGGCGCTCGGCTTATAGACTTGCTTCCTGCGGGCTATCCTTATCCGTATTATATGAGCTTGGCTGACTCGGTTGGGCTAGAATATACGGCATTTGTATGTAAGTCTAAAGGTAAAGGCGCGGCAACTAAAGCTGATTTTATGGTAGATATTCCTAGGTTGAAAGTGTTTCTCGACCAGACTTTATGAACAACACTCTCTACGTCGTAGTACCCTATTTTAATTTTGTAAACTATAAGCGGGGCCAGAAGAACCTCGACAGCTTTCTCGCTACTCTGCAGCATGCCCCTGGGATATCTGTAGTGCTTGTTGAAGGTTACAGAGAAGAGAGGCTTCCAAGCTATAGCGGAAGAGTGGCAAACCACGTACAAGTATATGTTCCGGATGTATTATGGGTTAAGGAAAATCTTATAAACATTGGATTTAGTTACCTGCCTGATGACTGGCAGTATGGCGGCTGGTTTGATAGAGATATAATGTTTTTAAACCCTAATTGGCTGCCTGAGACTATAGCCGCTCTAGAAGTTTCTGATATTGTTCAGCCATGGTCGCAGTGTCTTTACTTAAACAGCAGGCATGAGCATGCCCCTTTAGTTGTGCGTGATAATTCTTACACTTACGCAGAGAGCCTGACTGGACTGCTCTTAAGAAGAGAGGTTGATGCACAGAATCTGTATAAAGGTAAGCATACGCAGCCAGGACAGGCGTGGACAATCAATAGGAAATATTACGATTATCTTGGAGGACTTTATGACAAAGCTATTCTAGGAGGAGCTGACTCACTGTGGTCTATAGGTTTGCTAGGTATTAAGAAATTCTGCGTGCTAGAAGGAATAGAAGAGGATGCTCAGGAATATCTAGCTAAAGTAAGTACAGCTGTTGTAGGGGCTACACGAGGAGCAATAGTGCATTACTATCACGGAGAAATTAAAAACAGGCAGTATGTTAGCCGTCACGACATACTCAAAAAGCACGGTTTCAACCCTAAAGACTTTTTGACGTACACACAAGAAGGTGTTCTACGCTACACTGAGGTGGGTAAAAATATGGAAACGGACGTAATTAATTATTTTCTTGGGCGCCAGGAAGACTTATGAAAAGAATTAACTTTTTTAGTCTGTGTCGCAGTGGACACCATGCTGTAATCTTTTGGCTAATTAATAATCTTGGAGGCTGTGAAGAAGAAGTATATTTGCAAAAATACAGTAATCCTTCCTCAGGGTTATTGTACTACAACAATATAGGTGTGTATAATCCCACTTTTCCAGAAAACTACACATGGCTCATTACGAACACAGAAGATCGAGAATTTGTCTCGGGTGAGGACAACATCGTAATTGTTAGAGATTTTTACAACCTGCTAGCTAGCAGGTATAAAAAGTACGGAGCACTGCTAGGGTTGCGAGAAAAAGATTATATTACAAATTTGCAGGAGCTCATAGGCTCATGGAAGCAACATGCAAAAACTTTTCTAGACTTCCCTACCAAAGGAATTTCATACAACGCTTGGCTTAAGAGCAAAACTTACAGAGACAGTGTTGCTGCTAGATTCAGTGTACCCAACGAGATTGACGCTATTGATTACGTACCAAATATGGGAGGAGGCAGCAGTTTTGTAGGGGTACAAAAAGAAAAAGACATAGAGAGCTATCTTCACAGGTATAAACAAATAGAGCTACCTGAGAGTATAGCTACAGAAGTAAACAGAGATGCGGAGCTTGCCAGCTTAAACACCAAATTGTTCTTTGCCTAGCATACGTAAGGTTATATAAAACCAGCTATGTCGACTGAAGATAAATATGTGTGGTGCCGTCCTATGGGAGGACTTAACGATAATCTTTGCCAAATAGCGTATTGTGTAGCCTATTGCGAGAGTTATCATAGAACATTAGTTTTAAATGATATATGGGGAAGGTTGTTTGACTGGTCGTTGGGCCTGAAATTGGTTGAACCTCAGAATATCCGGATCATTAAAAAAACGCCTGACCTTTTTGAAAAGTTTAAAACATTAAGCTGTTTCCCTAAAGAGTTAGAGTTTAGCAATTTTGATTACAAAGCGAATACGTGTCTTATAACTAGAAAAATCTGCATTCAAGACACAGCTACACCTTTATGCTTTGATTTATCAAAAAAATACGACGAGACTTTGCTGGTACATCAACAGTGCGGAGGAGGCGTGGAGTCGAGAAAAGCTCTGCAATATTTTCAAGTGAATGAAAACATTGCGGAACAAGTTCAAAGCTTGAGAAAACTTTACGGAGACTATACGGCAGTACATATAAGAAACACAGACTATATTTCCGATTATGTTGAGCTTTTACAGCAAGTTAATAGCGAAGACGACGCTGAAAAAATTTTAATTTGCTCAGATGACCATGATGTAAAAAAAGCCGCACAAGAAATATTAAAAGATAAGTACGTCTCTGTTGTAGATATGCCTCTGCTGGCTGCTAAAGGAGTAGGTTTGCATCATAATTCAAAAAATACTCCAGAGTTTATAGTTAAGTCAGCGCTGCTAGAGCTATGCATGCTTGCGTACGGCAAAAAGCTTGTTAAGTGCCCGATCAAAGGCTACTATAACGAAAGCTCTATAGGAAACACTGTTAAGCATTCCGGATTTTCTAACCTAGCGGCGTATTTACACAGCAACAAAACTGAGCTTCAGCGATTCGCTAGACAAAACGACGAATAACTATGTACAACGTATCTTCATCATGTCAAGTAAAGCAACTTGCCGCTATCTACGAAAAGTACTTTAAAGACTTAACAAGCGGAGTCTTCGTAGAGGTTGGTGCGTACGATGGAGAGTCTTTTTCAAACACGTCATGCCTAGCTGACCTCGGATGGAAAGGTGTCTACGTAGAGCCTGTTAAGAGTTTTTATGAGAAGTGTAAAAAAAGACACGAAAACAACAACGTGACAGTTTTAAACTACAGTGTAGGTACAGAAGAAAAGGAAGTTAAGCTGTATGTAGTTGGCCCCATAACCACGACAAAGGCCTCACAGTTACAAATGTACAAAGATGTAGACTGGCTTAAAAACAGGACTGAAAATGAAGAAAAATGTACGCAAACTACACTAGAGAAAATACTCACAGCCAATAAAATTCAACCTAACTTTGAATTGCTGGTAGTGGACGTTGAGGGAAGCGAAGTAGACGTTTTTAATTCATTCTCACTAAAACACTGGAGACCTAAAATGCTGATTGTTGAGCTGGAAGACTTGCATCCCACATTTGCAAAATTCGTAGAACATAGAGAACAGCATAAAGCTTTACGAACTAAAATTACAAACGAAGGCTACACTGAAGTTTACAGAGACTCTATAAATACCATTTTTGTCGATAAAAAGCACTATGACTGAGATCGAGTTAATTTCAAAACTTTTGCCTGAAAACAAAGAGACACGCCTCGTCTTTTTTGACGTAGGGGCTAACTCTTTTTCTTTTGGTTTATACGCTAAGCAGATTTACCCAAACGCAACTGTCTACGGGTTCGAGGCTGACACTGCTGTTTTTAAATCCACCGCCAGGAATAGGCAAATAAATGAATCCTATGAATTACACTACCTCAACAAAGCTGTAGCTGATGTAAATGGTGTGGCTAAATTTTACCCAAGCCTTAGTTATTCTGGCAAAGAGCACCGCTCAAGTGGTTCGCTATGTGAACCTGTTATAGATAGCGCTACAAACAAAATGCTTAGAGGCTATACTTCGTTAGAGTTTGACCCTGAGGGCTACGAGGTACCTACGGTTAGGCTTGATACTTTCTGTAGCGACAAAAAAATAAACCAGATTGATTACCTGCATATCGATGTACAAGGAGCCGAAGATAAAGTAATTCGCGGGCTTGGAAAATTACGTCCTACGTACATATACGCAGAAACAAACTTGTTTGGAGAGGCTCTATACAAAACAACAACCACACTTAGTAAATTTGATGAGTTACTAGAGGATTATGGATATCAGATTTTTGATAGGACGCACTCAGATACGATGTACCTTCGAACCAAAAGCTAGCATATCAAAGATTCTTTATAATGCTGTTGCGCTGCCGCTAAGTTTTGTGTAGCTTGATGAGGCCTAATAAAAGGCAGCAACCATAACCTACACAAACACATGACAGTACTACCTACTCCCACAATTCCCGGCTACACTCAAAAGTATCTTAGCGTCACGCCTCCTGCAGGCTTGGTGGTGCTTGATAAGCCTAAGCGTGTTCTTCCTCCTGCCGCAACAGAAGGCACAGGACTCCCACCATCAACGATTACTCCATACTCAGGAATCTATGACAGCGAAGGAAAGCTGCCTAAAGTCCCAGGAGACGGGACCACGTTCATTGCGCGAGTGTAAAGCCTAACAGCTAAAAAATAGACTGCTCGGTACTGGGTTAGCTCCTGGTACCGAGTTTTTTTGTATAATTAGCAGGCTAGAAATTCTTATAGCTAACCCGGCTAATTTAAGTTAAAATATAACCATGCATAGGAAATATACACGTGAAGGGCTTTTTTCCAATATAGGGGCTGCCGCTAGCTATGGTAATGAGTATTATTTTGCTACTGACACAGGACAGTACTACTACTCGAACGGGACAGCCTGGAATATTACAACATTTGAAGATGCAAGAAGCGTCAAAAGCCATTCTGGGCTAATTCAAACTGCTAACGTAGCACAGCTTGTAATGCCTGCGGATCCTAGCAGGAGATGGTTGTTTATGCAGAATCATTCTAGTACAAACATGTATGTGGGTCTTGGTTTTCGTCCCACAACCACCACAGGTATTCTTATACATAAAGATGGTGGTAGTTTATCTTTGGATACTTTCGTACCTACAGACGCAGTTTATATCGTTGCAGGCAGCGCAGGGAGCGGCACTACATTCATTGCGCTAGAAGGCTAGTATGCTAGGTTCAATCTACAGCTTTGTTAAGCTGGCCAAGTCAACGCAGCTTAAAAGACTCATCGAGGCTAAAGAGCGTTCCGACAAAAACGATTACGCTAGCAAAAATCGAATACTAGGAGAGCTGCTCAATACTCATCCTAGACAATTCAAGATTGATTCTGTTTTGAATCAAAAGTATGTAGGGCTTACACATAAACCTACAGGGTTCCGGATACATGCCCCAAGAAAGCTGATACCGGAGGGTATAGAGAACGCTGTGCAAAAATAAGCCTATGATTGCTCCACGCAAAGCCTCGGAAGTATACAGAGACATACTTGGAGGAAAAGCACAGAAGTGGGCATCAATATTTTCAGAAATCTGGGAGTTTATAGAGGCAGTCTCTAAGTTGGATGCTGAGGAGATGCGTCTTGAGGGTCAGCAAGTACTATACGCGCTGCAGATGCAGCTCTATCAAATCATAGAAATAGACTTCTACCTGCAGTCTTGTGAGGACGCTGTGGAAGGGTTCTATGCCAGGAGAGCTGTATGGCTTGAGATATTTGACGAGTACAAAACGCCTTTTAAAAACGAGTATCTCGAGTACGGAAGTAACTATAAAAGAATACACAAGATCAAAAAAGCGCTGGAGCTTGCAGGTGTGCATATAACTACAAAACAGGCTATAAACACGTATCTAAAGCATCTGGATAAATAGGCTAGGCTAGCATATAATCAAACCATGGCTAAACCCAAAACAACCAAACCAGACACTAGTCCAAAAGTGTACCAGAGAGAAAAGATTGATTTTGACCTACACATTCGTGAGCTTCCTTGGACTGAGAAGCAGCAAGCTTTAATAGAGCTCGGGTCAGATAAAGACACTCGTATAATTTTTCTTTCTGGTCCTGCAGGATCTAGCAAAACGCTAACTGCAGTCAGAATTGGACTTGAAATGCTCAATAAACGCAGAGCATCTGATCTTGTGTTTGTGCGTGCTGCTGTAGAATCAGCGGACTCTAAGCTGGGTTTTTTGCCTGGAGATATTAACGGCAAATATGAGCCTTACATGGGACCGTTTGAAGATAAGCTCGAGGAGTTGTTGCCTGCTGGAGAAGTCAAAAGACTTAAGGGAGAGAATAGGGTGATTTACCAGCCTATTAACTTTGTAAGAGGAGCTAGCTGGACAGCTAGGTTTGTTATCGTGGACGAATGTCAGAATCTTACAATCAACGAGATTCAAACACTGATGACTAGGCTCGGAAAGTTCACAAAGATGATTTTATGTGCAGACAGTGCGCAGTCAGACTTACCCAAGATCAAGCAAGGAGGCTTCGAGAAGTGTGCCTATATGTTTAACACTGTAGAAGCCCAACGATTCGGCATCTATAGCGTCGCATTCAATAACGACGACATTATGAGAAGCGAGCTTTGCAAGTTTATCGTGAAGACGTTTGAAGAAAACCCAAGCGTACTGGCTTCAGCTCAGCATACTAAATAAGAGTTATTTTGTAATAACAGAGTTGTTCTTGCCTGCAAGCTTTCTACGAAGATACTGCGCTTCTTCAGAAAGGTCTGCTATAGGCATTTCTGAAACCATGTCTTTGGCTACGTCATCCTGAACTGCAGGTTCTGGAGCTGTGTATATGCTGGGTGCAGGAGCAGGCTCTGGAACAGGAGGTATCACCGCAATCACAGGCTCAGTGCTAGCAGGCTCTTCTAGTTTATCGACAATCACCTTCTCTATAGGCGGCTCAAAAGCAATAGGAGCAGGGACCTTAACAGGTTCTTTACTTTCTTGAATTACTATGCTGCGGCTCTCAGGCTGTATTGGAGTTAGCTCTCTTAAGGAAGACTCGAACTGCTCCTCCTCTTCTTTTTTACTCGCAGCTCTATGTTCTATGAGTTTATTCCAGGCAAGCACAAGAGCAACAGCTAAGGGGTCGAATACGGCAATTAGAGCGAATATAAAGTATTGTACTGATGTGTCTACGTCAGTACCTATGGCGTCTGCAATAAACTTAAAAGAGCCTACATCTGTAGTGGTATTCAACGAAATCTTCAACTCACTGATTTCTTTATCTAGCTCTGTGGCTCTTTGTCTGTCCTGGGCAACCTCTGTCTCTTTTTTGTGTATCTCTTCGTTGGCTTCAGCGATTGATTTGTAGGCTTGCTCTCTAGGAGCCTTAAGGTTTCCTGCAGCTTGTATACGCTGTTCTTGTGTTTGCCTCAAATCTACAAGTGTTTTAATTCTGTCTGTGCGTTCAAGTATGCTTTGATCTACTCCTTGTTTTTCAAGCGTCAAAGAGGCAATCTTTGTATCGAAGGTGTTCACTTTACTTGAATGCACCTGATATGCGCCTGTAAGAAAGCCGAATATTCCCAGGCTAGTGATACACATGAGAACAAGCACAGCCGAACTCAAGTAGAGCTTAAGAAGAAAGTTAATTCTTCTCCAATAGGTGTGTAAAAAAGAAGCAGCTACTAGCTTACCTAGTTCAAGGCTGCTAGCCATAATACCTATAGCCAGAGAGCTACCGGAGAAGAGCGTGATCAGCCCTTTAATACTAAAGAAAGCAGCGCAGCTGGCTACGAATATTGCAGAAAAAGCGACAAGGGTTATGAAAAGCATATATATTATATTATACGCTTTTCGAAGCCTAATTCACACAGAAAAGATTTCTACAAACTGTCAAAATACCTAGCAAGGACGTGCAGGAAATCGCTAAGTCTGTTGATGTACTTGAACAGTAAAGGTCTAAGACTCTCTTCAGTAGAGAGTGTCAGTGTATCTTCGTACTCTTTAACTAAAAGAAGAGATCTTTCAGCTCTTCGGCACACCTTAGCAGCAAAGTCGCAGTTTGCTCCTATGATACTGTTACCGTACAGCACCCAGTCTTTTTGTTTTGTTCTTGGGTCTTTTTCAAGTGAAGCCAGCTCATCTTCAAGCCTAATTAAATCGTAGTCATCAAGACTGTTAAACTTGGTGTAGTATTCTTTTCTTTTTTCTGGCTCAGCTACCACCTCACCCATAAGTAAAGTGAGAGACTTCTGAATGTGTTGAATGGTTGACGCGTAAATTGAAGATGACATGTGCGCTCGAGCTGAACCCATAGCAGCGTTCAGCTCGTCTATATCTCCTACACTAGTTATATGCGGGGAAGTTTTACTTACTCTAGATCCATACAGTCTACCTGTAGTTCCACTGTCTCCTGTTTTTGTAGCAATACTCATTTAATTAATTTAGCTAGTCTATCAAAAATGTCAATTATACAGGCGTACATAAACAATGTGTTTTTTTGGTATAATATATTGATGGAAGCAAACAGCTATTCCACGATAAAGCCTGTCGTTCAGGCAACCAGCAGAGTTGAATCTGTTTTTACACATGGTGGACCTTTTCACTGTGATGACGTACTGGCCACCGCACTCATTAAAGTGTTGTGGGGAGACGCCAAGATCGTCAGAACCCGAGACCAAGCCTTGCTTGCGGAAGCTAAGGAAAATCCTCATGCGGTACTGGCTGATGTAGGTGGGGAGTTTGACTCTTCCTCGAGGGTCTTTGACCATCACTTCGTCGACTCTCCAAAAAGAGATGACGGAACACCGTACGCGGCTGCAGGATTGGTTTGGGTCAACCTTGTTGGAGAGCTGCTGCAGCAAAGCACTACTGCTGAACAGATCGCGGTGCTCGAAGAGGTGATCAAGGCCACTGACAGCACCGACAACGGTGTAAAGGTAGGGCCTTGGTGGACACTCTCATTGAGTGTACACAAGTCAAATCCTGTGAACGGCGAGCCTAAAACTTTCGACGAAAGGTTTGCGGGGGTTGTACTGATCGTTAAGAAGGCGATCGAGAAAACCCTGCTGTCTGAAATTATTTCAATAAATCAATTTCAGAATTTCGTCGAAGAGCATCCGATGATGCTCAAATGGGTAGGAGAGCATGAGCTGACCATTCAGGAAAGTTCCGTCAGGTTGCGAGAGGCTTTGAGGCTTGAAGAAGGGAACGTTCTTGTGCTTCCGCAGTACGAGCCAGCAATGCATGACGTTCTTTGGGAAGCTCCAGAGAATGTCTTGTTTGTTGTGTTTCCCTCGCCAAGCGGAGAGTTCATGGTGCAGCAGATTCCTGCAGGGAAAGGCTCATTCGCAGGCAGGAAGAAACTTCCTTCGAGCTGGGCAGGCAAAAGAGGCACGGACCTTGATGAGGTGGCCGGAGTAGAGGGTGCCGTCTTTTGTCATCCTGCAAGATTTATTGCAGGACACAAAACAGTTGAGGGAGCCAAGCAATTGGCTCTTTTGGCTGTGAGTGAACCTCCCGAGTAATCCCCCCATCTCACACATCCTTCGTCAGGGCAAGTGTGTGAGTAGCGTAGAATAACGACGGAAAAAGAGAGTAGCTGAGAGGGTTGGTCGCCTCTCAAGTCTACTCTCTTTTTTTAGCTATCAGCTATTCCCGCCAGATTCGACGGGTTTAGATTTCTAGGCTACATGCACCGCCAGCGCAGGCAACCTCACCTTTGAAGTCTGTATTATCCTTTCTCTCTTTGATATCTTCGAATCTGTAGTCTTCAGCAATCAAGCTAAAGGCTTTTTCCAAAACTTCAAAGACCTCAGGATGCGGCGGCTGGCTGTAAGGCAGGTATTTATAATCACCGCCATCATATGGAATAAGACTAATACCATAATAAGAATCTCTATTCTCCAGCATCCATCGCTTGATGCTTTCTTTTTCGTGCTCATGGTAGTTGATCGTGAGGCTGATGTTGTGGGTGTTGGGTCCCTCAATATGTCCAGGGACAATCCAATTATCATACAAATCTTTCACACGCTCGAGGCATTGTACAGCTGTTTCTTGGCTGCGTAGCAACGTGGTATCGTAGAGCTTGATCGGCACCTGCATGATCATGTCGTTACTATTGAACGGGTCGTCTACAACAAAAGCAGGAAACTTTTTAGCCAAGGACTTAGCAAGAGCGCTATGCTTATCCATGCGTACCCTACGCACATAGCGTACTTCATGCCCAGCGTGAACACCTGCGGTTGTACCTAGCCATGAGCTACTCGTGCCTGAAGGCTTTGTAGTAGTGATTCTCCTAGCTGGACGAATACCTAGCTTGGTCGCCCATACTTTGTTCACTTCTACTGCAGTAAGAGCTCCTTCTTTAAGATTCTCTGGAGTTAAAATAGACTGGGCTTCTGCTTGTCCTGTGATGCTCACGCCTAGAAGGGCTTCCTCATCAGCATTCTTTTTCCAGTCAGGTTGAACATACTGGAAGTCTGTATAGGTGGCTTGCAGCGTTCCAATAATTGTTGCACTCACAACAGCCTTCAACCAGTCATCTTTGCTGAAGCACTGCGCGGCGTTAATCTCGGTAAGATTGCATACACCCATACTCTTTAGCGCAATTTCATGACAGGGATTAAATCCCATCTCGTCGTCGTTTGTTAGCGACAAGCCTGGCTCTGCCTGTCCTCCAGCAAAACAAGCATCGATAATTTTTGCACCTACTTGATTAAAGTCGGGATCGTCTTTACGAAGAACAGCTGAGTTATTTGCGCGAGCAAGTTCGGGATACTTCTCCCACCATGAACCTGCTTTGCAGTTCAATAGCTCTTCATCATCAGCGTCGAACAGGCTGATCAAAGCGCCTCTACGTACGCCTCCAACAACTACACAGTCAGCGATCAAGCATGAAATTCTATGACACTCGAACGGACTGAGCTGTCTCCCAATAGCCTTGCGGAGAATAGCTCGAACATTTGCATGCATTTTTACAAGCGCCTTGGGTCCGCTGGCTGTGCCTCCGGTAGACAAGGGAGCTCCCATTGGGCGAATCTGTGTATAGTCAAACTGAAGATCAGGGTTTGCAAAAAGCGCTAGCAAACTGTCACACCAGCCTTCTGCAGAGTCATTGATAATATACGGAGCTTCTACGGAACCTTCGGGAATAGTGGGCAAACTGCCGATGTGTCTCTTTTTGACACTGAAGCCTACACCTACACCACTCATGCTCATATAGAACAAGTCTGCGAAATCTCTGAACTTTGTGATGTTGATAAAGCTGCAGTTAAACATGCGATTGTTTCTGCGCTCAATCGCTTCGCCAGCAAACTGAAAGCTTCTCATTGACGGAACTACACGACCCGCAAAAACCTGCTCGTAGGCTTTCTCAATAGCTTCAGCAAGGTGAGGAAACTTGCGGATGTGCATATCCATGTTCCTCTTGATAGTTTCTTCTTTAGTTTCTCTGCGGAGCTCTTCTGGAAGATACTTTGCGTATGTTCTGTAGTGAACTAATTTACTTAGGAATTCTTTACTCATATTTTGTGTTGATGGCTAACTGAGCTTTTATACTAGCTAATTTAAGGTTTAGGGTACAGAAAATTAATTTTTAGCCTCTAAACATTAAGTCTTGCTAAATTGGAAAGCTATGATCTGTAGATAGCTTAGGTTGAAATTTACGTAAGATTATGTTAAACTTTTCTGCATTTTTAAGCGCTTCCTGATCTCTCTCGTACAAAAAGTCGTAGACTATTTGTTTAACACCGTAAGCCGCACAAAGGACTAGGCAGTTGGTGCAAGGAAGTAGGGTGACGTATAGATAATACGGCTCACCAGGTTTTGTGTATTTGAGGCAGTTGCACTCAGCATGAATAACGTAGGGCCTACGAGCGTCTCTATCGCTCCAGTCAATCTCTACTCCTGAAGGGGCTCCGTTGTAGCCAGTGCTTATGATCGAATGATCCTCTCTAAAAGCTGCAGCTCCTACGATAACATACGGATCAGGAGATCTTTCCGCAGCTGCTCTAGCAATAAGCATTCCGTACTCATCCCAGCAAGGACGAGTTCTTTCTGTACTGTTCATCCAACTACGCTAGCGCTTCGTAAGCCGCCTTGCAAAGGTTTTTAAGCATAGTTTCTATCTCTTCGTCTTGCAGTCTTTCGAAGTTTCTGAAGATAGGTTTGTCTCCGTCAAAATCCGCTTTGAGCACAAAAACACCATCATAAACGATAGTTATCTGGTCTGTGTCAGCATCATAGTCGAACTCAAATCTCATTGCGGTATTGTTTTTTAAATTACTATTCATTACTATAGCGGATATGATTATCACTAAACAAGAAAAAATAAATAAGCTTAAAGAATATTTCAAAAATATGAAGCTGGATGCTTCTGTAATGGGAAGAACGATGGGCACTACTACAGGTTTTGTGACCACTCAAATAATTCTCGATTCTTCTAAAAAGCTTCTGGATGTGTTTAGTAGACAGGTTGCACCTGACGACCGCGATAACGTGGTTTTTTCAAAATTTTTAGGCCCTGAAGACTATATGAAAGAGCATATAGAGCACGACGCAGGGAAGCTGCAGTTTAAAGCTAAGAACAAGCTTAGACAGAAAAGAAACCTGAGCTGGCTTCACGCAGGCTTCTTTACTCCGCAAGTCAAAAGTGTGTTTGTAGGTAATGCGTTAGCTCAGAATATTGAAGGTGTGAATCCGATGGAGCAGTACATGCTAGCACATAAAGTTACCAAGATGGGAGAAGGAGGCATCGGAAGTTCTGAGGCTATTCCCGACAGTTCTCGAGAAGTCAACGAAAGCCAGTTTGGACTACTCGATCCTATTCAAACGGTAGAGGCTACCACCATCGGTGTAGTAAACTTTTTTGTTAATAATCTACGTAAAGGAGACGATGGAAAGCTGTATAGGCAGGTAATTGAAAACGCTACAGGTAAAACTGTATGGATTGACCATCAAGAGTTCCTCAGCTCTACGATTGACGTGCCTGAGCATTAAGGAGCAGGGTCAGGATCAGGTTGTGGATCAGGATCAGGTTCCGGATCAGGCGGCGGAGCATCTGTCGGATATATATGACACACCCCGTCCGCGACGAATCCAATGAAATAGCCGTCTCCCTGAGAGCTTATTTGAGGACTATAACGGCTATAATCGTCCTGATCGCATGGTTCGGTTATAATATAGCTAGCTGTATCCTCAGAGGGGATGGTGCTAAAGTTGTATTTAAATTTGCAGCTAGTCGGAGAGTCCAAAGTAGGGTCAAGAGGCAGAATGTCTACATTATCCCAAATTATAGTTTCGTCTGTATAATCTTGTGTAAAAGTCCCTAGCAGCTGGCCTCCATTATAAGCTGTAAAAGAAAACGATTGAGCTGCTTGAGAGGCCGCGGCAGCGCCTCCATCACCACCTCCATCACCACCTCCATCACCACCTCCATCAGGAGGAATAGGGTCCATCTTAATACCTCCACTAACATAATACTCTGTCCCGGCTGAGTCGTACACTGTACCATTGTATGGCCATTGCAAACTGCTATCCATATAGTACATAAAGTACGAGTAACACTCATGATAGAGGTATACTTGATCTGTGAGATCAGCATCTGTGTAGTATATCTCAAAACAACTGCCTCCTCCTCCTCTGCTTCGATAAACCTCTCCCTCGCCGGTACATATATCCATATAGCTCGACCACCCTGTACGGCCTATAGGGCCTAGATTCCAGTCTTCTATGTCCTCTTCTGTGGCGTTAGAGTTCCATGTGACCTGTGCGTCGCTTAAAGAAAAAGTTCTAAGTGTAAACACACATTTTTTATCTTTAATGGCCTCGCACCCGTTACAAAAACAACAAGAGCTTAATCTATACATACTATTTATACAATTTATGCTTAGGAGCTAGTGACATACTCAGGAGGAGTCATAAACACCATGGCAGTCATTTTTTTGCCTTCGTTGTCGCACAGCGTTATGGTCTGCCAGCCTGCCGTTTTTCCGCCTAGTGCGTTAGGAGAAAGAGTAAAGCTGCCTCCGCTACCAGTCATGCTAATACTTCCTCCGTTGATCGTCGTGGTTCCCTCACTGCACACTATATGAATATTTTCACCGATCTTTACAGTACACAGCCCATCACCTACAGTTAGTCCTGACCTAGCTGTAATGTTTTCCATCGTCATCTCTCCTGAGATGAAGCTGAAGCTATAGGCGCCTCCGCCACAATGAGGAAGCAGCTCTGAGGTGTATATGGTTTTCATATACATAGTGCTGCTGCACATTTCTATGGTAGTATGGCACTCAGGCGAGCAGCAAGGATAAGGAGGAGTAATAAGGCGTACCTGTAACTGATCTAAAATCAATGAAGAAGGCGCTTCTGAGCACGATGTAGTTAACTCCCCTTGAAGCTCTAGGCCTCCTGCTGAATTGGTGCCTAGGTACATGCCTGCTACTTGCGCGGCGATGTTGACATCTATCGTTCCTCCAAGGCTGAGACGGGAATCTGCTGTTTGAGTTATATAAAGACCTGAAACTTTAATCTCAGATGCAGCTTCGCAAGGAGGTAGGTTAATGGTCGTATTTAAAGGAGACATCTCGAGAGCGAACTCTGCCCCGCATCCCTCATTAGTACTGGTGACTGACAGCGTGCTTGTAAGATCCAAAGTACCTACTTGACGACTTCCTTGCGTGAACGTAACATTTGCAGAGTTGTATGGTGAGTTTACATTGAATGAAAACTCCTTACAAGCGTCTAGCTCGATATTTCCGTTAAGCTCAAAGCCACAACCTTCGTTAGTTGGAAGCATACTCAGCTCTAGCTTAGGTGGATTGGTCCCCGATGTGGTGATGTTTACGTCACTTGTGATTTCCTTACAGGCATCTACAGCGATGTTTCCGTTAAGTTCAAACCCACAGCCATCATCTGCCATCTGAAAAGATAAATCTACTTCAGGAGGATTAGTTCCTGAGGTAGTGATGTTAACTGCTGCTGAGATTTCTTTACAAGCGTCTAGCTCGATATTTCCGTTAAGCTCAAACCCACAACCATCGTTGGTTGGAACCATGCTCAGCTCTAGCTTAGGTGGATTGGTCCCCGATGTAGTGATGTTTACGTCACTTGTGATTTCTACACAGGCATCCAACGCAATGTTTCCGTAAAGCTCAAACCCACAACCATCATCTGACGGCATCATACTCAAATCTACTTCAGGAGGATTAGTTCCTGAGGTAGTGATGTTGACCGAGCTTGAGATTTGTTTGCAGGCGTCTAGAGCAATATTTCCGTTAAGCTCAAACCCACAACCATCGTTGGTTGGAGTCATATTCAACGCTAAAGTAGGAGGGTTAGTACCTGAGGTAGTGATGTTGACAGCGCTTGTGATTTCTACACAGGCATCCAACGCAATATTTCCGTAAAGTTCAAATCCACAACCATTGTCGGTTGGGAGCATACTTAAATCTACTTCAGGAGGATTAGTTCCTGAGGTAGTGATGTTGACGGATGCTTTGATTTCTGGGCAGGCATCTAGCTCGATGTTTCCATTAAGTTCAAATCCACAACCATCGTCGGTTGGGGTCATATTCAATGCTAGCTTAGGAGGATTATTTCCTGAGGTAGTGATGTTGACGCCTGCTGAGATTTCTGGGCAGGCAGTTATTTCTACGTCTCCAACTAAAACAAACCCGCAATTATCATCTACACGCTCTAGGTTCCAATCGCTTCTTTTAACAGCGTTACCGGACACGCTTATCTGCGCAGAAGAAGTCAGCTCAACGCAAGCGTCTACAGTTATACTGCCTGTCAGCTCGAGAGCACAATCAGGAGCGCCGCTATTTGAAAACGACAAGCTGACGCCAGGTTGTGCCTTACCTAGGCCATCTATCTCAACGCTTGTAGTGATTTCCTCGCAAAATCCAGAAGGCATTGCGATTTCTCCGCCGATAGTTATACCGCAAGCAGGAGGACCATCAGAGTCAAGCGTAAGTGTGCCGCTAAGCGGAGCTTTTATAACAAAAGTTGAGTTGGCTAGAAAGTCTACACAGCCTCCAGGAACAATAGGAGGATTATAGACAGGGGGAACAGGAGTAACATCAGGAAAAGTAAAAACGCAAACCTCTTCAACCTTTTTAAAAGATACAGGTGTGAGAGTTAGATTTGTGAGAGGTGGTAGTACACAAGCCTCAGGCTTCTCTTCTTGCGCATTATAAGCAGGAAGATACTCAGCATAGTACTTATACTGAGTATCTCCTAAGTGGATTTTAGTTGGATCGATCTTTAAAGCCATTAAAGCATCTTATTAAACACGAGGTAAAAAAACAATATTAAAGCAGGCGCACATAAGGATTCAAAAGAGCCTAGAGAGGCGACTACAGCTACACCTAGCCAAAAGCTTACGCAAACTGGGCAGGTGAGCAGCCTTACTAGAAATTTATCATGATAGTACTCTCTTAGGAATGCTGCATAATTTCCAGGATACTCGGCCTGCTTTAATTGTTTGTACTCTGCAAATTTATTACCTAGCGAAAGCCTTAGAAGATTCAAATACTCAAAAAGAGCATCAGTATCTAGCCAGACCAGTAAAAAATAACTAGCAACTGCAGATAGTACGATGACTTGAAGCATGTGTTATTTGCTTAGTTCAATAATCTTGGCCTTCAAATCGGCAAGCAAGTTTTTTTGCGCGATAGAGGCGATGCGCATGTTTTGCAATTGAGCAATCTGCTCGCCAAGCTTCTTGATATTGTTCTCTTGCTCTGTGACATTGATGGTTGCCTGCTTTAAGCCATCCTCAATCAACAAGAGAGAGATGTGTGTGGACTCAGGATTTTCTTCGGTCACGACGGGAAGTTCGACTCGGTCTTTCATGTGTTTTGTTGGTTATTCTGCGATTGAGTTGTTTTCTGTCAGGAGTTCTTTGATTTCTGCTTGGATTCTTTTGATGTTTTCGTTGTACCCTTTTACCATATCTTTTTTATCACGTTTAGCTTCTTCAAGTTCTACAACTAGGTTGTAGATCTTTTCTTCTTTAGTTGCATGGGTATCGTTACTCATAGAGGATCAAATTAACGAATAGCCTGAGAGTGTGCAAGCGATTTTGCAAAAAAAAAGACGCACCAGCGAACCAGTGCGTCTTTTTGGTTGGAGGTTAAGGGTAGCTTACGCGAGTGCGGCAAGCTGTGCAGGAGACAGGCTTGCTTTTTGCCCTGTAGTGAGTACAGCTTTTTGAGCTGTGGTAAACGCAGAAAGCTGCGATACAGACAACGAAGCGAGCTGAGCTGCTGTAATCTGCTGCACATCAGCAATTTCAAGTGCGCGAATTTGCTTGTTGGTGAGGGAAGCAAAGTCAGCAACTTCGATCGCCGGAATCTGAGTAGTGGTCAGGTTTGCAATCTGTGTAGTGTTCAGCGTAGATACCTGCTGCGGAGTGAGTGCGGCGATCTGCGGATTAGTCAATGCGGCGATATTGCCGATAGTGACTTGCAAGAGTTGACCTTCACCAGACTCAAGTTCTTGATCTGCGCTACCATATTCAGCAGAACCATAAGCGTTAGGTCCTACACGCCCAGAGCCACGAACATACTCAATTACATAGCTGATCTTAGCTGGTGCAGTTACTCCAGAAAGCGTCAAGGGAACAGAGGTGTCTGTGCCAGGATATACGTCGAGCGTAATGACAGGATCTGTGTGTGCTACGATAGTAGCACGGATAATGTCTCTGGCAGGTACATCTGCGAAAGAAAGGGTGTCAAGCAACAGGTAAGAAGATGCTTCGACAGAGCCGTAACTCACTTGAAGCTTTTCATACCTAGAGCTCTTAAGACCTCCGACGTCGTTAGTTTCTACTGCGATTTTTCTGATACGTTTAGTTGACATGTTGTTTTGTGTTTTTAGTTGTTGATGATAGCAACAGACTTTCAGGCAACAGGAACCAAAGGTTCCCAGAGGATCGCTGATCTACTCCATTGCTATAATAATTATCTATGTTGCTAGATAGATAATCAAGATAAATTACCACTAGTTGTCGCCAACAAGCAACTCATATAATTTGTCTATCTCTGTTCCTGTATAACTTGCTCTGTTGGCGTTGTATATCGCTTCTCCCCAGGCTTCACGCATAGCGGAATCTGCTATTCCCATATCTTTTAAAATGCCGTAAAGTTTGATCTGAGAGTTTCTAATCATCATTATGAACAGCTGCTTATCAGGCAGGAACAAGATTCTTGAGGTAGTTCCTGTACGTGCTTCAGGATTTATGTGCGCCTCAGGAATACCGTCCTGCCTAATCCTAGAGTATATGCCCGGCAACAATCTTTGCTGATTCACTCCCTCATACTCAGAGCCGTTGTATATAACAGTGTTGTGAGGAGTTACATAAGGAATCTGAGCGATTGTAGTGCTCTTACTTTCGATGATCTTTCCACTAGGCTTATGTATCAGGTTAATCGTACCTTTCAAAGGCACAGTAAGATCTTTCTTTTCAAGAATAGCCTGCTTCTGCTGAGAAACAGGAATACGTGAAGTATCTACCTTTAGATCTTTTGCTTGCAGCTTAAAATCCTGCGTTTCAATTGCTCCTAACTTTTTATTAAACGAGTTTACCGCAGTATCAAACAGATTTTGCCTGAGCTTGTCAGGATCAAAAAAAGCACGTGTATTTTTAGGAGGATTTGAAGCCATGTTATGCTAGGACTCTAGTAGCTTTTTTAAGTAGGCTTTATTAGCTTCGTCTTTCAAAAGATTTTCTAGTTCTGGGTATTTTGCAACGAGCTCAAGCTCTTTTGGTTGTTTTGCGCTAGCTGCGCGAGCAGGGTCATTTATAGCAAAACCGAGAGCATTAGTTTTAGTTACTTGATTGAGAACACTGTTAGCTATCCTTCGATTGACTGCATCTCCGAAGCTGTCAACGAGATCAGCTTGTTTTATAGGACTTGCATACGCTCTGGGGCTACTAATAGAGCTCACTGTACCTGGGTCAGGTGTCAGAAAGGAAGGTTTTTCGTGAGATGGAAGATATGTTCTTCTTGCTGCGTTTCCTTTGTTACTTTTTCCGCCAGACATACCCATAAGCGCTGCTAGTCCAATAGGGGCAACAGCCTTAGCGATTTCGCCAATTTCTCCAAGCCCGTTAGATGCGCTTCCTAGCAAGCTTGAGCCTCCGGCCAGAATTCCTCCTCCAACAAGAGCAGGAGCCACAACCTTCTTGGCAACAGCCCCGTAGTTTATGCTTCCGCTTTTTTCAAGCTCTTCACGGAATCCTTCAGTTAGTTTTTCCCAGTCAAGATTCATAGGATTAAGCGTAAGGTTCAAGTTCAACACGAGTAGGCAGCGCCTCTTCAGTATAAGATTCAGGACGTTCCCTCATCTTCTTGCGTAGCATATAGGTAAGATACGCGGCTCCTGCGCCTGTACTCAGAAGCCCTGATGCGGCAGTATCTATTGCGGGCTGAAATGGCTTTTTCGCCACGCCCCCAAGTTCTCCTAAGAGTCTACGAATGCTTCCTTCTTCAATTGCTGTATCGTTGGGATCTTCTGCTTCTTTTTCAAACATAAGCTGATAGGCTACCCCGTTACAGAATGCATCCACGCAAGGAGTTTCCTCGCTTGAGGAATCAGAGCCTGTTTTGATCTGGCTCAAAACGTCGATATACTCTTTCTGGGCTTGGGCTAGCTCTTTCTGAATTCTTTTCTTTTCGGCAAAATAGAAATCTTTCTTAGCCTGTCCAAAACCTTGCTGACTTCCTAGTAAAAGCTGAATAGGTACGTTTTGTGTTTTTACAGCTCTCGAAAATATGCCAGGAGCATCAAGGTCTTCAGCAACCTTTGCGGAAGGTAGCAAGGAGGCGGGAAGAGGAATTCTAAGAATGTTAGAGTCTTCTTCCTCAAGCCTGGCCTGCTCGAGGCGTTTTCTAAGCTCGTTTTCTTTAGCAAGTTGAATTGCGCTGAACAAACTGCGCCCAAAGAGATTCGAGGCTTCCTGAGACTCTTCAGGAGAGAGAGGTATAGGTGTAGAAGATTCTTTTAGCATAATTATTCTTTTTCTTTTTTACTTCCGTAGATGATAAACACCCTGAAGCTTCCTTGTGGAGTCCATGTATCTTTCCAGAGTGAGATCAGATATTTTTTGTTGTTCATCAGCTCGTTGAGCATGTCCTGGTCGCGCTGTTGTTCAGGATCGAGAATGATGTTCTTGAAGACATAGTCTGTCATGTCTCCTGCAGAAGTTTTGCGTTTAATTCCTTTTGCATGCTCGAAAGCATCGATAACCGTTTCAGGATCAAAGCCTTTATTGGTTACTTCGTTGCGAATGTTCCTGGCTTTAGAAGACGTGCGCAAATCCGCGGCACTAGAACCAAAGTCGAAGTGCTCGGTGGCTGTATTTTTTCCGTTGTCTGATAGCCTAAATGAGTCCATGTTCACGTTTCAGATTGTTTGTGATTTGTCTGACTAGCTTGATTTTGTCTCTTTCGCGTTGAAGGGCCTTATTCACAGAGTCGACAGAGCTGTCCATCTCATCCATAGTAAGCCCTGCCATAGCTCCGCCTGCGAGAGAGCCTTTGATTGCGAGCTCTGGAAGACTAGCAAGGCTTAAGCTGGGGGCAAGGTTTTCTGCAACTTTCAATACTCCTTCACCTGTATTCAAGTTCTGAAGAGCATTCTCAAAAACTTTCAAAGAGGACCCTTGTTTTTGTAGCTCGAGAGAAAGCTCTGCCTTGATTGCCTGGGCTGTTTTTGTCATTTCCATAAAAGTTACATGCGAATTCTTGAGCGTCCTGTATCAGGATCGTAAGTTGTGAATTTATTTTCTTTAAACTGATTGTACATTATATTACCAATACCAAACCCTGCCAAGCTCATTAGTGTTTGTGCGGGTTTGCTCATGCCTAGGTATGATGCGGTGGCTTTTGTGAGTGCAGCTCCTGCAGCTCCGACAACAAGATGGTCTACCCATTCCGGACTATCTAGCATTGTGAGTAGCGAATTCTTTTTATTAACATCTATACCATGATCGTGCATCACGACATGCTTGAAAACATTTGGAGTGACCTTTGTGGGGTCATAGTATTTTGTGGCGTATGGAGGAGCATCTGCAATGCTGAGCATCGAGTTTGTGTTAAATGGAGATGCGGCTGAGTACATAGGCTATTGAGTTTTGATCGCCATGCTTCCTAGCGTAGCTGCAGCTGAAGGAAGTATAGAGTATATTTCGTGTGATGTGCGAGAGGCAGGATTCATTGCACGCTCGGTTACTCTGTCTGGATTGATATGGTCGAGTACTTTAGACAAGCCTTTGCTCGCAGCATAGCCTCCTACGAGACTAGTAATTGGTCTGCTTGCGTGAGAGGCCACAAAGTTAGAGCCAAAGTCGCTTACTCCGTGAAGTACAGACTTTAAAGCAGAAGAGGCCTCCTCTGCATCCATCTCAAAGGCCTGCTTCATGTGATCGTTTCCTCCCTCAAGCAGACTTGAGGTGTTAATTACTGCTGAGGGGCTCTCTGTGGTTGCCGACTCGCTCAGATCACCCATTTCAGGCTTGAGATTTTCTTCCATAGCTTTGAGCTTTGCTACGAACTTTTTGCTAGGAGAGTATCTCCAGTTTTTACCTTCCTCATGCTGAAGCATGAAGGTAGGATTTTTTCTGCCGTCAGCAAGAGTCATATAGATGTTGTCAGGACTGCTTCTATGAATCTGCGCTGTACCTTTACCTATAGCGTCTTTGTCGAAATCGAGAATGCTATCCTCGCCCAGTCTACTTACCTTAGCGTCTTCGCTAGGATATTCTTCTCCTAGTCCTCCGAAGCTATAAACAAGGTTGCCGTCGCTGAGTTTTAGTCCGTCGCGAGTACGCACATACTTCCATTTTGCCTGACCTGCCAGTGTGGGTAGAATGTTCTCGTTAACAGGCATGCTAGAGATGTCCAGAGCCTCTTTAGTAAGGGCTCTCGCACTCTTCTCTAGTTCTTCCTGCACTCCAAGACAGAAGGCAGGCATATAGACACGCATTACCATATTACGGTTGAGGTTGTTGAGGTGGCGGAAGGCTCGCAGAATAGCTCTGAGGCGTCTCGGGTGCCCCTACAAAAGGATTCTGTCTGTTATAGGCTGCAGCAAAAGGATTCATGCTGTTTGCTCCTGAGCCGTACGGATCTTTCCACTTGTTCATCATCTGAGGAAGATAGTTGTAGCCTGCGATACCTCCTAGGATAGGAGCAATGAGTCCTCCTGCCCCTTCAAGACCCATTTCTCTAGAGATCAGCATAGCCAGCAATGCTCCTCCCACTGCTCCTGTCGCCTGGTTGCTCATGAATGGAACAACTCTATGGCGATCAGCCTGCAGACCTGAAGCGTCTTGCGCTGGACTTGCTCCTCCTACTCCTAGTCCGTTTAGTGCTTTTTTGCCTCCATACAAACCTAGTCCTGTTGCGGCTAGCGCACCAGCAGGCCCAAAGGCTTTATACGCCCCTAGGGCTCCTGCACCTGCAAGAGGACCAAGCGGGCCTAGGATAGGAGAGGCTAAAGAACCTAGCATGCCTCCAGTAAACGCACCTTTCACTCCTTCCCATGGAGCAAATCTGAACATTCCCTTTCCTGTGCTGCGTGTGCCTGTAGCCACATGAGGAGCTGCCTGGTCTGCCCAGCTGGGAGCATTTTCTACTCCTGTGTGTCCTATGTCTGCGGCATGACCTTTCATCTTTTCTAGATGGTCAACAAGCCCCTGATCTGCCGGATGTGTTTTGCCTGGAGTGGTAGAGTGGATGTTTGTGACTCTGGAAGCCACACCCTTACCTACACCTGATCTTGCAGCAAGAGGATCGAATTTTCCTGCGCCAATGTCTTTGAGTGCTTGCGCTGCGTCTGTTTTGGCTGAGCCAGTACCGAACTCTGCAGCATGAAGGGTGTCTAGATAGGTTCTGTCTAGAATTCCCTGGTTTTCTTTAGCAAATCCTTCAGTCAGCTGAGATGCAGCGTCAGATTTCATCTTTTTGAGCGCGCTGAAGGCTTTGCTGTTTTGCTTATAGAGATCAGGATTGCTGGCCATCAGATCCTCGGCAAGCCCGTAAGATCGCGCTCCCTTGAGTTTGTCGAGCCCTTCTCCATGAAGCACTTTACCTGCGTCGTCGACGAATGCTCCAAATTGCTGTCCTTTGGCGATAGCTTTCTCTGCGGCAGGAGCTGACCTTGCATTCCTAAATACTCCCTTGGCCACGTCGCCTAGAGCTTTGTAGTTTCCTCCTCTAAAGAGTTGCATACCTAGATTTCCTAGATTGGCCAATCCTTTGAGGTTGACGGCTTCTTTTGTCATTCCGTCGATGAAAGCGTCGTCTGCTCCTTCTTTTCTGAGCTCGTCAACAATTCCTTCCCATACACGGACCGCCTCGATTTGTGCTGCCTTCTCGAAGCATTCTGCACTCTTTGTGAAAGCGTCGATCTCGGTCTCTGAGTATGATGCACTCTCGCAGAGGCTGGCCATTTTTTTCAGCTCTCGATTCAGATACGCTAGATAGTTTGATTCCTCTCTTTGCTTCTCGAGAGCATTCTTCTCTAGTGTCTCCTCTAGCTCCCGCACTATTCCCTCGTAGAAAGGGTTCTGGGCACCCGCCTGCTTCTGAATCTCTAGGAACAGAGAGTCTAGAGTCTTCTCGTTGCTCGTCTGCTCTCCCAAGAGGGCTTTTTTCGCTAGTGGATGGTTCGTTCTGTTCATTTGAGAGCGTAATTACTTTTTTTATTGTATTTGACTTCTTCTTTTTTTGCAAGAGTGGATGCATGTATAATCCTGCTTCGTCTCTAGAAGGAATGTGACTCTTGCCGAACCTCTGAATTCCTGTATTCAGACTGTCACCTCTGCACAGCCATATAAGGTTGTGGTAGCATTCTACAGTAGCCTTGTTGAGCTCTCTGAGATTGTCGCTTCTCACTTCGCGCAGATACTGAGAGGCTAGAGAGTAGGCATTGAAGAGATAGTCTACAGCCTTCTCTATGCTAGCGTATGTTTTTCCAGCCTTGAACTCGAGGTTTGAGTCTCTGAGTATTTCTAGTTTGCGATCAGAGTAGTTCTTGTTGAACTCTTCCTCGATCATCCTGAGTTTCTCTTTGTGTTCCGCATAGTTCTGCTTCTTTTCTTTAGGTATGAAGAAGAGCAGGTGTGTATGAGGATCGTATAGGCCTTTCTCTATGCTAGAGACGCTGATTTCATGACTTCTCATATAGGAAGGAAGCAACTTCTTCTTGTGGCACAATCTGGAGAGCTCTAGAGCATTAGTCTTGAAGAAGCTTTGAATCATCTCTTTGCAGGCCTGTGGATCTTGAAGGCTTACGCTTTTGTCTAGAGTGATCACAGCCTGATAGGCAACGAATCCAGCCTCAAACAGTCTTTCTACAGAGTAGCTCTTCTTAAACTGCGCTGCAAACCTACGGCATGTTTTAGCGTCTACAGCTCGAGTATCCAAACATTCGCTAGAGTATGCTCCAGCTCTAGAGAGTAGGTTAGAGCGAACACTGTCTTTACCGTTGTTAACAATGTTGGTCATATCACAACCAATGTTAAGTAGTAGATGAGCCTCTAGGTCTTTGCGCTTTAGGCCAAATCTGTTTGCATTACCAGATAGGTCAGACCCTAGGAGATCTTCTAGCGTGAGTTTGTCTTCTCTAGAGAGCTTGTCCCAATAGGTGATATAGTTGTCGATGTTACACCAGTTCAGATCGTACTTATGAGCTACATCACCTTCAGGCTCGATAAATGCACCAGAAGAGGATAGGCTAGGATGAGAAGATCTGAATCGCTCCACATCGTACGAGCAAGGAGGAGCTATCCTAGCGAACTTGTATGATCCCTCGTATACGTGAGAGGAGTCAGGAGAGTCAGAGTCAGAGTCAGTGAGAAACTCAGTGAGAGAGACAGCCGAGGGCATAGTGGGAGAATCAGTGATATCGTACAGCTAGTCAAGCGTAGCGTAGGCTAAGTGAGGGAGAATCTAACACTACTACTATCTCTATAGGTACCAGCCACTCCTGCTTGCCTATTCTCAGGTTTTAAGATATACTTTCCAGTATGAAATCCACCTGCAGGTCTATCAGTCAGATAAAGACCGTAACCATACGGGGCAAACGCTACCGCTTTGTGGTGAAGAAGCTCAACAAGGCCCGAGGGCTCACCGAGCATCCAGACACGAAAAACAAGACCGTGTACATTGACGAGCGTGAGCACGGGAAAGACCTGCTGGCTACACTTATCGACGAGTTCATTCATTGCGCTATCTGGGAAATCCGGAATGATGTAGTTGATCAGATTTCTGACGACATTGCAGATGCCTTATGGAGATGCGGTCTTAGATTTACTGACGAAATTGAGGAGCCTACAGATACTCCCGATTGATATTTGCTCTAGAGTGCGCTAATATCTTTCTATGTCTGGTAAAAATTATAAGTACGCTCTTGTTAACGGTAAGCTGCAGCGAGTATCTGCTTCGCAGAAATCGAAGTATAGTATTCCGGATCCTTCCAACTTCTTCAGTCCTGTTACCAATCTGATTCCTAGCCTCAGTTCTGTTTCCGGGGCACGTGTACTTATTGGAGATAAGTCTTCGCTTCAAGCGATGACCCTTGTCAACCGCGAAGCCCCTCTAGTGCAGTCTGCTCCAAAAGGAGCCAAGACGAGTTTTGTTAAAGAGTTTGGAAAGCTGGTAAGTATCGTCTCTAAAGCTGACGGGAAAGTGAGCGAAATCAGCGACGACCACATCATCGTCAAAGACAAGTTTGGCAAAGAGCATACCCACGATCTGTACTCAAACTATATTGTAGGTCGTGAAAGCTACATTCATCATACCCCTAAAGTTGCAGTAGGAGACAAGGTGACTGTTGGGCAGCTCCTAGCCACATCCAACTATTCAGACAATAAAGGTACACTGGCCCTTGGGATGAACCTTAAGACTGCTATCATGCCGTACAGGTCTTTGAACTTTGAAGACTCTTTGGCTATCTCAGAAACAGCCGCCAAAAAACTCGAGGGAGAGCAATTGATTCCTGTCCGTATGGAAATTGCTCGGGGATTATCTACAGACAAAGACAAATTCATTTCTCTATTTCCGAACAAATATTACAATTCGCAGCTGGGCAATATCGCAGCTAATGGGGTAGTTAAGCGTGGAACTGTACTCAAGCATGGTGACCCTGTGATTCTAGCTTTCCAGCCAAAGACTCTAAAGTCCCTTGATATTCAGCTAGGAAAATTGTCGAAGGTTATCCGTAATGCCTTTTCTGATATTTCTGTGCCCTGGTCCTACGAGTACGATGGAGAAGTCACTGATGTTGCAGTCACAAGCAAGCTGGTCTCTGTTACCGTAAAAACCAAAAGACCGATGAGCTTTGGTGACAAGCTCAACATGCCCTTCGGAGCTAAGGGAGTTGTGCATATCGTACCAGACACGCAAATGCCTCAAGACTCTGACGGTAAGCCTGTGGATGTTCTACTCAATACTATGAGCATTACTTCTCGTGTGGCTCCTGGCCTGGTTAACACTATAGGTCTTGGCAAGCTCGCCGAAAAGAAAGGTAAGAGTTTGAATGTGACAGGCTTTGTCGAAGGGTCTGCAGTCCAGAAAGTGATAGACGTTTTGCGTAAACACGGAGTTTCAGAGACAGAAAAACTCTATGATCCTACATCAGGCAAACACATAGATGTTCTCACCGGCCCGCTCTACTTCAATAGACTGCATCACATTGCAGAAGACAAAATATCGTCCAGGTCGGCAGCTACAACGTACGATATTAACATGCAGCCCAGTAAAGCTGGTTCTGACGAGAAAGCTAAACGACTAGGTAATTTGGCCACGACAGTAGCCTTGTCGAATGATGCAAAAGCAGTATTGCGGGATGTGGCTACTGTTAGAGCTACAAAAAATGATGAATTCTGGACCTCATTAAAACTAGGACACACGCCTCCTCCTCCTAAAGTACCGTTTATTTTTAATAAGTTCATTAGCCATCTTCAAGGAGCTGGAGTAAATGTAGTGCAGCAAGGATCTAAATTTCACATAAAGCCTCAAACAGATAAAGATATTGTCGCACTCTCTCACGGCGAAATTAAAGAGCCTCTCAGCTACAAACTAAAGAAGGATAACCTTATCCCAGAAGACGG